ACATCCACGCGGTGAACTTGTACGATTTACTATTTGTTTCATTGTCTTTACGCATATCACTCAAAATCATAGCACACATGGTCCAGGTCAATAAGGACATGATGCTCAGAGACTTGAGGATGAAGCTCGCGCTCAAGCCCGCTGGCATGTTGGTGCCCACGTAGAACAAGACCGTGCCCAGACCCAGCACGTATCCCACAAACGTCACAAAGTTCATACGGGACACGCGCGAACTTGACTTGGACTTGTTGTAGAAGTTCAACCCAACCATACCCACAAGGAAAACAAAGAACGCCGTCAAGAATAACAAACCGTTTACAGCACCTGCCATTTTATTGTTTCAGTTTTTTTTACCGGAACCGCAGACATACTTTTTTTTTAAACTTCACAGATCATCGCCCTCCTCGTTCTGTTTCTTACGCAGACGTTCTTTCGCTACCTCGAAAGCCTCGTCGGACGGACGCAGATTGGGTTTGAGGTACTTCTGCCCCAGTTGTTTCCCGATTTCGGACGTGCGTTGAAAAATTTCTTCCTCCGTAGCCGTACCGAGCTCTTGCATCTGCTTCGCAAGCAAAATCTCCTTGGCAGTCGATGCCTGGAAATCACGACTCATGGCAAGAATCGTGAGTTTAGGGTACCGTTCGGCAAGGTGTGTATCTTCCGGACGAATCGTACGGGTCACGTGCGTCCGAATGGCAAATTCGTACGCTTCCAGGAAACGGCCTTGTAAGGAGCAAGTCATTTTATTTTTTTGTTTTAATCAGCGAACGATTCCTTTCAACACAAACGAAACGATGTCAGTCGTGCAATTAAAATACCTGTATGAACACACCGATGAAGAAGAGAACGTCCCAGAGAATGTGTGGTGGGATGAAGACCTTCAAGTCTTTTGCATTCACGACGACGCGGATAACTTTCGAGACGTTTTTCATTTACAATTTCAAATCGGAGGATGGGCGAAGAAAAATGGAACGTGGCTCGCACAGGTCGGGTACGGACACCCGAACGAGCGCGTGATCCTCGAACGGAAAAACAAACAACAACTACACGTTATTATTGTTTGAAAACGACGATGCACAGTTCTGGACATTCGAACGCGTCCGTTCGAAAGACTTTTACAAACCTGCACCCGCAGACGCAACCGTCGTTGTTGAGGAAGAAGAAGTCTCGACCTCGCTCGGGGCCCTCTCGGTCTCGGGCGAAGACGACTCAGCCGCCACTGCCGCTTCGCGGAGTTGACGCGCGCGCTCCAGAGCGGTAAACTCCTTGGCGGATTTCACTAACGTGTCCTTGCGCTTGTCGAATAGGATCTGTGCCTTTTTCTGCTCCGTACGGTAATTCGAAATCATCTCATTCAGTGCCTCGTCAGACGCTTCCTTGTTTGTCATTACCTTGTTGAGTTGCTCGCGTGTCATCGGGAACGGTGTAATCTTGCCAATTTCAACCACAATAATACCAAAGATAGGTTTGCCGTACAGCTCCGTGTGGTAGTCGCGAATCTGTGCAGCGGCGGCAAGAGCCGCTTCATTCGAACAATACGCACCATAGATCTTAAATCCGGGCGTGCCGTCTGCAGCGAGTTGCTGTCCGAACGCGGGAGAAAGGAATGTGACGACCGCATGTGTATGCTCGGCCTCTGTGGTGGTACCGTCTGGGTTGTTCAAAAGCCCGATCGATACCACTTCTTCCTTGGCAAGATTGATTTCGGGAACGTTCGTGGGTCCGATTTCACGACGGGCCTGTGTAAGTGCCTCGGCTTGCATCTCGGGAGTCTCTTCAAAGTTGTCGACGGTGATCTTATTCATTCTCGATTTTATTTCCATACGGGTATCAAACAAAATAGAGCAAAAAAAACAAATGAATAAAACGTTTGGATTGTCCACGCGCGACCCGACGACCGTTGGTGCAGAGTACGACGTGGATGACGCTGTGGCGTACGCACAACGCCGTGCGGCAGATGACAGGATTCGGCGACAGGTCGAACAGCTTCGAAGGGACGCGGCTGCAAATTATTGGCGCGAAAACCTTGACCGTGTCAAAGGAGCGTCCCGTGGAAACTATTGTCAGAAGAAGTACGGTGAACAAGCACGTCTTATGAACGCGCAAGCGATTTTCAAAGACGAGGAGTGCGTCGGACTTCCACAACCTACATACCGCGAGCATCCAGACTTTCCGGGGATGCGGGTCGAAGACGTTTGCACGTTGTGCGTGCGCGACCAGGCCCGGGCGATTTTGAACGAACGAGGCGAAGTGGTTGCGTCCGAGTATTTACGCAAGTCACGAATCAACCGCGGAACGGGCGCCGGTGAGGAAGAAGAAGAGTACGAACAGATCCGTACGCCGCCCATGCGAACCGTACGGAATCTTCCTCCACGCATGCAACCGCCATCTGCAGCCGTTCGGATTCTTCCGAGACCGGTCGTAGTGGATGAACGTCGAAAACAATTGTATGCGCAACGCGAGCGAGGTAGAGAGTCTGCACGACAGACTGCGGATTCGTCCAGGCCTCAAATGCAAGCGCCGGTGCGTTTCGGCATGCGGATGTTCACAAACAATTCGCCCGCACCCAAATGTAGAATCAAAGTATCGTCAAAAAAGAGTAAGAAAAAGAAGAAGCTTTCGAAACAGAAAAAGCGAACTACTACTAAATCGAGGGGATGAACTTCCACCCTTTTTCGGCACAGCACCGTTTCCAGATCTCGTCTTGGAAGTGCACCCGGTCGACGCCCTTAAGGATGTCGAACACGGGCACGAGTTGGTCTTGTCCGAGCAGTTCGCAGAACTTCCGGAGAATAAAAGAGTAATTGAAGAAGTGCGTGCGCCCTGCGGGCACGTGCTTGCTGAATGGCTTTTGAATGTCGTGGAACATTTCATAAAACTTTTGTTCCAAGGCCTTGCTGATTTTCGGTGGACGGATTTTGCACACGGCGTACAGGATCGAGAAGACGCGTTCGGAGTATTTGTTCATGCTCTTGTCGCGCTTGAGCCAGTCCTTGATGCGGCGCCGGGTGATCATCGCGCGGTTCGTGATGCGCTCCTTGATGATCTGCTGCTTAATGTAACGGAAAACCTTGCGGTCGATGCTCGGAATGTTTTCGACCGCCTTGATGATCTGGTTCAAACACTCACGGAAGTGATTGACGCGGTCGTACTCGAATTGCATGGTGTACTGCAGCGTTTCGCCAGAGTCCCCCGCGTCCTTATGGAACGGCAAAGCGTGCCCGCACTTCATGCATACACTAAACGCCTCGAACTCGTCGCACACCCTCACTTCGTCGCATTTCGCACATACGTACAAGTCACTACTACTATGGCTAGGTTGTTTTGAGTTTGTTGAAGAAGAATTTGAGGAGGGTGGAAGAAATTGTTGGAAATTGTACACGACATTTATTTTGCGGAACCACGTCTCAATGTCTTCTTGTTTTAATTGATCGATACGGTCCACGTACGGACGCGACACGTCGTCGAACGCAGCAAGATCATCCGTCTTGAGACTTTGTTGCAAGGCGTCCAATTCCGCACGTAGGCTTGTACACCGATTAGGACAGTGTTCGTTCGCGTACGCGAGCTCCGTCTGGAGCCGTTTGAGCTCACGTTGGTGGACAAGATTGTTCTCCGCGACTGTACGAACGAGTTCTTCACGGGCTGCCTGGTGGATCTGACGGAGTTGTACCTGGTTCATCGTCGTCGTCGTTTGTTGCAAATATTTTAGATTTAAAAAAATGCTCGACGTAATTTCTTAAATTGAATAAAAAACGATGTCGTTCGCGCAAGATGCATCTGCGACGCTAAAACGCATTTTTTACCAGGAGCATGTATACCAGCCCGAGATGTACACCGTGAGTCTCGATCCTCGGAACATCCAGTATGTATACGACACCGTAACCTCCAAACTTGAAAAAACAATCGGACTGGATGATTTCTTGTCCGTGTCGACAGAAGTGCTCGGTGCGAACCTGCGCGACCCCTTCCGGTCCGACCGGTTGATCGTGTCCGTGTCGTCGCTGAACAAAATCTGGATCGACACACTCTTGAAACGGTTCGCGAGCGACTCGAACGGTGCCGCAGCGTATTACCGCAAAGCAGCCATGCAGAATTTCGTTCAGAAACCGTCCGAGTTCCAAGCTCCAATCGCGACCGCTATCCACGGCCACAAGATTCTCGTACAATCGGTCGGGTTCGGAGAGACGTACGAGGACGGGCGAGAAGCGTCTGACCGCATTCGGGAAATGTTCGAAAGAACACGCGCGTGAATTCCTTGGAACGAATTCAAACACCTGAAACATAAAAAAAAGAAGAATAAATGATCGCGACGCAACACCCAGTTCTCGCGAATGCGGAGCAAATAAAAGACTTGGACCTTCGTTCATGTGTCCATGTTGGCAAGGTTACACGGATCCAAGACGGGTTCCTCGCGCACACGCACGCACAGCCGAGAAACAAGTACGAAGGCGTTCACTTTGTTGTCGCGAACTGCACGCTACAACGATGCACTGGCTCGACGGAATTCGAGCTCGTGGGCGACGTCGGGAAATCGTTTTTAGCTCGATGGAACGACGTCGTGCACCAACAAATTTGCAAAGACCATTCGATTCCCTTTTTTTCATCCGAACTTTCAAAATTCCGCGTCAACACAAAAAAGACCAGATGGTACCGATACACAGGGTCGTCGGGGGGAAACGGGTACCGCGCAACTAACTCGGCGACTATTCATGAACACTCGCAAGGTTTTGCAGTCATCATGACTCGAGGTGCGTGGTTTCACGCGTCGAAACGAAATGTGCATACGTCTTGGCACCTAGTCGAATGGATATCTGTTTGAAAGTGAAAAAAAAATGTCAAGATTTTTTTTGGCAGATGGGCGAAGGATAAAAAAGCTGCTGCGAAAAAAAAATATATTCAGAAGAGACAAATAAAACAACATTACAACAATGGAAGCTTACATGCGGATGTTACACAATGCGCAGTTCGGCAAGCGCAAGACGAACAAGGTTCACCGGGTTCGCCGTCGCTCGTCGTTCGGCAAGCACGCCGACGAACTCCAAAAGGCCAGCATGAACCTGATGGCCTCGCTGGGCAACAGCAACCTGAGCCGTTTCGGCCACGGTAACGCCATCACCCTCAACCAGATGATGGGCCCTGCATCCCACTTCGGTCATGGCAACGCTATCACCCTGCAGCAGATGATGGGCCCCGCCTCGCACTTCGGCCGCAAGGGTCGCAAGGGCCGTAAGAGCAGCAAGAAGGGTAAGAAGTCCCGCTTCGGTCATGGTAACGCCATCACCCTCAACCAGATGATGGGCCCTGCATCCCACTTCGGCAGCCCCCGTACCCGCTTTGGTCACGGTAACGCCATTACTCTCCAGCAGATGATGGGTCCCGCATCCCACTTTGGCAGCCACAAGGATGACGAGATGGACGCCGTCAGCCTCCACACGAGCACCATGGACCTGCTGTTCGGTCGTGCGCACCGCAGCGCTGCCATGCACTCTTCATTCGGCAAGAAGAAGCGTGGCTCCCGTAAGGCCCGTAAGAGCCGCCACTCTTCATTCGGCAAGAAGAAGCGTGGCTCCCGTAAGTCCAAGAAGATGGCTTCATTCGGCAAGAAGAAGCGTGGCTCCCGTAAGTCCAAGAAGATGGCTTCATTCGGCAAGAAGAAGCGCGGCTCTCGCAAGTCGAAGAAGCACGCATCATTCGGCAAGAAGAAGCGTGGCTCCCGTAAGTCCAAGAAGATGGCTTCATTCGGTAAGAAGAAGCGCGGCTCTCGCAAGTCGAAGAAGCACGCATCATTCGGCAAGAAGAAGCGCGGCTCCCGCAAGTCCAAGTCCAAGTTCGGTTCGACTGATCTGAAGGAGCTCGGTCTGGCATCCTTCGGCAAGAAGAAGCGTGGCTCCCGTAAGAGCCGCAAGTCTAAGAAGCACGCTTCATTCGGCAAGAAGAAGCGCGGCTCCCGTAAGAGCAAGAAGTCCAAGTTCGGCTCATCTGACGAAGAGGAGGAGAACGCCCTTGAATTTGGCAAGAAGAAGCACGGATCCCGCAAGGTCCGTAAGAGCCACCGCAAGTCCAAGAAACACGCTTCATTCGGTAAGAAGAAGCGCGGATCCCGTAAGAGCCACCGTAAGTCCAAGTCCAAGTTCGGTTCAACTGATCTGAAGGAGCTCGGTCTGGCTTCATTCGGTAAGAAGAAGCGCGGCTCCCACAAGGCTCGTAAGAGCCACCGTAAGTCGAACTTCGGTAAGAAGAAGCGCGGCTCCCACAAGGCTCGTAAGAGCCACCGTAAGTCCAAGAAGATGGCTTCATTCGGTAAGAAGAAGCGTGGCTCCCGTAAGAGCCGTAAGTCCAAGTTCGGCTCTACTGATTTGAATGACATGGGTTTGGGTTTCGGCAAGAAGAAGCGCGGCTCTCGTAAGTCTAAGAAGCACGCTTCATTCGGCAAGAAGAAGCGCGGATCCCACAAGGGCCGCAAAGGTTCACGCAAGCATTAAATGTACTTAATTCACATTATTAATTAATACTCAGCCGCACGACAGTACGGACACTCTGCACATCTGTTCACACAATGAATGCACAGTGATTGTGAACAACACTTCGTTTCTAACGAATCCCATAGGGGATAACTACAAATCGAACAATCGGCGACCGCACGACCACGAGGAATCTGACATAGCGCACGCATCAGAGCTTCGTTCGAGATTGTGCTTGCCACTGCAATATTTCGAATGCCTGTCCATTCGAAATGTCGTACACACAAAAAAGCCAACCGGTACCTCGGAAGGCCTTCGAAATCCACAGGACTCAACTTCGTCGGGTCGGTTGCAACAACTTGTTCGTTATGCGGTGCTGCTGCTACGACGACGGGTGGTGGTGGTGGAATAACTTCTTCTTCGCTCTCCGGGACCACGCGGGTATTCACGGGCACACGTTCGGGCTCTTCTTCTGAATCTTCATCCGAATCTCCCGGCTCGCCGTAATTGCGCACCAATTCGTACCGCACGATCCGTCCGATGTCCATTAACTGTCTGTCGTGCAGATACTGTGTGTAAAATGGATCGTCTTCGATCGGACCGTCGTTGATCAGGTCAGAATCCTCATCCTCCTCCGTCTCATCCTCCCAATCACCTTCATCTTCGTTTTCTTCATTGTCGACTTCTTCTTCAGGCGACAACCCTTCGTGATGTAAGGGTTGTAGGGAACTGCGCGAACGCAAGTTGTATGACATTTTATTTTGAGATATGGAGCATGTATTGTTTTAAGACAAAAAGTAAAAAGGAATGGAAGGTGCAATTACAACGACAAGTTACGAATCCCTTCGTGACGAGTACAACAAACGATCAATCAAGTTGTGTTCGGATTTATTCAAGTTGACAAACAATCCGAACTTTAAGCGCATGTGTGATCTTTTCCAGCACGACATTGACGCACACCAACCCGCACTCATCCTGTGGAAACACATGAACGACATGAAGCCCGAACATATCCAAAACGTCCTCGAAGGAAACACGCAGTTCTTCGAGAGCGAGTCCTTTCATGATGAACGAACTGATCGTGGACTGATCCATGAGTTCCGCACCGTGTGGAACGATCTTTCACCCAGCAATCGTAAAAATGTATTCACGCGCCTGCAAAACATTTTCAGGATCGCAGAACAGGTGCGTCAATCGTTCTACGACCAAGTTCTGACCGAAGCGGTTATGTAGAACTAGTAGTAGTACCGCTTAAAAAAATGTAGTGTAGGCTGTGCGTAGGCCGTGCGAGAGACCATACGCGTAACATATCAATCAAGTCAAAACTTAACGCATCGTCGAATTCGTGGCGCGTGCTCGATACATCTCGAATCATCAGAACGTGCGTAACATCGCTCAACTCAAACGGAATCCTTCGAAACATACTCCATGTAAACAGGCGCTGGTTCGTATAGTAGACACGATCGTTGCGCGACGGGGGTTCGTGCAGCGTCAAATGAAGCGGCTTGTGCGGCACAGTCGACTCGATAATTTGCTGGTACTGCGTCGGCACGCAAACCAGTAGAATTTGATTCGTTTCACACTCGGACAAAATCTCACCGATACATGTCTGTACGTTCGACGCAAGCGAATCGTATCTGGACGCAAGTCGGGTCAAATGGGCATGTTGGGCCGCATGGATTTCCGCTTCGCGCACGGCTTGGCGGACGCGTTCTTCCTCAATAAGACGTTCCTCGACACGCAGACCGGTCGCTACCGTACGACACAATGGACACCGGACAGACCCAGCCAAGTTCCGCATGAGCAATCCCGCGCAACACCCGCGACACATCCCGTGCCCGCACGACACCAAACGGCTCCGATCGGACCCGAGGCACACGGGACACTCGTCCTCATCGACCGACTCGCTCGAATTGACAAACGGTGCACCGGCCACCTTGCGAATGATCTCCACGTTTCGCCCCGACTGCGACAACATCCGGACGGTCTGTTCACTTAGGTTGATCCAGAAGGAAGCGTTCATGCATCGTTCCTCAACCATCAAGTCGCGATACGCTTGCGTCTGCAAATCCGAATGTTCGCTCGACTCTTCAAACACACGCATGTCCAGGTGCTTCACAATCTGCGATGTCGATTGAATCGTTAGGTCATTCGTACGGATCACGAGCGAACGCAATAGTTTTGTCGCGCTCAAACTCTCCAACCAATTGCGTCTTGAAAAACGCTGGGCGTGCGTCAATCCCGCCAGGCGCACAGGGTCATCCAATCGGTCCTCGTACATGGCATCTGAAAGTGCCTCAATCAGCCACACAAATCGAGCTGGGAAATGTGTGTGCGACACACTCTGAAAGAGACGCCAGATGAGATGATCCGTCAACCCGTCGTTCAAAACGATACGGGTCCATGCAATCTCCCCCAAAAGGTTGCGATAACGCTCAAGGGTCGACGCGTTTATAATCACGACCTCGACGTTGGCACGCACGAGTTCCGTCACGAGCATTTCCGATGTGAGCGTATCTGCATTCAATCCCGCACGGCGAGTAGATGGAAAAATCTTTTTGATGTCCGTAAAGGTACGCACGCACACCGTACGGCACGTCGTCCATTGGTCCATGGCCGTGCGCCACCGGTCCATCTCGAATGTCGTTTCGGAAGAGACCACGATGAGCGTCGTTTGACGTTCGTTCCCATCGGCGTCGGTGGAGACGTCTGGGAGATTGTTTGGGTTAAAACAAACCGCACGTTTCGTTTGCAGCACTGCAGACGGACCGCCTCCTTCGGGAACGGACGACATGAACCTTGTCCACGCACGGTTTTCTACACGAACCGGTTGTACCCGTTCGTTTAGATATGATGCCATGGTGACCATTTTGCCACCCATGCCCCGGCATGATCCCAGCCACCCGAATGTACTTTGAAACGCACAGTCATCTGCGTCGGAGGACTCTAACATGCGCATACGGCTTTTCTCTTCGTGTTGGAACGGTTTCAACATTTTTGTTTGTTACTTTTTGAATGGACGGACGTTGGTTTTTAAGATTTGAAGTTTTTTTAATTCCTTAATCAAACATGGCTGCGAAGGAAGACTTGACGGGGGCTGCTCCATTGTTAATAACGTTCACCTTGATCGAAGCGTCCAGCGAACCGGCCGTAGCGTTTGAGGGAATGGCCACACCGGGAGTGCCCAGCGCGGGGTTGAACGAAGCCGTGGTGGTGCCGACCGACGCGTCCACGATCGCACGCACACCCTGGGGTGAGTTCGATCCACGCAGGGGGCTCAGCACGGGCATCGGTTGGGCGAGAATTGCTTGTTGGTAAGTCACGGGGCCACCACCGGGCAAGTTCTTCTCCGCCTGACCGCTCCAAGTCTCACGACGGCGGTGCTCCCAGTCCCGCCCGGACCAGTTAAGTGCCTCCGCCTCTGCAGCGGCCTTACGGAACGCCGCCTCGCGCTGACGCTTCACCTCGGGGTCCTCTTCGGCAGTGAACCCCTGCTTGTACTCGTTTGAAGGCAATTGTGCGGTGAATGTCTGCGTGGGCATAGGACCTTTCGTACTAGGCAACTGGCCACCGAACTTACTCTTTTTATTACTGAATGTAGACACGGACGCGAACGAATCCACAACGGCAGTAAAACCACTTCCAATACCGTCGACAGCATTACCCACCACCTCTCCAGTCTTTTTCAAAAAATTGTTAATACTTTCCATTTTTTTTTCTAAACTGTCTTTTTTAATCATCCCCAATCGATATTTTTTTTTGCGCGGCGTGCGTTTTTGCAGACACATAAATTTAGGCACCACCCTTTGTGTAAAAAAAAGCATAATTATAACGATTTTTACATGGGCATCCGAGGACTCACGCAGCTCGCGAACGGGCTGAAAACGAAAAAACACATCCCGCTCGGACACATCTCGCACGAACGACATAAAGTATGGGCGATTGACGCCTCCCTGTTCTTGTACCGCGCACGGTGTCTCTCGGCGAACCACTCCACCGACACAGCGTTCGGCCGGGCACATCGGCGCCCCCATCGATTTCGAAATGTCGTCGGGGACGTGCCGCTCGAAAAAAGCCATCTTGTAGGAATTATCGACGTCGTCTCACAACTTTTGGCGAATTGTATCACACCCGTGATTGTGTTCGACGGACGTCCACCGCCCGAAAAAATCAGTACGATCGAAAAACGAAGGACACACAAACAGCACGCGCAACAAAACATCACGTGGATTGAACAACAGTTTGAAACGGATCCGCCCCCACACCCATCCACACCCGTGCGCTACCACCACAACGCCACGACGAATACGAACGATGACTTTTTCGAACGAGCACTCGCTCAACTCCGAGCACCCACGCCGATATCACCCGAGGAAAAACAAAAAATCAAACAAGAACTCGAGCTCGAGAAACAAAAACTCGCAGCTGTCTTTTTGCAGCCCCACCACTTCTATCAAACACAGTCGCTCTGCCAGATCCTCGGCATCCCATACATATGCAGCCCTGGAGAAGCCGAAGTCACCTGTGTGGAGCTGATGCGCAATAAACAAATCGACGCGATCTACACCGCAGACTCGGACGTGCTCGTGTTCGGATGCACACGTATGGTGCGCCGAATCATCAACGACGAGTACATTGACGCGCTCGACCACAACTTTGTCATTAAAGAACTCGGGGTCACGCACGAACAGTTCGTATGCACATGTATTCTGATGGGATGCGATTTCTGCGAACCCGTATTCAACCAACACTCCTTCCACCAAGCACTCGAACTCGTCAGATCTCAACCGCGCGACTCATTCGATCCCGTACGATTCTTAGAATCCGTCTCTCCTCCACCATGGTCCGAACGTGCCGTACGGGCCTTTCAAATCTACACACAACCAAACCCGAACGAACTCTACCAAAAACCCATCCCAACACCAAATGTTCCCACTAGTCTTCAACAAATCGTAAAGGAACTGCGCACACATCTTGAAATGGATGGCGATTATGTACAAAGGGTCGTTGAACAAATCATAAACAGTTTTGGCGTGTATCGTCAGCACACACGTCCGACACATTCAATCGCACTCGGTTCGTCCGTCAAACCCGGATTCGTGCCGTACGTCCCAAACAAAAAAAGAAAGACAAATCACGCATTCTACGAGAGGGAAACTCTCCTCGAGCTTCTGGACAAAATCACAGAAGTTTCTCACGAAGCTCCTCCGTCGTCTTGGTGGTGGACAGAGACTGCAACCAGCGCACGTACGTGGAATCCGCCCTTTGGAGAGGCATGACCGCAATGTCATCCGCCGACACAATCGTGGGCCACGCATTGAAGAAACGCACATAGTAACCCGTCAGACTCGAGCGGTCACCGTTCGGGCGCGTGTACTCCGTGTACCGGTTCTCAAACCGAGGGTCCGCCTCAAACGCCTTGCGCCAGTTGAAATACGAGTCCCACGCGCCCGTCGGAGTCTGAACCATGCTCCGACGGTTCACGTCCAAGGGCTCCCACTCCAACATAGACGACTCCTGCACCATCGGGTGCGGGGGTGCCAGAACTGTCTTCTTCGCCATAAAACGGCTCCGAAGGCTCGACGCAGTCTGAGCCGCCACCACTGACGCCGCCGGCAGACATGCCGGCGTAGCACACGAAGAAGACGATGAGGATGATAAAGGCATCGAGAACAGGTCTACCTTCTGCATCTCCACCACAGGAACATCTTTATTAGTTCGCGGATCAGATTCCGCCTGGGTCGCTTCCTGCACCTGGGTCGCCGCAGAAATAGAGTCATCCTCGACCACTGCATTCGTCTCAGCCACCATCGCAGCCCCCCCACAAGAACCCTCCTTACCTTTGCCAAGAGACATGCCTCCACGCTTCAGGGCAAAGATATCCACCACACCCTCATCGTCATCCTCGACATCATCTTCCTCTTCAACCGCGTCGTCTTCAACAGCGTCGTCTTCCTCTTCGGCCGCCGCATCAACCGCGTCGTCTTCTCCCCCCTCAGACTCAACCGGAGGAGGAGGAGTAAATAGCTTCTTCTTGCCTTCGGTCTTCTTCTTCTTTGAAGGAGGGCATACCTCGAGTTGCAGGGCCGCTGGAGAAGGCTCGTACGAAAGAGTCTCGCCGCGCGCAACCGCACGTGCGCACTCCATCACCTTCTCGTACGTCGAACGCTTCTTCAACGTGGCAAGCCCGTCTTCCTTTGCCTTACGACCACGCGACAGAGGCTGCAGGTTCAGCATCGTCAAAAGGTTCTTCGACACGTACGCCTCCACCGGACGACCCTTCAGAACCCCGGTCGGAGGGGCAGGAGGTGCCACGAAACGGTTCATCCACGCCGTGTACGAGTCCAGGTACCCACACACTACCAACGACGCAATTAGCGCCGTGAAGTAGCGATCAAGGTCCGCAGGATCCGTCTGCGTTAGATTGATCTGCTTACGAGCCCACTCGAACTCACCCAAAGGCTTCGAGTGGCGTAACACGCCCTTTAGAATATCTTCCGAGTCACATAATCCCACACCACCATCAACAACACCCGCCGCTCCTCCTCCATCCATCATCGATGCACTCAGATCTTCACCGTCCTCCTCAAGCACATCGGCCTTACGCTTCTCATGCGTCTTCACCGACTCGTACGATGTCATACGACGCTCAAGTTCGGCGATACGCAACTCAAAGTTCATTTTTTTCTTTTCTCAATCGCAAGTTGGTGATCTAACCAAAAAATTTTTGGCCGCGAACCGGAAACTTTTTCACCACGCCTGTCCGATCAACGACCGACCGTATTTTTTAATACTCTTCGCCGGCGGCTTCTTCATCCTCCTCATTCAAACCAAACGGTTTGAACGAAGTCGGATAGGTAAAATCATTCTTATCGAACGATTCACGAGTCCATGTCGTTCCCGCGATATCTCCGAAAAAGTCCATGAACGCACCCGTGATGCGAGGCGTGATGAACTTGTGCACTTCCAAATCGATGTCATTGATGCCCTGGTTGGCTGCAAACTGAACCCAATGCATGCCGCCTAAAGACTCGAAACGCTCCGCAACGTCCGGAGTGTAAAACGTCACAAGCGGGATGTGCTGCGATCCACGGAAGAACGTTACCTCGTGGAATGTTGCCTGGCCCGACTCCTCCATCTGCCTCACGAACGAATCCTTTGCCGAACCACTTCCGGGCTCGTACACGTACGAAAAAAGCGCACACGACACTGCAAGCACCAAAAACACCTTGATAATCACTAGATGTATGTATCCCAAACCGAAGTAACTTAGCCTCACATTTTCCAAGAGCTTGGTGTGCCTGGGCTCGCTCGGGCGCTCATGTCCAAAGTTGAGCGACACCTGGAACCGCACGGTCGACATGATCAAATCAAGCACATGCCACGCTACCAGCTTCTCAAACTCGCGATACGTATCCACACTCACCTGCATATCGCGATCATTAATGTTCTCCAAAGGATTGAAACGAATACGGTCTTCAGCAATCAAGTTCGATAAATGATTCGTCAAACCCGAAAGTGATGCAAATAGATTCCTGCGACCCTCGGACGTTTTCAATGCGTTCACCCAATCGTGCTTGTTCTTGAAATGCGAGTACTCAGACGGTACATCAAACCCTTCCAATCCTTGCTGGATCATCACCGTCATGTATCTCTTCAATCTATAACTCCCAAGCTGCTCGAGTACGGTATCACCAGTATCCCATTCCGAACCAGCCTCTGCCCGACCAGCAAACGCTGGCGATACTGTGTTGAGAATCTCCCTCATACTTCTGATGTAAGTATCCATCACGCCACATTTTTCTTCGATATATGCTTCATCTTTATAGTCTGCACGAACCAGTGCATTCAAATCGTGAACTTTGTTGAGCAGGGCCTTCAGATGTTTGGTTTCGTTACTGATGAACACGGCGTCACTCTTACTTTCCTCATCCAGATTCGTTGATTTCTCGACATCATCATTTTGTTCCGATTGTAACACGTAATATTCCGCATACGCAATAGACCGATCCGAACACATCTTCCATTTGTTCTCGAGCTCAGACATCGTCGACGTTTTGGCCAAACGGTCCCGTTCGGCCTCGTCGGCCGCCTGCTTTGCAGCCACCGTTCGGTCTCGCACACCTTCCATCTGACGCGTTAGGTCTCGTAAGTGCTCCATTGCGTCATTAATATGTGTGCAAAAATCAGTCATCCGATCCGATACAGCCTGTATATCCGCAATCGAGTCATTCACCAAACGATATTCGATTTCGTTAGTCTCTTGCCGAATGCCTTCCATGGCCCTCGAGCGTTCTTGGGCTTCTTGTATGATCGTATTGTACGCAGGGTCTGTTGGAGGGTTTTCTGCTCTTGTGGTCTCGTCTGATGCCGCTTGGAACGCGTCGGCGACTTGGTTAAGAGATGATAGTGCGTCATTTACACATTGAATTTTCGCACGAATCTCGTTTCTGAAGGCATGTGAAGAGTTTAACTCCCTCGCCTGTGCGACCAAGCCTTGCATTTCAACCGTCCGGTTCTCGGCTTGTGCACACAATTCCGAAAGTTTCACAACGTTTCCTTCAATGCTCACAATAGCGTCGTTGTCGATGTCCACGGACATTAAAATACCGTTCATGTCACCGACGAAGTCCTTCGCACGAAGAACAGACGCTTGTTGCCGGAGCTGGTCGATTTCTTGTCTGGCCTTCCCGCTCGTTGACGACTGTTTCGTTTGGATGTCCAGAATTACATTCTCCAGTGTTCCGAATACCTTTTGGAACTCGGCAACATGATTTTTGATACATTCGATGGATCGATCTACTTCCGTCTTTAGGGATATACGTTCGGCAACGTCTGACTCAGCAGCACCACTTGCAGCCGCACTACTTGCAGCAGCCGCACCTCTTTGTAGTCCGAAGAGAAGGATTTTTTCTTGGACTTGGTCGGGGTTGTCCGCCTGGTTCCTTATGTTTTGCACGTGTCTGCTTACGTCGACGTCGAGTAGTGCAGCCTTAAACCACAAGGCGATCGTGTCGGACAAACGGCCAACGGGTGTTTTCAAGTCGTACTCTTGCAAAGGGTCCGGGTAAGATGATGCTGCCTGAAACCCTTCGATGGTAGCTGTAAGATACGTACCACCGCCTCTCGGTCCGGCCATTACACGTCGGCCAAATAAATTTTTAACTACGTCTCCCAAAGTCTTATCGTCGTCGACGATTGGGATATTCACACCTGGTTCACCCCTCGCAGTTTTGATGTACGGCACTCGAACGGGGAACTGATCGTTCGCAGGATTCGAGTCACTCACGTACACAACAACTCTGACATTGTTCACGGCGCCGAAGAACATGTTCCGACGGGTCCGGAAGGATCTACGAGCGACCTTGCGCATGCTTCTTCGTCCAGCTTTCATGATTCGAATTGCTTCTCTTTTTTTTATTCAATAGACTTGCCGGATTTTTTTTCTGACTCTCAACAACACATGCACACTCAAAAATTACATATAAAAAATTGCGTTTAAAGTTTTGAATTCGAATTCGTGCGTTCTGCATGAAACAAAGAAGGGAATCGAAAAAAAAATGTCCGTGCCGAACTTTGCGTCCATCCGTGAAATCAAATCGTCAGGTGACGTCTGGGGCGACGTTGTGGCTCCGTACATCGCCTCGAAAGTGTTCGAGTGTTCCAAGGTGGAAGCATACGAGGACATCCGTTTGATCCCTCCTGAGTTGGAGGAGTACTCGAACGAAATGCTCACGCTGCTCGTGCGTAAGTCGGGATCGGACAAGGTGTCGCGCGTGTACCTCTGGGTGGGTACGCGTGACGAGGCGAAAATGGCAAACTGTCTTCTGGACGGGTACGTCGGCCGTTTTGTGGTCGTACAGAGCGTCGTGCCGCACGACGTCGAGTTTTACAACAAGCATGAGATCATTCAGGAGTCGGACGAGAACGGTATGTTCGCCGACCTCGAGGTGAATAAGGTGCTCGTGTCTACGCCAAGCTCGGTCAAGCGTCTAGACACAGACGCTCTTGTCAATCTAGTCCAGGCGGCCACGGAGGCATTCGTGGGCAAGTTGATCGAGCTCGTGGAGGGCGGGAACGAGATCATTGGACTGTTCGTGACGGTCCGTGTGATGCGTCGTGGCAAGTCCACACTGTTCGAGGAACAAGACATCCTCATCGGAAACCCGGACGGTATCCGTGCACTGCGCGAAACGGACGATTCAGACGAGTCGGACGCCGACTCCGACTATTCAACGTCCGACAGAATTCTCGGCGCTGGCCAACACTCTTCGGCTCATTCATCCGAAAGCTCAAACGAAAGCTCAGATGATGAAGAATCCGACGAAAGCTCAGATGACGAAAGCTCGGACGATGAGGAGGAATCCAACGACGAAAGCTCGGACGATGAGGAGGAATCCAACGACGAAAGCTCAGACGATGAGGAATCCGAAGGAGTGCCCGAAGGGGAGTCGGAAGAGGAATTCGAAGGAGAGTCGGAAGGGGAGTCGGAAGAGGAGGAAGTCGACGATGATTCGAAGGAAGAAGACCGTATGATCGAGGAGGCGAAGGTCATGTCGATCCTTCCGTTGTTTAACGAATTCATCGAGCTGTACAACCCCGAGCACGTGACGGACGCGTCCTTGCGACTGCTTTTGGACAAGATGAAGATGATCGGGCAGGTGCGTACGGAGTTGTTCGGCGACGATGACTTTGAAGACGACGAATTTACCACGAACGACGCGCATGCGGATTCTGCGCTGATGGCGATCATGGCCGCACTGAACCGTACGACGTTGAGCGGTACAAACGTGACAACAACGAGTCCGGAGAAAACAACAGATGACGCATCCGCAGTCGTCCCGGACGAGCTTCCTACGGCCGGTGCGGTGCAAGTTTCAGTTGAAGACAAATCGTCTTAAAAAAAAGGAATGAAAGGATGTGTGTGAAAAAAGTTGGCTGAAAAAAAAACACGTTGTGCTTGTGAAAAAAATTTATCATTGCTATGTGAATAAAAAAAAGTCTTTCAAAAAAGCACTCTAAAAAATGGCAGGCGGTGGTATGATTCAACTTGTGGCCTTTGGCCCCCAGGATTCGGTGCTGACCACTCAGCCCGACACTACCTTCTTCAAGGCTGGTTACGACAAGTACTCAGCTTTCGCTATGGAGTCGATCGAGCAGTCCATGAACGGTACCGCTGATTTCGGCAAGAAGACCACCACGACCGTGGCTCGTGCAGGTGATCTGATGTACAAGACCTACCTGCAGGTGCAGCTGCCCCGTCTGGTGAATGAGGACGGCACCACCTGCTACGGTACCCCCGCACAGATGGCCGTTGCATTCAACACCAACCAGAACATCAACATCTGCTGGACCAACGCTCTGGGCCACGCCATGATCCGCTACGTGGACATTGAGATCGGTAACCAGCTGATCGACCGCCACTACGGTCTGTGGATGGACCTGTGGGACGAGCTGACCAACCTGGAGGAGAAGAAGGACGGCTACGGCCAGATGGTCGGCAAGGTCGGCTCGGACCTGGGTCTGATCGGCAACGCCAACGACTCCAAGATCCTGTACATCCCCCTGCAGTTCTGGTTCTGCCGCAACTCCGGTCTGGCCATCCCTCTGCTGGCCCTCGGCTTCCACGAGGTGCGTCTGGTCGTGGAGCTGCGTTCCGCACAGGAGCTGATCGTGGCCCTGGCTGACGACGGCTCCCGTCTGTCCCAGAACGTGACCCAGTTCGTGACCACTCCCTCCATCGTGAACTGCCAGTTCTTCGTGGACTACGTGTTCCTTGACCAGGCCGAGCGCGAGCTGTTCGTGCAGAAGCCCCACTCATACCTGATCGAGCAGGTGCAGTTCAACGGCTCTGACTCCGTGGACACCATGACCACTGCCCAGAAGGCCCGTATGCAGTTCAACCACCCCGTGAAGATGCTCGTGTGGGTGCTCCAGCGCCAGGACAACGCCGCAACCATCGGCTCAGCCTACAACGACTGGTTCAACTACTCCACCGCTCGCCCCGGTACCCCCAACCCCGACCAGGCACTTGACCTCCTGCAGGACGCCAAGCTGACCATGAACGGTACCGACCGCTTCGCCGTGCGCCCCCAGACCTACTTCCGTCTGGTGCAGCCCTACCAGCACCTGTCCCGCATCCCCAACAAGCCCATCTACATCTACTCGTTCTCCCTGCGCCCCGAGGAGTGGCAGCCTTCCGGTACCTGCAACTTCTCACGTCTGGACACCGTGCAGCTGCAGTACAACCTCGCTCAGTGGACCTCCGCTCAGCGCTCGGCTCTGGGTCTGCCCCAGTACGCCCAGCTCCAGCTGTTCGCCGTCAACTACAACGTGGTGACCGTGGTGAACGGAATGCTTGGTTTGAAGTACGCATCTTGAGGACCCTAATTGTGACCAAACGGACATACAAACAACGGTCAAACATGACATGACGAAAACCAACAAATCCCAACGAGGAACCGTAAACAAAAAATTAGTTTTAGAAACAATTTACATTTCAGTCAGCCAATTTACCGCTACTGAAATATAAAGCGAATGCCTTCAAAAAAGTTAGCAGCAAAAGCTGCTCCAAAAGCAGTAGTAGTATTCAAGACCGCAAGGTGTCAAATTGTCGGTTGTACCTCTCATGCGACCCACCTGCACAAGGTGTTTACCGTACGAACTGCTACGCATTGTAAAGAACATGCCCAGCCAAAAAAGCTCTTCTTTCAATATTGCAACAGACTGTGTGAGGTCGAGACGTGTCGCTTTCGTGCTTCATTTGCACCCACACGACAAGATAAAGCTGTTCGGTGTGCAAAGCACAAGCTAGAATCTGACGTAAATCGTGAGAAAAAGCCATGCACTGTCTGCAAAAATACGAAACCCAACTTTGGTCCGCCCGGTAAAAAGGGCGCGGTTCGTTGTGGTGACTGCAGAATTGAAGGAGACGTCGATCTTAATAACGACAAGTGCATCGAGTGCGAGAAGCACCAAGTGTCTGCGATCATTAAAGGTCGGGAAGATGAAGGTATGATATACTGTCTCACCTGCGCTGCAAAACTTGGTCTCGAGTACGCGAACGGTCGAGTCCCGCACTGTATTACATGTAAAACTGCCGTTGCACGTTTTGGCACGGTTGGTGGTCGTCCGCGCGACGCAATGTACTGCGGGCAATGTCGTAACCCAAGCATTCATTTCGACTTGGTGCATGACATGTGCGAGGAATGTGAAGTGACCCGTCCATTGTTACGTAACGGACGCTGGTTATGTTTGCGCTGTTGCATTCACGTATTCCCGGACTTTAAGGTCTCTCGCAATTATAAGACCAAGCAGACTGCAGTGGAACAGTTTTTGGCCAAACGGTTTTCCGACAAGCTGACCATGATTTTCGACCGCCAAGTCACACGCATCGTTCCAGAGACAAGTGCGAGCGCTGGAGCTGGAGGTACGATGGTCGAAGAAGTTCCGTGCAAATCGTCCGGGTCCAAACCGGACGTTCTCATTGACATGGGCGAGTGGGTAGTTGTCGTCGAAGTCGACGAGAATCAGCACAAGCAAGAGTCGTACGAGGCATCGTGTGAGAACAAGCGGGTTATGCAGATCTTCGACGATGCCGGACGTCGCCCTATCGTCTTCGTGCGGTTCAATCCGGACAATTATGTCGATGCATCGGGGAACAAGGTTCGTTCGCCTTGGACGGATGACAGGCGCATCAAGTCCGGTGGTGTTCCGCACGTATCCGCAAAGAACCAGGCGCACTGGAACGCTCGTTTGGAGGCGTTAGCGTCTAGAATCGAACACGCCGTATCGGTTCGGCCCATAAAAGAAGTTACGTTCGAGTATTTGTATTTTGATGGCTGTTGATTACGGACGCTCGTCATAATTATTTTATAAATATTTTTGGTTCCGATGATTTTTTTTAATTCAATCCAAACCATATACTGGTTGAAATGAGCTGTCTTCCAAGTGTGATTCGTACACAAATTCAATCGTTCGCGCCCGAACATTTTGTGAAATTTGCACCAGTACTTCGCGCGATTCGTTTCCCGCGCCGCGGTGCGCTTATGCCTCCGGATGTCTTAAGAGATCGAAGTTGCCTCCGTCTCGACGACGATTTTTTCCACGACGACCCTCAAAAGATTCATGTGATTGTCGAAGCGATCCGTGCAAATACACGTCTTACTGATGTGGATTTCGACGCGGATGTCGACATATCCATACTAGAGGAAGTATTGGAAGAGCACGATCTTACGCGACTTTCGTTCGGTAAAAGATTCGGGATTAGTCCCGTACACGACCGGGCACGGCGCATATCGAACACGATATTCGGGCTGACAACGTTAACAGGTTTTGCAGTATTCGTAGAAAAGGCGTCGTGGTCAGGCGATGACCCAATCGACTGGCCGTACCTCGTGTCCGAGATTCTCACGCTCAACGAAGATCTTGAGAATATAAACATCGGTCTCGACGGCTACGAAGACTATATTTGCATCAACGATGTCGTGCGAGAACATTCTGGACTTTTATATGCTACGATCTGGGTTCCTGGAATCACATCATTTGATCTAAACTTGTACCGACTGTGCTTAGCTGGTCAAAAAGCGACGGACGTTTGTAAAATGATCAACGATGGATGTGTCGACTTCGTACCACATTTGGCTATTTTCTGCCCGAATTGTGAAAATAGCCAGTTGTCCGACATCGTTCGAGCAATCGGAGCGATGATCGGTAGGTCGTCAGGCAAAATCACGCGTTTGACTCTTTGTGGACTTCATAACCGTCACCCAAATTTCGGACCCTTCCGCGTACAATCGGATGACGCCCGCCCGTTCGCAGACGCCATTGAGCAGTCAAAACTGTCGTACGTGACTTTGTGCACCAAGTGGTTTTCGACCGAGTCAATCGAACTCATACGGGCCGCTTGCGAACGTTCGGGCAAAACCTTTTGCATGGATGAATAGTTACGGACGCTCCTCGTACGGGTTTTCTTTTGTTAATATTATGGTTTTTGAACTTTTTTTAATCTACAACTCAGTAGCAAAAATGTACAAACGCCTTTGTCTTCCGGACGATATCCAAACACAAATTGATTTGTGCGCACCCGATCATGCTGTAAAGATCGCGCCCGTGCTTCGTGCGATTCGTGCGCCACGGAAAAGTGTTATGCCGCATAATTCGCTAATGCACAAACGTGCAATTTCGTTTGGTGCATTTTCAGAGTCTGCGCTATTCACTGACGAGTTCGTACAAGCATGTATCGAAGGGATTGAAGCGAACGGCTCTTTCAACGATATACATCTTAAGGGACGTGTGGACATGCGTATTGTTGAAAGCGCGTTTACAAACCCAAAGCTTGTCAATTTAAACTATCACATGTACTTGTACATGCCGACTGAATACCGAGAACGCCTTTGTAGCTCGTTTGCAACGCTTGAAGGACTCGTGAAACTTCAAGTATTTGTCGAGAGTTCTTCAATCCAACAATTGGACTGGGATGATGTTGTATCTAAAGTTTTGATGAAATCACCATCCCTACAGGAACTGTCATTATACTTAGACGTGTCATATTCGAGCATAAGGTTTCCGAAGATTCAAGATGCAATCAATAATCATTCCAACCTTGTTTCATTGAAGGTCCAATTGAACAATTTGATCATGTTCGATTTTCATACGGATCTGAGCTCACTTTCACTGCATCAAGTTCATGCGCCCAATCTTATCGATTTCGTGCGTCTTGGTAAGTGCGACAAACTTTCGTATTTATCGATTCGTTGTGTTCTTTTTGACATGTCAAAGAGAGTTACCGAATTAATCTCAGAAATCGCTGCGATGATCGAGCGTTCAAAGTGTATTGGTATCATCAAGCTCCGAGACGGTTTTATGAGAAGATACGTTAAAAAGGACGACGGGTGTAAACTAGCCGACGCTATCCGTGTGTCAACAAGTCTTCGTCTTGTTCAGCTATGCACCAGTATGTTCACGGACGACGCCATTGACTTGATTCGTGCCGCATGCGAAGCAAGTGGACGTGTCGACTTGGACTTGCACAACGACTAGAACGCTCGTCTGATTGCAGTCTGTCGTACGATCGTGAACTCACACGAGCCGCTTGCGAGCATTCGGGCAAAACCTTTTGCATTGATGAATAGTTACGGACGCTCCTCGTAAGGGTTTTCTTTTGTAAAAATTTAATGGTTTTATAACTTTTCAATCTACAACTCAGATGCAAAGATGTACAAACGCCTTTGTCTTCCGGCCGATATCCAAACACGAATTGATTTGTGCGCACCCGAACATGCCATAAAGTTAGCTTTTGTGCTCCGTGCAATTCGTGCGCCACGGAAATGTGTTATGCCGCATAATTCGCTAATGCGCAAACGTGCGATTTCGTTTGTTGCATTTTCAGAGTCTGCGCTGTTCACTAACGAATTCGTACAAGCATGTATCGAAGGGATTGAAGCGAACGACTCGTTCAATGAGCTGCACATTGAGGCGTGTGTGGACATCCGTATCGTTGAAAGAGTGTTTGCAAACCCAAAGCTTCTCAATCTAAACTATTACATGTACTTGCACATGCCGATTGAATATCGAGAGCGCCTTCGTAACTCGTTTTCCAGGCTTGAAGGACTTGTGAAACTTCTAGTATCCGTCTTGAGATCTTCGATCGAACAATTGGACTGGGATGATGTTGTACCTAAAGTTTTGATGAAATCACCATCCCTACAGGAACTGTCATTAGACTTAGACGTGTCATCTTCGAGCACAAGGTTTCCGAAGATTCAAGATGCAATCAAGAATCATTCCAACCTTGTTTCATTGAAGGTCCAATTGTTCATGTTTGATTTCCATACGGATCTGTTTGATTTCCATACAAATCTGAGCTCACTTTCGTTGTATCAAGTTCATACGCCCAATATTATCAAACTCATGCGTCTCGGTAAGTGCGACAAACTTTCATTTTTGTCATTTTACGGTGTTCTTTTTGACATTTCAAAGAGGGTTACCGAATTTATCTCAGAACTCGCTGCAATGATTGAGCGTTCAAACTGTATTGGTACCATCAAGCTCCGAGACTGTTTTATGCTGAGAATATACGTTAAAAAGGACGACGGATGTAAACTAGCCGACGCTATCCGTATGTCAACAAGTCTTCGTCTTGTTCAGCTATGCACCAATATGTTCACGGACGATGCCATTGAGTTGATTCGTGCTGCGTGCGAAGCAAGTGGACGTGTCGACTTGGACTTGCACAACGACTAGAACGCTCGTCTGATTACACTCTGTCGTACTTTTGAACTCATCATACAGGCCGCTTGCGAGCATTCGGGCAAAACCTTTTTTGCATGGATGAATAATGTGTTTTCAGTCTTCAGACGATTTAGTGAGTCCTTTGTGTTTGTTATGGATTGTGTGAAAGTAAACTTCAAACAGAATTTTCAAGACGATTGACATTACAAAAATCGCATTCGCGTGTTCGCTCTTCGAAAATATTTGCTTGAAAATAATGTATTCCTTGACAAAGTCGAAAAACATAATCACAGGCCATACCTTTTTCGTCCACACGTACAGAAACACCCCGATCGCTCTGTATACAACGAAAAAATGCAGCACGGGGTCGTTCGGGATCAAATAAATCAACATCAAGTACGTGAGCGCGTCTGAGATTTTGTCCGCCTGTTGATACGCCTCCGTTTTTGTCACTCGTTCCTTATTTTCCCATCCACCGTCCTTTCCAAACAATGCGTGTAACGATCCAATTCCATCCAAGAGCATTATGGCAATCACGAGCACGTACGGGTTCGTCGTCGGCCATTTTAGCACGACGAACAATACGAACGTAACGACGACCCGAATGATGTGTTCAACATACACGGCCGGAATCATTTTATTTCTTTTGAAAAACGTCTACGCAATTTTTTCACGACATGTAATAAATCATGGAACAACGGCCGCGTCTTCTTGAAACCCCGAACGGACCCGAACGGACGGACCTACCGTACGAGTTCGAAATCTGTAATTTTTTAGACGAGATTGATCATACGGTATTGTGTCCACAGTTTACTTTCACAATCCGTACGGAACACCCGGATCCGTTAAAAGACTTTTTTTACGAACAAAATTCTACGTACCCGCGCACGCTGTGTCGTCAATCTACCGAAGGAAATTGGGTGCTTGCAAACGGACACGTTCTAGGTCCGTCAATCTACTATAGAATTCACGCTTTCGAACGGACTTGGTTTGAATACTTTATTGGGTTGCCGTACCGTCAGTGTGTGGATATTACGGCCAAGTTGCTCGGTTCGAGTACGAACGATCGTGTTCCTCAATAATTAAAAATGGGCGCTGTGAAATCGAGAAGCACGACCGTATCGCAACCTCCGCCGTTGCCTACACGGTTTTCGTGGGAGGAATATGCTCGCCTACGTGAGCTCCCCGGACCGGTGTACGAAATCGCAACTGGGTTGTTCGTGTACGAAACGACGGTGCACGTACCCAAACCGAAAAAGAATGAAGACGATTCACTCGAGGAGGAAGAAGTACCCGAGATTCGTTTCTTTTCGGACGCACCGTACTTGTCCGAGGGGGTTGTGTATTTGAGTTTGTGTGGTTATAAGATTGTGTTTGAACATTTTCATGACCGGGGTGTCGAGGTGTATGAAAAAGTTCGTGTGGGGTTGTTTGTGCCGATTGGAAGTTCCAAACGGCGCCGTACGTTTTTCGTGCGGCCGCGTGTGTACGAACGGCCCGCTACGGATCCGCGTTTCTTCAAAGAATGTGGTGTCGATGCCGCCGAGTTTCTTGAATTCATATTTGATTGAAAAAAAAATTACACAGGTGTGTATGTAAAAAAAGCATAAAACAACAAAACATGTCGACTCCTTCAGGAACCTGGTCTTACACATCCACTCCCGTGCCTACTCAACAGGCAAAGTTCACAACGACGAACATTTCGGCCAAACGCGTCGAAGGTGCAGGGCTTTACCAGCGCCACCCTCTGGGCGCATCAGCGCTTCTTGTCCCTCCCGGATCGATTTCTGCGTACGCCGGTATTTCCGTACCTGGTGGATGGCTTCATTGCGACGGTTCCGCACTTGATCGCACAATCTATGCGGACCTGTTCGCGGCGATTGGTACCACGTTCGGAGCCGGTGATGGTGAAACGACCTTTAACATTCCCAACTTACGCGGTCGCAATATTATTGGTTTGAATTCGAGCGACTCTGATTTTGATCAACTCGGCGAGACGGGTGGAGAAAAGCGCCACACTCTTACGATTGGTGAGATGCCCGCACACACCCATACAATTACCGACCCTGGTCACGCACACGGTATTACTGATCCTTCGCACGCTCATGGTGTAACAGATCCTGGTCACTCACACTTTTATATAAATCAGGTGGGTGATCAGGGTGTGAACACATTAACTACCCAAAATGATGCCGCTGATCAGGCCGACTACACTCAGGTCACCAGTAGCAGCACAACAGGTGTGACTGTGAACGCGGCCGTGACAGGCGTGACTGTTAACACGGGTTTGACGGGTATTAATATCACGAATAGTACGGGCGGTAGTGAGTCTCACAACGTTCTTGACCCTTTCATGGCCCTGCGTTACATCATCAAGGTTTAAAAAAAATTGTGAACTCGTAATTAAAATAAAAACGTAAAAAAAAGAATCGAATGTCGACTCCTGCCGGAACCTGGTCTTCTACATCAACTCCCGTGCCTACACAACAGGCCAAGTTTACATCTACCAATGTGTCGGCCAAGCGCCTTGAGGGTGCGGGCGTCTATCAGCGTCACCCTCTTGGTGCATCTGCTCTGTTGGTACCCACTGGTTCCATCACGGGTTATGCGGGTATTACGGTGCCTGGTGGCTGGTTGATGTGCAACGGCGCGGCAATCGACCGTACAATCTATGCAGATTTGTTCGAGGCGATTGGTACTACATACGGCAACGGAGATGGCGAGACCACGTTCAACATTCCTAACCTCCTCGGCCGTACGATCATCGGTTTCAACCCGAGCGATGCCGATTTTGATGCTCTTGGTGAGATTGGTGGAGAAAAGCGTCACACCCTGACTGTTCAAGAAATGCCTTCGCATAATCATGGTGTGACCGATCCTGGGCACGCTCATGGTGTGACCGATCCTGGCCATGCTCACCAGTCGATTGTCCAAGACGGTATTCAGTACGGGCCCTCGTCTGGACTTGGTTCGATTTCGATGGCAGATGAACCTCAGACCACAGCTGCAACTTCCACGAACACAACCGGTGTTACAGTAAATACAGCGGTGACGGGTATTTCTATTCAATACACGGGTGGTGGACAGTCACATAACGTATTGGATCCTTACATGGCCTTGCGTTACATCATAAAAGTCTAAAAAAAAAATTAGGGTTGCCTTGTAAATAAAAAAACAACACGCAAATAGAATGTCGACTCCCAGCAACAATTTTGCTTCCACTTCCACCCCCGTGGCAACCTATTCAGGCCGCAATGTATTTGCGACCGTGAAGACGAACATGGTCCGTTCGAGTCTTCGCGCTGCCTACTTCTTCAAGGCGTACGGCACTACCAACAGTGTCACTAACTTCTCGTCCGGAGACGAACTGCCCGTCGTCTTGGGTGCCGTTGACGAAACTGAGACCAACACTGTGACCTACAACCCCTCAACCGGTGTGTTCACCGCACCCGTGAAGGGTCTATATTCACTCGAGGTGTGTTCCAGTGATTCTTCCCGTCTGTACCTGAAGGTGACTTCAGGCGGCTCTTCGTACTATCCCCTTTCAGGAGGTCACGGTTTCTCAGGTGAGATTGCACTCGAGGCGGGTGACGAGGTGCGTTTGGTCCTGTACGACAGCAATGTTGATGTGACTACATACCCTTCTCCCTTCCTGAAGTCGTACCTCACCCTGAACAACGCACCCGTGACTACGTTCGGCGGCCGTCTGGCTCTCGCACTGTAAATGTACAAACAAGTGTTCCAACATTTTCGTCGCATGCCTAAATTCATTGTTATAAAACATGCAAGTCATTCCGTTGAATGAATGTACACAAAAAATATATTATCGACCATATTCGAAAAATTTTACTCTTTCGAAAGTCGAGCAAGACCTCATCCGAAACGAGAAGAAGAAGAAGTCCTTTTCTTGCGACCAAGAGCAGATTCCGTCCATGCACATCCGTTCTTCTTCGCGAGTTTAAACGACACCTTGCGAGCACGTCTCGCGTCCCGAATAGCCTTGTTGGATTTCCTGCGGGGATCGTTCAGGATCAGCGTCGCGCGCTGATGAGCGGCCATGAGACCCTGACAGTCGACCGTACGGGTTCCTTTCGCACAGATCGGATACTTGTACTCGGGACCGCCGATGATGAAGCAGTCGTTCGGCATCTTACGGCGCTCGGACCTGCGCTTGGGTTTGCGCGACTCCCAGCCGATTGAGTTGGTCGCATTCATGTTCTTCGGATTCGTGCTACTGGATCCGAAAAACGCGTACGAGCTATATTGGCGCATATTTTATGTTGTTGTGTTTTTTTATTCGCTTCGCACATTTTTTTACCGACCGAACATTGTATGTAAAAACACGAGTTGTCGTCTTGGCTTTGATGCGATCCTCTGCGAACGCCTAACTTCACGTGCAGGTGCAGGTGCGGGTGCGGGTGCGGATGCGCCCGGAATAAGTCCGTCCGGTGTCATAAACATACTCCCCCATGGTCGTTCGTGGTCGTGCATGTTGTTTGCAGGAATTTGGTTCATAAATTGTGCAACTTCTTCTTCTGTTTTTTTCTGTTGGTGTTTGAGAAAGAAGCGCATGTTCTGGTCTGTTTGAGGAGTACGAGCCGTTGGTGGACGTCCGGTGACGAAGTGGTAATAATCTTGTGGATTCATCATTCTTTTAAAAAAGTTTGCATGACATTTTTTTCAATGCGCGTCGTGCCTTCCTTTTAGGCGATATTAAACCCACGTTCGGTCAAGAACGAACGCACGTCCGGCTCGAACGAGTCCGCGCATGACCAGCACTTGAGACCAGCGTCCCACTGTGCCGCGAACTTGCGCTTGAGTTCGTCCTTCACGTCGAATGTTTTCCCTTTCAACACGAGTTTGTTCCCGCTTGCACGAACAAGCGTGATGGTCGTTCCTGCTCCTCCTCCTCCGCTTGCAGCGGAATTTTCGATGCCAGCCGCTGTGGCTGCCGCCTGAACCGTTTCGGGTTCATACGTGGGCACTCGTGCGTTCTTGAGCATCAAATTCGTTTCAATCGCGCGACTGAGAAGCTCGTGCATGGCCGCGAGCTTTTGCTTGAGATCGTGCACGGTCAGTTCGAGTTGATTGAGCCTGTCTAGATTCTCCATGTTCTCGTGCGAGGTTGGGACGGCCATGCGGAACGTTACTTTCTTGTTTGGGTTTGTTGTCGTCGTAGTCGTCATTCCTTCATCTTCTTGCACCATCGCGGTTGCGTACGTCTTGTCGTCTTCGACAAAGCGGTCTGCCATTTTTTGTTTTTTGTGTTTATTTATTTCCAGTGTGGAACATGAGCATTAACAAGATCAAGAGTAGAATAAAAATAATGACGTTCAATTTCATCTCTTTGATACGGCGACGGTATAAGCACACATGGCACGCACACATCCGACAAGGCTGTGTTTCTTGGACAACTATACGTTCGAACTGAATGTCTTCTTCTTGTTGTTGTGACACTTGAATTCTCCGAAAGTCGGTTAATGGAGGCGGAGGTGGCGTCTCGACGACTGCCGTAGGAGGAGGAGGAGGAACAACAGGAGCAGCAGCATCAACATCATCGACGTTGCCGAACGCGACCCGGAATGAGGTGGGGCGGAATCTGCCAGCCATAATTTTTATAAAGTTATTTTAAAAAGCACGCGACTCTAAAAAAAATTCGTGTGTGCGCAAAACGATTCTACCGAAGTGAGTCTTTCAAAAGTCAAAAGAAATGGATCCGTACGTTATGCTTTTAAACGTTCCATACGTCGGACTGTATGCACTTGTGAATAGGTACATCCCGTCGTTTATCACACCGACGTTCGTGTCCGGCTTGGGAAGTTTAGTGGTGATTCAAACAGCAATCCTTTCGTTTCCGATGGCGCCCTTGTGGACACGTGCGTTGTTGCTGCTCGTGTTTTTGCTCGCGTGGGTCTTTTTGTTGGTGAGCATGATTACACAAATAGTTTGCGGGAAGGACATTGTTCGATTGGGCTGTTCGTTTTTGCGCACTGAACAAGAAACCAGGACGAATGACACAAACGATGGACAAACTCTGTCCGTTTGAGGTCATGCGACATCCCGCGTGTCAGCGTTTATCCATGGAGCTTCATAAACGGAATCATGCGGTTGTATGGGGTCCGTCCGGTTCGGGTGTGAGTATGTTTGTAAATGCGCACGCGGACATTTACTGGACATGTTCGGGTGCACGTTCGTGGGACGTGCTTAAGATCGTTTTGGATGATGACAACACGTCGTCGACCGAGTTGTTTCAGACGTACCCGGGCATATTGGAGAATTCGTACAAAGGAATTATCGTGGACCTCCCTGGATGTTGGAGCCGGAACGTGCTGCGATTCTTTCTGAACAAGATTTCGGAACGTGTGAAGGTCGTGGTTGTCTGTTCGGCTCCGATCAAAGACGTCGTGTGTATCCAAGTGGACACAAGCGACCCGAATGAGAACTTTCACTTTCTCCACACGAACCGACACTTTTTCCCGTACCTCCCGCGCGAACCGTTAGAGTTTGTGAACTTCACGTCCGAGATTCTTTCGCACTTGATGAGCCGGTTTCGGTATGGATGCTCCGGTATGGACACTCGTTCGCTTGACCGATTTTCTGTGAAGACATTGGCAGGTGCGCGTGCGCTTCTGGAGCACTCTTCGTTCGATGTGTCTTGCATCGGCGATTTAGTTTGGCAAGCGCGTGCGCTCGAGGTTCGTTCTTTTGCCGACCGGTATGTAGTCAACGGTCTCGTTTTGAGTTGTGCGGACCAAGCGGAAATCCGCGAGACTCTTTTGGCTGCCGTTTGGATTGCAGGTGTTCAAATGTTTTACTGAATGCAAAAAAAATGTCGTGTGAAAAAAATGTAGATGTCCGAGAGAATAAAAAATAAAACAATAAACAACCATGTCTGACTTGCATTTTGGTAAGGCTGTCGGGAGCCGCATTCAAGTGATGAACGGTACTGCGCACCACACTGTGGGTGGTTTGACCAAGAAGGACATTAAGGTGAAGCGCAAGAACGGCGAAATCCGTTATGTGTCCAAGAAGAAGAGCGCTCGTGCAGCCAGGATGCGCCGTTCGGGCAAGTTCCGCAACGACGGTTGGATCAAGGCCATCAAGATGGCTGCCAAGGAGCACCCCCACTGCACCGCTCCTGAGATTGCGCGTTACGCCAAGCCCATCTACGCCGCCATGAAGCGCCGCAGCAGCAAGCATTAATCAACAACGTTTCCGAATGAAGAAAAGTATATTATATATAAACATATATAACAAATGTCCGCAATTCTCGCGTGGGACGTTGGTGTTAAAAATTTAAGTTTTTGTGTGTACGCGCGAGATCATACGATTCTTGCGTGGGACGATCTCGACACCTCTATCCGGAGGGGTACGAGTCTTTCTCAAACTGTCCAGAAATTCACTCAGTTCCTGGACATTTTTTGTGCATCCGAACGGTTTGTCGGATTGCGCGGGCGGATTACGCACTGCGTGATCGAGAACCAGCCGAAGCGCAATCCAACCATGCGGGTCGTGAGCGGCATTCTCGGCACGTACTTTTTCATCAAGTTCGGATGGGCACCTGTGTACTACAACCCGGCGCACAAACTCGCCGGTGTCGATTTAGATCAGGCGTTCGAGTTTGGAAAGTCACGACGTCGAAAGGGCCGTTGGGGTTCGAAGGAGGCCGGGAATGCTTACCGGATGCGCAAACGTGCGAGCATTGAGGAAACACGCCGATTGTTACAAACCGATTCACGTTTCCGCGACTGGCTCGTGTTTTTCGAGCGGCACCGAAAGAAGGACGATCTTGGTGACACCTTTTTAATGGCAAGGGCGTTTTTACACGCGCCTCCGCTTGAAGTTGAAATGGAAGACGACGATTCTTCTTCTTCAACTGATGACCACCAAGACGAGGATGACGAACAACAACAACATGAAGAAGCGGAAGAAAATATGTGTCATCTTCGTGCGTTTATGCGGGCGCATCCGAGTCCGTGCAAGTCTAAGACGGCTCCATCCAATTCGGTTGAGCATTTCAAGTTTTGTTTGGAAGATCGTTTGCATAAGGAGTACGGTTCGGACAAGTCGTTGCAAGACTGTGTTGATCACATCGTGAAGAAATCAAAAGCCAAAGGGATTCAAGATTTCCGAACGAATTTGACTTGTGTGTGTGGACGATGTGAATGGACGTCGTGGATTTTGCACGAGCCGCACTGGAAAACCATGTTTCGTGCCTAGCATGTTGTGTATGTTCAAGCAATAAAAAACGAAAAAAAAAGATGTTTGCAGACGTGTGGGTCGGTGTGATTTACGCAACGGGAGCGTACCTCATCAAATACATGTACGAACAGGTTCCCGAACGGCTTGCGTGGGTGGACCCGATCGTGTCGAATTACAATGAAGTCGCCTTGCCGTTTTACACCGCGGTGTTGTTGTGTGTGTTGTTTGACGTCCTCACAGAGCCGGCTATGCAAATGTTTTACGCGTCTCGCTATTTCGATTACGTCCAAACGCTCGCGCTCGTACGGCACCGTCGGTTTCGTTTCTGGAACTTGCACGTCTTCCACCACTCGACCGTACCAACTATTTTGCGGGCGAGTTGGGATGATCAGTACCTCATCCGCTTCGTTGTGTTTCTCGTTGGTTCGAGCGCGGCAATCTACGCGAGCTCGAACCAATCCGTTCAGAAGAAATTGTTTTCGTCCGACTACGTTTCGGAGTTATCGCCGGTCCAGTGGACGCAGTATCTGATCGTTCTAGTGCACACGATTCGTACGACGAACAAGCGGAAGCGTTTTTGGTTCGGGATGTACGCGTGCGTGTTCGTTGTGTGTACGTATCAATATTTTCATTCGTTTTAATAAATCTAGTAGTAGAAGTGACCGAACTGAGCGGGTACGGGCACCACACCGGGCACACTCACCGTCTTGGGAGACTCGAAATACTGGGGCATCATGGCGAGGTACTTGGTGATAAACTTGTTGTCAGCTGGTACAGCGGGGTCGGCCACGGAGCGCTTGATACCCTCGATCCAGTACACGCCATTAGGAGTCTTGAAGGCAAGTTGGAAAAGGGGCACGAGCAGCATCAGGAAGTACAGCCAAGGACCGAACATGAAGATACCGAAAATGTAGAGCAGAGAGATTAGAATACCTGCAGTGGCGTTCACATCTGTGTACCCAAGCTTCGCACGGACGTCCACGTTGTTGTTCAGGGTCCAGGATGTGATAATCGCAAGCACGGTCAAAGCAAACACGATCCAGTCCCAGACTGAATACTTCTTGGGCTCGGAGCTCGCGACGGAACCAGCGGCCGTGGCGCCGTCTGTAGCTTCGACCACCTCTTCCACTGCTTCATCGCCTTCTGCAGCAAACGGCTTCTTCACATAGCTCATCAGATCCTGTACGAGCTTAACAGCCACGGGTGCTGCGTTCTCATCCGTTGTTGCTGTGCCGAAATCCTTTTCACCCTTTGCCGCCTCGGCAACCGTTGCAATTGCGTAACCAGCAGGACCGGCGACGCCGCCCAAAAAGGTCTTAGGGTCGAACATGTTTTATTGAATTAACTTTTTTTTAAGAATCGGTCGCGGATATTTTTTTTTCCGTTTTCGGAATCAATTGCACCTCAAAAAAATTCGTACGTGTCATTAAAACAAAAAAAACAAAAACAAAATGTTCAAGGCTCCAAATGACATGTTTTTCGAGTCCAAGCAGGGACAGGGTACTTTTAATTTCAAGGGCCGTATCAAGGGCGAACGCATCGAAGCAACGAGTTTGTCCGCGCCCGAACTCGATTCGATCTCTTCCCAGATTGAAGATATGCGAGCGCGCATTTGTGCGTTGTCAACCGGTGGCGATGCAGTACTACAACCAGCCACCGTTTCGTCTTCATCAAGTACATCATCAGACGACATTCTTTCACAAATTCAGGACGTACGCGAACAGCTCCGTTCGGCTGACCTTCCCGGTCTGCTCGCACAAATGGACGAGCTTCGCACGTCGTGCAACAAACCGTCCGCTCCCGTCGTCGTCCCCCAAGCTCCCCCCCAAATCTCTATCCAGCAGCTCACGAAGCTGCAAGACCAGGTTACACGTCTGGTCGGTCAAATGAACACCTTACAGGACCGTATGAGCATCCTTGAAGGACGCATTCGTCTCGAGCCGTCTAGTAGTAGTAATACGAATGTCATCGAAACAATCACGGACGTTGTGGTGGGTGCAGCTGCCAATGCCGTCGTGAACCGCGCGGCAATGAAGCTCGAGGACATGGTCTCGCCGGGCGCCCTGTACAACCTGCGCAAGGTCTCCGAACGAGGCCCGGTCAAGTACGCATGGTAAGTAGTAACCAAATTCACCATTCATCGCTCTCCAGCATCTCTTGAATTGTAAGTAATTCGGATTCGATGAATTCGACAATCATACTATCTTTTGAACGTTTGTCTGCCTCGCCAATCACCTCCATCGGTTCGACGTCCCAGGTGGATGTCGATACGTACCGCCTCCCTACGTGTTGCGCACCAAGACTCGTGACGGGCACGAGCGATACAGCCTGAGACTCCCAGCCCATGTCCGCAGGTGATCCGGACTCGCGCTTAGCCAGATAATAATAAGTCACTCCAGAATCGCGCTTTAGGATCGCAAACGCACCGTTGCTTGCATTGTGTTCGCGCGTGCCAGACGTGTCGTCGAGGCAGTTCCCCGTGTACCGTTTCAATGACACCAACAAGCCCGTCTCCTCGTACGTCTCGCGAATCGCCGTCTTGCGGAGATCCTCGCCGGGATCGCGCGTGCCTTTCGGGAACGTTGACGTGTACCCTACGAATTTGTTCGTAGGATGCACAATCCACAAGCGCCCGTCTGGCTCGAAGATGATCGTGCCTGCAGCCGCACCGTCATGAAACACAGGCGCGTCCTTCGAGAGCTTCATAAGTGTTTTCATCACTGACGGTGTCAGTTTCGCGGACGTGTACGACAACCCTTTCTGGCCGGGAACGAACGTCGCGACTTGGTTCGGGTCCTTGTGGGTCGCACGTATCGTCGGGACCGACGGTACGCGAATAAAACCGTTCATTCCGCACGAGGAGTCTGCCGCCGGGTGTGGCACGTTCAACGCAATCTTGAGTTTGTTAAACCGAGATTTTAGTATCCGCGCGTTCTCCGGACGGGATCGGAACCGGCATTTTCTTGACTCGGATGTTCCACCACAACCTGCGCTCGCGCCCGGAGATTCCTCTGGCACGTATACCCAGTCGTGACACACTATATGATTGGTCGCATCTTTGAAAGATCGAAGATGGTAAAACCTGCCCATGCACGGCGCGAAGAGAACCTCGTACTCGCCATACTCGGAGATTCCAGCCCACGTGCCTTCGACATACAACACGCGCGCGCCCGGCATGACGCGGATGATGTGATGGCAACACCCGGATTTGTTCTCTGACTCCAACGGTTTTACGGCGAGAGACTGTCGGTCAAAATTTGTGTACCAATCGTCCGGGCCCGAAAACAAATCGGAGCGAATCGTGCTGCTGTGAAACGCTCCATTGTCTAGCGTCGAACTCGGATAACCACGGAATACCACAAACGGTTCCCGCACGGGCGGGATGTTTGAAAACACGTCTTTCAAGAGCGTGTTGCAGTGCCGGATTTGAAATGTTTGAAGTTCGTGTGGCTCCACGCGGTCAAGTAAGAGTTCGTTGATCATCCGACTGCCCTTGCCACTCGTGTAGTAGAAAATCGACTTCTTCTGTTCGATGCTCAGACCGTGCATGTATCGAACTACGTCGCGGAAAATGGCTGGATACGACGTCGATTCGTGATAATTTTGAATGTGCGACGGATTGTGGCAATGCTCATCAAACTTGGTGTTAAAGGTTGCTTCGTTGATATCCGTATCCATCGCGTAGCGAATGGGAGCTTTGCGCGGGTCTTCGGTAATCAACGTACGGTACCCTTCGTCTCCGACCAACTTCTTCAGTTCTCTCCGAGCGGACGGCTTCCGCTCGCGCGCCTTCCAGATGAACTTTTCACCCCCCTGCAAGTACAACTTGAATATTTTATCGTCCAGACCAAGACGCTTCCGGTACATGGCAAAGTCTCTGCACGTATTGCAAACGACAGACACTTTTTTAAGCTCTTCCCGTTTCATATTCCGAATGATCTCGTACGCGAACGCATCTCCTTCGTTCGAAGGAGTCTGCGGTTTAAAGATGAACGTCTCAAGACGAGTCAGTTCCGCCGTAAAACGAGGTTTTGGTATATGCACCTGAAAGGCTCCAGTGATCTCGAGCCGTTGTAAGTTCCGGATGCGCTCAGCATCGTCGGGCACGTGCAACTCCCCCACGTCTTTCATGGTGAGAGATTGCATCGCGGGGAAATGAAGTCCGAGTTGAAAGTTCGTGGTCAAGTACTCGTTCGTACCATCCAGTCTCACTTTTTTGCAAGTGAAGTTTCGGGAACCTCCCGACTGAAACTGAACTCGGTGAATCACAGTGTTCTGAAACGTCAACCACTTGTCAATTTTTCCCCAGTCGCCTGGATTGAACGCGTCAGCCTCGAATGTGCAATTCTCGAAGAGCAAGTACTCACTCCGAGGGAAACTGAAGCCTTTTAGTTTTGTTGTAAACGTCACCCCACGAAACGTGAGAGTCTGTGCATGGATTGTGTGCGAAGTGTCAAAAATATCGAGAAAGTACTCGAGAGAATGGTTCGACTCGATTACGATTTCTTTGGATGTGTTCATAAGACTCACAAAGTTTTTCTTGTACGATAAAGTGACATCACTTTCACGAAGTTTGTAAGTCCCAGGAAAATGAACGACTTTTACGTAGTCCGTCTGTACAAGAGAGAATTTAGGAAGAACATCTTCCAATTTCGTTACGGTGGTTGTGTGATCGGACGAGTCCGTCCATGTGAACGCGAGATCTTGTCCGGGTACATGAAGTGTTTGCACATCGGGATTGCTCGCCCAAAAAAACCCTTGGTAGCTATGATAAGGGTCCATCGTTGTTTTTTTAAATTACACGTGTATATTTTTTTTCGCTTGATGCGAATGCGAACGGACCTAGCTAGTGTAGTAGTCGGTTGAAAAGAAATACAGACGCGTCCGGTAGCTCGCGCTGTACGTCCTCGATGTTCGAAAGGAGATCGTCTATAAAAACGACGTGGTCGAATCGGTAAGAATACTTGTATCTCCACATCCACAGTAACAATCTTCCTTTCGGATCGCCTGATGTACACACGAGGTCGTGCGGGACATGTACGCCCACTTTGGAAAGGTGTGTTTCGGTAAGTGCCGATAAATCAAAGTCACGCGCCGTCAAAAAAAGAATGCCCGATTCTTCGTCCGTGATCCGTTCAAGAAATATGGGCAAGAAAAACGAATCCGTGGGAACCGGTTCGGACGACTGCACGAGTTCGCGCCATTTTATCAAGGCTTGGTCTTTCGGATGTTCGTCGTCCCAAAACGTACGTGCGATTTCTCGAAAATAAAGAACCGTTTCGTCCACGTCGATTACGTATAGCGTACGTTTTCGCACGGGCAATTGTGCAAAGTTTCGAATGGTTGTGATGAATGACATTTTTTCTTTATGGCGTGGACAAAATGTGTAACAACGTCTTCGGCACGTGACGGGCACTTTTCGGAACGTTTCCGTCCTTGACCCATTCGTACACTTCCGGTACGACGTACGAGTTCTTGAGGACCGTTTTGGTGTTGTGGAAGAATTGCGCAGTCTGTTCGAGCGCTTGTTTCACGTCCTTGGTTACAGCAGCGCGCTCGAGGAAGGTAATGTTTGCGTAGTACGTTCGGAGGTCTTTCGTGGTAATGTCGAAAGAAGAAAGACAACCGTTCACGTCGCTCGCCGTCGCTTCGAACACGTTCTCGTTTTTCGAAGTTTCCCGCACGAGCCGTTTGAGTTGTTTGACGGTCGTCGGGCATTGGACGACAGATTCGTTGTGCACGCCCTTCTTGCCGATGAATGAAATTTTACACGAACGGGGCCCGAAGTGAAAGTGTTGGGGAGTTAAAGTGGTGAGGCCGTAGTGTTTGTATTTACGACAAGAATCGTCACTCCCGATGCGAAAGTTGCACAGCTTGATCAGCCGCAATATAAGTGCGCACTCGTCGCCGGACTCGGACATGAAGTCTTCGACACGTTTAATGACCTTGGCGACCTTTTGTACGGTCGCCTTGCGTTTGTTCGTACGAGCTTGTTTGTGTTCGTGCGAATAAATGTACTGTGTGCGGCCTTTCGTGTCCACACCCGTGGCTAATAACTTGTCCGTGAGATGAAACCGTACGTCTTTGTACCCGGGAGGCACGTACACCGCACGGATTTTCTCGATGACTGCGGAAGAAGCAGCACGGCCTGTTTTTTCGTCCACGTACGTCCGTCTGTGCTTCACGTACGGCGGCATGAGATGTCTTTTTTAAATCTGCAAAATCGATTTTTTTTCCACGTTCGCGTTTTTTTTAGAAGATCACGGTGGGGAAAGGAATCTGGTCCCATAGGCGTACCACGGGGTTCACCACCCACTTCTTGATACGGTTCAAGACGGTCTTGCGTTCCTTCTTCCAGCTCACGTGGATCACCACGGCCTCGTCAGGGTCCATGCGGGGGCGCAGCTCGCACTTCACACCGGGCATCTCGTGACGGATCAGTGCTGCAATGTCGCGCACACCATTCTTTGCCAGCACGCGGCGTGCGAACTCAATCTTCAGTGCGGCGAAGGCAGCATCCAGATGCACCGAGTTACCGCGGTCGCGGGTGCAAGCCAGGTAGGTGATGGCGGCACGTGACCGGGAGAACTTCTCCACGTAGTTTGCAAAATCAATGTTGCGGGTCCAGGTCAACTCGAACTGGCAGTATGACTGGTCCTCCTGGGCTGCAATACGGGCAGCAGCGGCCACCTGGTCCGCGATGTTGTTCAGGTGCAGTGACGAGGTGTGCTTCAACACGTTGGACCACCACTCTGACTGGGCAGCCAGAGAGATCGAGTCCTCTGCGTTCTTACGCTGCACACGGATCGAGCGGGTAGCATCCTGCACCGAACGCAGCGCGTCGGCCGACATGACCGGACGACGGGGGATAGGGGCCAGCTCGTCCACGGGCGGGGGCACCGCAGTGACAGCGGGGGATGACGGAACCTCAGCGGACACCACAGGCGCCGCGGGGATTGTAATTTCTTCAGTAGGGGCAGATGACATTTTTTTTTACTGAAGGTCGTGAAGAATTTTTTTTTGAAAATCCAAAAAAGCCGGCCAGTACTTTTGTCATCACACTCATCGAAAAATAAATAATGTCCCTTCTCGAAGCCGTACGTGCATCGATCGCGAAACAGCAACGCGGGGAAACCCTCTCCGAACTCGAACGAGTCATCCTGCACGAATCCGTTCAGGCCGATTGTGAAGAAGTCAAGCGGTGGAAGAGTGCCTTCCGCGAGTTCGAGCAACTGCGCGCGGATGCCAAACTTCCCCCCATCGAACCCGTTCGTGGAGGAGGCATGAAGTGCTGGCACGGCGCAGACGAACTCGTCTGCACCGCCATGGACGAAGGTGGCTACGGATACTTTGAGCATCCGAACACCGGATCCACAGAGCGCCTGCACACTTCTGAAGTGACCACACGCAGCCCGTTCGGAAACTTTGTGCGGCTGCGTGACGTCCCCGTTGGAGGCACTTTCTACTGGAAAGACTCCACGCACTGGCGTCCGTTGGTAGTCACGTCTTTTCAGGAGGACAACGTCTGCACACTGCCCATGCGCGGCGGGAACGTGTTTATTAGCAACGGTTTTCTCGGCGAACTGGTGTCGTACTTTCCCCCCGAATGGTGCGGTCAAGGATGGAGCTTGAACCCGTTCACGCGCGAACTGTACATCAAGATTCCAGCATGGACCCGGGCGGCCGCGTCCGAGCACCGCACGCGCAACCAAAAGGAAATTGAAGGCCATGCGAATGCCACGTCGGACATCTACCCAGGTCTGTACTACGCCTTCCAGTTCCTCAAGAACCACCCGGACTTTGTATTCCGTATCCCACACTTCGAGTACACCGTGTGGACGTCAGTGAACTCCTGGGCACCGAGTTATTGCTGGACCCGTGCCCAAGAGATTCCCGAAGGTGCCGTTCCTGCCTGTTGGAAATACGGTCGTTGCACGGCGTTGCAGCTTGCGGCTCCGGAAGTGAACTGCGGGTGGTACATGACCCCGGACGGCGTTCGTTTCACCGGTACCAATTTGAAGATCTCGTACGGATCTTCCGTGGAGCACATCGTCTCTCTGAAACAATTTCGTTTCGGCTGCACGTCGGTTTCTTTCGAGACCGATGCAGACCTCCAGGTGTTTGCAGACGCGTACTTCGCAAACTCGAAAGACTACACGGGTGTTGTCCCGGCAATGCGTGTGCAGGCGGTTGAGACTTCTTCTTCTTCCACTGCTTAAAAAACCGAACGGGGACTTATGAGTTATGTGTATATAATGAATGAAAGCGAGAGAGTATGCCACATTTTATTGTGTTGGATGTCGAAACAACCGGGTTGGACAAACGGTCCAGTCGGATCATTTCGATCGGAGCCAAATTGCTAGGATCCGAACGTGTTGTTGATTGCCACCCTTTACAACCCATGCGGACGCGCGACGTCTTTCACGCATTCATCAACCCCGGACACACAAACACCGCTGTCGACATTAACCTCATCCCGGACGCGCATCTCGCCAAGTTCGCACCGTTCGGAGACGTCATTGCAGATTTCTGGGCGTGGATTTTAGAAATATACCAAGCCCGATCGGAGCCGATCGTGTTTATAGGGCACAATTTTGATAGTTTCGACGAGGTCATGCTCGACGTGGAGCATTCTCGACACGGATGTCGGAATCTCATACCCACACGAAAAATCCCCATGTTCAAATTGGACACAATGAAACTCGTGAAATATGTTCTCCCCCAAACGATCAAGTCCGTGCCGTACGGTCTCCCAGTCGCCTTCCACGGTCCGCAGAGTTATCGTCAGGCAGACATTTATGAATTTCTCTTCGGCGAAGCCCCGTCCATGCAGCATTCCGCACTCGGCGACGTAACGGCACTCGAGCGGATTCTCATGCATCCGAGTTTCGCTCGCGTGTTGACGCAAATCGAGCATCCGGATCCTTTAGTTATGGGTTATTTGTAAACGTCAATACTAAATACAAAAAATAAATGATATACATCGCTGATCTTGGTCGTTGGTTGAAAATCCGTCCGGACTCAAACCTCTGTGGACTCCTTTGGACGGTGCATGACGTCCGCCCGTTCGCCGTACAGCGCGCGTACCATGCGCTCGGAAATGCGGTCGCGAGCCGTACGAGCAGCCCCGGCGACACTTCGTACACCTACTACTTCATCTCGCCTCGTACGGCTGCCGGGCAGTTTGGTGAGGAAATTGATCTGACGCGTCAAAACGTCGTTGACTTTTACGACAGGCGTGACGCGATCCTTGTCGAGCACAACATTTACAACTCGAGCTGGTGGACAGACGCGCGTTTCGAAGTGTCTGACGAAAACGAGATGATCAAACTCCCCACGTCGAACCCGCTCGATCGCGCAGACTATCCGATCCTCGGATACTCGTACAACCACCACACGGGGCGTTTCTACCCCGGACGACGCATCACACAGATGCTGAATGACCATAAAACTCAGCAGCAGCAGCAGCAACAGCAGCAACCGGACGAGAACGTGATTGCGTTCGTTGAAGTTGATGCTTAAAACGTATGGATGCGTATGTGTAAAAAAATGAAAAGGGCAATTGTACTGCTTGAATTTTACCAACTTGAATCAAATTTGTCTTTAGGCGAAGAAGTTGTGGAAGTCGTGTGCGTGACCCAACGAGCGTATGAACGGGTACTCTCGAAATTATGCGACAACGAATTTCCCGAACAGATCGTTACGCAACTCCCGTCCAAACCCGTTCGGGTGCGTTTTGGACTTGGAGGAGAACCGTTTGATTTTTCGAAACTAAACCCCAACGGAGAACAAACGCTTCGGGACATTCTGCCCAGCCCACCCATCGACATTGTCGTGCAAGACATTCAGAACCTTTGGAATTTTAAAACCAAATACGTACAGACGCCAAACGACATATTCGCACAACCAAACGGGGACGCGTACGATTCGATGACACCACCGGACGATCAACATATCCTTGGAATACTCGAAATAGTTAGGTGTCTGTATGCTCAGCAACTCGTGTACATGCACCAACCAAACCCGACCGTGCGCACCGCACGGACATTGTACGTTCGTGGAGGGGGCCAGCACGGGACGATTGCTTGGGGGGCACTGAGCGCTGTGCTACGCCAAGCCGAACAGCCGTTTGATCGATTCGCGGGCGACAGTTTCGGATCTGCGCTCGCCGTGATGGCTGCACTGGATTCGTCCGGATCTGGACACTTGTTTCTTGACCGCGTCATCGACGTATGCCACCATATGAATCTCGACGAAGAAGACCGCCCGTTGAATCGCGAAGCGGCGCTTGAATTCGTTCAATTCAGTCTTCACGAACACATACACAAGACGCTTGGGGAACTGAATCTGCCTGTCGACATTCTCGTCTCGAACATTAACACGGGCATCGAACACACTGTTTGGAACGCCCAGACGATGCCGAACGTCACACTCGGAGACGCCCTTGTCGCATCGATGAGCATTCCTGTGTTCATAGGCGCACATTCGGGCTGTTTTGACGGCGGCCTTACTGCCAATATTTACACAGACGGTCTCACATCCAATAGCGTCGTGATCACTCTCGGCTGTTCTTCCATGGACTTGACAAAACTCGCGGGAGTCGCTGGAGCGTGTGGATCCGTGCTTTGTGAAATCGTTTCAAATTGGCAGGAATTGTCTGGACAAACAGGGCACCGTTCGATGAACGGTGCCAAACAAATTTTGCTGACCGTACTCGACCCGGACGTGTCTATTCTAGGCGGATCCGTCGGAACGACTTCGTGGCACGTCCTTAATTTTCAGCACGGATTCGATGAAGCGATTTCTCAATGTTGTTAAAATCGTTTTTTTTTAATAAATGCCCGGGCGGTTGCAACGGAGTGTGTCGCGTGGGTCGCGCGCGTCAGACGTCTGCACCACACTTCCAGTCTTGCAGTTCGGGAAATAATCGGGTGCCGCAACTAGACCGTGCTTTTCCAACGCCTTGACGTCTGGGTTTTGTGTTACACCATCGTCCGACAAGAACGGCTGGCTCGGGTCACGCAGCGTCCCGACGAGCATATGCCCCATTGACGGAAAGTCCGGAACAAGTTTGAGCAAGTCTTTCGGCTTCGCATTGCCCGAAATAAAGTCGCCCATCGTCGGCCGACCGAACGCAAACGCCGGTGACGTGTTTAATTCTTCAAGTTTGTTGATATTCGCGGACAAGAGATCTCGAGCGACAGTGGCGTCTATTTTCTCTTCCGGATTCAAAAGAGGCGCCCCGTGGTATTTCGGAGGCTCGGGTTTCTTCTCGGCTGCTTTTTCTGTTGCTTTTTCTGCTGCTGCTGTTTGTTCAGCGTCTGTGCTGCCGAACTTGGACATGGCTTCGCGGATTACAGGCGCCCACGAGTCCGTTCGTGTAATGATGATACACACGAGTAACCCGACAACGAAGATGAAACTGTTTTGATGTTTGAAACTTGCAACGAATGACAAGAACAAGATCACGAGAGCGAGAAGTGACAATACGAATTTGGACTCGACAAACATTCTTCTTTTTTCATTCGGCGGAAATACATTTTTTATATACGCGCGCGCTTCGAAACATTCAAAACACAAAAACGTCAGCGCGCTCATTCGTGTAGAAGAAATAGCAACCTCGTTATAGCCCACACACACATACACACATACCGGGGAACGAACGGGGGTCGTTATTCATTCATTCATTCGTTCGTTCATTTTCATTTGTAAAAAATTTAGGCGATATGCACATTTCCTCCTCCAACAACCGAGAGAAGCCGCTCGAGCATGCGGTTGAGTTTGACTGCAACATGAACGTCGAGGAATGTTTCGATCTGTGCGGGGGCGAGTAAAGGTACACTCCGGCCAAACGGATAAATCGTTTCGATACCACGCAAATTTAGCACGAGGTCACGAACGTCTTGCACGAGCAACCGAACAGCCGATTGGAGTGTTATTTCGGGAAACGATGCGGCCACGTACGGAAACAAATGGACCGTCTCGAGCACGTCCCTGTACAGTTTATCTTCGCGGATATCTCCTGTAATTTCGTCTACCCAACGTGTGCTCGAACGGAAGTGCACGCGACTCAACTCGACACGGATGGATTCGGATGTATTCATTTTGATTTTTGTTATGTACATTGCAAAAAACTCGTAAACACTTTTAAGCGCCTCTACGAAGTTTAAGAACTATACCTCATTGGAATGAGTCCTGACACGTCGTAGTTGCCGTTCATATGCAGCAGTATGTTTGACAGGCCGACGGCGGCATTGTAAGCGGTCACAAACCTGATCGTTTTAAAACGTAATAATAAATGCTTCATCACACGTTCCCATTTCAGAAAATGTTCGGGGGCGTACATGTACACGCGGATTCGTATAGATTCCATTTTCGTTGTTTTACTTTTGCTTTTTAACGCAACAATCCTACTGTAATCGAAAGGGCGCGCATCAACTCCTTACACACGGCTTGTTCTGCCTCGGCAATCGTCTTGGCCGAACGCTTGACCCGATGGCGCTCCAAACGAGTTCCGACAGGAATCGATTGAATCGATTCGAGCAAGTTCGGATCACGATAACCCCGCACTCTGAAGTACTCAAGGCGTTCAGGACTGTACTCGCACAAAAGCTCGACGTGGTGTGTGATTTGTCTGCGCGACGTCGGTGTGGGTTGGACAGACGTTTGGGTGTTCGTCCATGTGAGATTGCTAAGGATTTGTTTTGCCTTGAGACGCACAACAAAGTCTTTGAAGTTATTGTCGACACGCAGATCGTGCATGACGTCGTCGAAGCGAGAACGGAGTGTGCGCCACAAAAAATCTGTGCATTTCTGTAGTCCGCAGTGCAAAAACTTTTGCTGGTCTTCGAATAGGGCCCCGAGAAAACCCTCGAACACGTTCTCTAGCAAATCGTCTGCGACAGTCATGCCCGGACTCTTTTTCACGAATTCCGCGATGCCCATGTGTCGACACAATTGGGCTAGACCAGATTTTTGCTCGACGTTGATGCGCACGCGCGACAAGAACCCTTCGTCCTTGTCCGGAAACAGCCGGATCAAAATCATGGCAAGACTCGCGTGGATGATCGAGTCTCCGAGAAACTCGAGCTTTTCGAAATTGTTGCCGTACACCGGGTGCGCACCTTCGCGCGTGTAGAACGGGTGTACGTGTTCTTGTTCGGACATGAACGTTGGGTTGTAAACGGACGCATGGGTGAGTGCCGCCCAGTATAAAGAGAGGTCACGCGGAACAATCGGATACAAAATCCGTTCGAGCTCCGAACGGGTGATCGGAGGCTGGCGCAACATCGAGAAACGAAAATTTGTATTTTCTTCATTCATAAAAAGATAATCCACAATGGCTTCTGAACTAACAACGGCAACTACGACCAGCACGAACCTGTACGGTTCTCTCAATCGGACTTTGTTCGGAAAAAGTGACGCGTTTGTTACAATTATGGGTATGCAGTTTATGACCGCGTTTGTAATGCTCGTGTTTGACCCGATTATGCTCTGGCTCATGCCGGACAAGCAGTGGTCTCACTTCGATATTGTCCTGCCAGACTGTGACAATGAGAACAATGAAAGAACAACTGTCAAGATGGCCGCCCTGCTCCGCAAAATCATTATGCTCGTTACAGTCGTCGCGATTTTTCATTACTTGTAAGTTAGCTGCCAAACGAAGAAGAGCCCTGCACCACAAATGTATGTATATGTGTGTTGTCGAATGAGTTTCATTTCAATTTTGTAAAAAAAATGTATATAGCAGATATGTAAAAAAAATGTCAGTTGTACTGAAGTACTATGATGGTCATTCTACAGCTTCGTCCTTGGAAAAGGAAGTATCGTACGATGAAGTTATGAAATTAGACTATAAAACCCATGTAAAATCGATCACGATTCATATAAACTCAATGACGAAAGAAGCGAATGATTCGATAAGGGAAAAAAAGCAATCCAGAACCGATGGTGACATCATAATCGTTGGAGAATACGATGGACAGTCATTTCCCGAATTCGGTTTTGCTATATTGGCAAAACTAAATCCTGTAAAGATCACATTCAACGGAATCCGTTTTGAACACAAGTGTGTACGTGAAAACGTCTTTTACGATTTGTTGACAGTCGTTTATAACAGGTGTGTATTTGCAAGTGTTCGGGCTTGTATATTCGGCTATAGTGTCACCTTGAGTTCCTGCACATTGGTTGATCTTGATGCAACGACCGAGGAAGACTTAACTCTCTCGACAAATGTAACAGATAGCTTAATTATCACGAATGAAAATGACATCCCAACACGTTATATCCCAATAATGTTCCCTCGGCTTAAACATCTAAGTATAGACACACGCCCATCTTCAAGACCGATTGACTTTCATGGTGTATCCAAGTGCTATCAACTCAAGTCATTATCTATAAGCAAAGCCAGCCCCATAGACCGTCGGAGCATACCAGCATCAACAGTAGACCACATGACAGCATTGTCTTCAATCAAACTGCAACTTGATGATCGATACCTCAGTTCATTGTTGGCGAAGAAGTTAATAACAATGCAGGGGTTGTATGAATGTCTCGAATTCGCGGTCATGCCAAACGCCTTTACTGCATTGGACTTGCTGGAGAATCTTGATCTTCGTTTTGCAGAAAAAATACATCTGGATATATGGGATCCGGTCGTACCCTCTGATTTTTTAATTAGAATCATGTCAGGAGATGCTACACCAAAGCGTGTAACGATCGATTTTATGGTGCAACCGAAAATGCCTCTTCAAATTCCGGATCTGTCTCGATTGTATAATCGGGGATCTAAATTATCAATTTCGCGTTCATCATCTACAATGTTTCGCATTTATGCATTTTTCGGAGAAGAACAATTCCCTGGACATGTGTTTGATCAAATCCAATTGTCAAGTTTGACATGTTCAGATGAAATACCGGAATGGATGGCTCCAATATACCGAGACTATGAAATGTATATGCCCAGACGTGTTCCAGTCGCGACCATCCCGCCCGAAATATACAAGATGATAACAGACCGAGGGGGGGTGGCGGCGATAAGAGGGCAAAGATTGCCGAAACGAAGACTCAGTGAGCTTGCTGGTCTGGTTGGTGACGGAGGAGAGGGACGGGAAATGAGTACCGTAACATTCCGTCCGCATACGGAAGGACGAATTCGCAACGTAAACACGTACACGGACGAACACGATGCAGAGTTTCAGGCGCAATTTGCAAGACACGTGGGTGTTGATTACACAGACGCCGATCCTAGAATCCCCGAAATCTTCCGAGAGTTATATATTTGGATAAAAAATCTACCCGAGAACGACAAGAAGTCTATTTTCTATTATACATCCGGTCATTCGTCGCGTAAAATCAACCAAGTGCTTGCGGGAAAGGGGGGCGCCGGCAACCTATCCCCGCACCAGCTTGCGTATTTAAAAACGCTCTTACGTGTTTACGCACGTGCTCCGCCCGTCCGTACGGCCTTTCGTGTGTTTCGAGGATTTCCACATGATCTGGATGGAGGTATTTTTAGTAGTACGTCCATCAATAAGGAGATTGCACAAAAGTTTCTTATCGATTCATCTGTTAAACAAACAGGCGATTATGTGAAGAATCCACTTGGTGTGAAAATCGGCAAGTGTTGCATGCACGTGATCGAAGTAAAACCCGGGGCACGCGTACTCTTTTTTCCAGGCGGGATGAAGCAAATAGCGGAGTACGACGAGGCCGAAGTATTGATTGCGCCATTCATGGGACAATTCGTACGTTCGCGTACGACTACAAATGATGGAGGATCCCATACCATGTACTGGACGTACGAACCGTACAGTGATGAAATGATTTCTAGAAATTTAGAATTGTTTGAATCGGAAAATAGACCGCCGCCTCAAATCCGAAAGTCTTCCCGTATTGCCGGCCAAGAAACCGTAGGACGTGCTGTCGCTCTAAACATGCGTCACCCGGCTGGTTTCCACAAAGGCAGTGAGGTCGTCATCACGAAACCGCACGTTCCAACCGATCGAACCACGTACAGGAATCCGCACGAAATCGCAACGTTCGTACCCAATCAGATGGACGTTCCCAGAGATGCGCTATCGGATTCCGAACCGTTCTTACGCGTGATACCTCAAACGGCTTTTGCGTATTTGTATAAACGTAATGTGGACACTTTAACCGGTCAAGTCCCTTTCGTTGACAGCCGAATTACTCCCGATACGAAGCTTCGTTGGGGGGCAGGGCTGGTCATCTTCGAACCGGACGGGCGCGTATGGATCGCTCATCCCACGAACGGATTTGGTGGTGACAAAGCCACGTTTCCAAGGGGCACGTACGACGATATGGATATGGCAGACTTGCGCGCAACTGCGATCCGTGAAGTTTTCGAAGAAACGGGAATCATGGCGGCAATTGTGTCATACGATGCGGATGCACTCGTGAGTATAGATGATGACGAGACTCGAGCGTTCTGGACGCGTGAACTTACCGGATCAGGGGTTTTTGCTGAAATAAATCAAGACGGATATAAGCGTGTGCGCTACTACCTCGCGCGGAGAGTTGCGGGAAGTCCAGTAGGAACAGGATGGGAATCCCAAGCAGTCTCATTGGTACCTGTAAACAAGCTTCGAGAACTCAAAGTCGGCACTCGGTTTTTTGATGATAACACAGAACGGCCGAATGATGACAACCATTTGAACGAATTCCTCTTAGATGCTACAGTCCAGGCGCGAATCATGCAAAGTTACGGTGCAGGATATTTCACAACAGCACCCGTTATTACGACAACTGCTGTTGTTGACGAAGTAAGTTTGGTTTCATTCGGTACGTTCTTGCGGAGATACAAACATGCACATCAAGAAGACAATCATGCAGAGTACAGAGCGAAATTGAAGTACAATAAAGCGTTACATCTGTTTTTCAACAAGCATTAAATGAATTCATTCGAAAAAGATGAAAGAAAGTAGTTAGTGGTAAATAAGATCGACATTTATAAATATAAAAAAAAATGAAAGAATACGAGGTCGTCGTTGAGAACACACTCGAACGAAACGTGCCACAACTCATTCGAGAGACGGTCGAAGAACTTGTCTACTATTCTGCAATCTCAAACTCGAGCGTCTATGTCGTACGAACTTCCTACATCGAACGTTTGTATGCCATACTCAACCAAACAGGTCTTACCTACGTAATTGATGAAATGAGTGATGACGAACGGTAGAGTTTTTTTCTTTTTTTACGGTCTGTGCTTGTCCTTTTGCGCTTTTTATAATGTAATAAATAATCTTGACTTCCAAATAACTTATTACCCAACACAAGCAACCCAAAACAAAACAAAAAATGAACAAACTTCGCGGCATCCTTGATTTCAACAATCACCCACTCGCCCAAACCGTACGGGATTTTGAGTGGGAAGACTTTATTTCGCACACAAACGCCCCTTTCGGCGTGCCGCGTTTCGAGACGCGTGAAGCCGCACTGGAAACGTACCACGCCATACCAGTCACGAGCGCGCTCGACTGTGTCGACTCGTGGGATATTCTCGACAATATCATCATTCCTATCCTCACTACCAGTGCAGATGCATTCGGACTCCCGGAACTTACACACGACCCGCCCGAAATTACCGAAAAGTTTATCGAGGACACAATGCTGCACACGTTCGCCAAGTTGGAAAGGTCCGTGCACGCAAATCCGCGCGACGTTCGAGGCACCATACGGTTCATGTACGAGTATATGCGTGCCGGAATCGTCGTACGCATCGTCAAGGGCAAGATCGTCTGCTTCTGCCCCTTTTACAACCCGCACTTTCAAAATACGTGGCCTAAAAACGTTCCACACGGACATGAACGTTTCCGCACTGGCTTACCGAAAGAGAAATGGTGGGCGAACGGCGGCATTCTGTGCACGGAAGCCTCGCCGTGGGGCACGCATTTCGTGATGCAGGTCAAAGACATGATCGCTGAGGCTGCGCATTCCATTCGCATCGAGGACGCCGTGTTCTGTATCAACAAGCGCGACTTTCCACAGTGGAAGTACAATCCTCGGTTGGATACACTCGTAGAGCCGTATGGGTTCCTGTACGACAAGGACGACCGTGACTTCCACCATGACGTTCCACTCGCGGTCGAGCCTCCTCGATCGGTCCTGCCCATGCTGAGTTTTTATGGCACGCACTCCATTCGATTCACGGACGTGTTGATCCCGCCCACGGAAGATTGGGAAGCGTCGAGCAAAATCATCTACATGCCGTCCATGACCAGACGGAGTCCTCTCACTCTCGCGGCCGTGCGAGACCTCACGCGCGTCGTACCGTCCACGACGGAACCGTTCACCTCCAAAAAAGACAAACTCTTTTTTCGTGGAAGTGCCACTGGCTCGGGCTCGACCGAAATCACAAACCAGCGCATGCTCGCCTTTCGTCTTGCGCAGCGCCTTGAAGACCCACGTATCGATGTGCGGTGTGTCTCGCTCAGCAAGCGCCTCCACAAGCACTTCACAGAAAGCGTCGAGACGATCGGAACCGTCTCCTTCCCCGTCAGTCAGACGTTCTACGTACCCATGTCCGAACAGATCCAGAACAAGTTTCTCCTGTACATCGAAGGACATTGCGCGGCGTGTCGTCTCGGGTCAATGCTGGGGTCTGGCTGCGTCGTGTTCAAGACCGACTCGACTTGCGTCGCCAGCGAACTGTGGTTCACACACCTCTTGAAAGAAAACGTGCACTACGTACGCATCCAAGCAGATCTGTCGGACCTGCAAGACAAACTCGATTATTTCATCAAGCACCCGTCCGAAGCCGCGCGCATTGCTTCGAACGCAAGATCCTTCTACGGTGAGTACCTCTCCCGCGTGAACTTACTGTCCTTCGTTGGCTGTGTGCTGGCTGCCGTTTCCGTTTAAATAAGTATGTTTTTTACATTCTGGCAAAAAATGGTGTGTGTCATTTGTTTGGACGAAGAAGTACCAAGCACTATCACTCCATGTAGGGTGTGTTTTAATGTTAAATTTCATGAATATTGTCTGGAAGCTTATCGACGCACGAACAATGTATGCCCGACATGCAAGGAACCGTATGGGCCGATTATTCACACAACACTTCTTCCCATAACACAAACGGAGCCGAGCGAACAAGAAGAAGACTCGTGTGTCCATGTGGACATGTATTTCGTGTTTATTGTTACTCAATTCTTGATTTTGATCTTCACACTCGCGGTTATGTCTCGCAAGGACTTGTTTCAATTCTGGACGTTGTTGCTCACGCTCTTGTTTATGACATGTATGGTTGTATTCGACGAGCGCGCGCGGACGGTTTCCATGTTCTTTCGAATCTGTGCCGGTATTACGGCTGTATGCACCATCATAAACACTGTTTTGTACAATCATGATCCTATCAGCATCGCGTACGTAGGTCTAACATGTATGAACAGGAGCGTCTATGCTCTCGACCGCACATTGGCAGATATTAGACATAACCGACGCCAAGTTCATCCTTCGTTGCAGAGTAGCTAGCTTCTTTTCCAAAAAAAACACACGGTTAAACAAATATTTTTCAATATGTACGCAAAAAGAGATGATAAACCAATACTATTACAGCTGTTTTATCCACAATGGAAGAACATCGTGGAGATGTGAAATGCACAATTCATTCGTTGAGGCACAACGTACTCTCGAGGCGTATAAATTTATAAACTACTATGGGAATTTCTTTGGCCAAGTCGTTCCGATCTCGAGTGTATGGCCGGGCTTTGTACGAAGGCTCTTCTTGCACTTCAATTTGTTTTTCCCGATCACTATCGAAGAAAATTGATTTTCTACGAACTAGACAGACATGTCCCACGATATCTCCAATGCAAAACCTTCAAATGCCTGAACTTTGAATTCTAGTTTCGTGAGTGTCCTGTACAGCTTCTTTTGAAACTTTTCCTGCGGGATCGTAATTCCGTTTAATGTATTTGGTATGCGTAACAAAATGTTTTGGACGCCTTGCCGCTGCAAGAAATGAATTTGCTGCGCGACGTCTTTGAAATACTTTTCGTATTCAGCCTCTTGGAGCAAACGAACACGTTTGGCCTGTTCGATTGTTTCACGGAGTAAATCCATTCATACACACAGACACACAGACAAGGTTTTTTGTAATTATTGGTCCATATTTTCAAATCTTGTCTTTAAACGAGACTTAACGCACGCAAGTACTTTTGCAACACAACAAGTGGGTTTTTGTGTTTCCTGTAACGCTTTCGAAACGATCCGAACGACAACGTAAGACCGCGCGGGACGCGCGCGACAAAACGCTCTTCTACAGCGTCTGGACTCGCGTCCGTCGTTTCGGTCGCACCCGGCTCATATACAAGGACGTTGTCGAGGGATTTGAACGATTTGTTGACAGTACGCATGCTGCGTCTGCCTTCATCGTACGGCTCGTTCGTGTAATTCAAAACCTTGAAGAATCTACCCAAACCTGGTGCAAATAGCAGTTCGTACTCGCTGAATTCGGTCAGATAGGGCGGTACTACAAAGAACTTGGACCCGGGCATGACATTAATTGTCTGAATACAACAGCGCCTGTCGTCCTTCATGACCTCACCGTTATCATGCGCGATCAATTGGGGCATACCGACGTTTTGGTCGATGAACTTGTGCGTAACATTTCTTTCGATCGACGTACTTATAAACATATCGTTGTCGGCTTCGCTATGCGGAGTCGCCCTATATACAGTAAATGACCGTTTCGTGGGACAGTTATACTCAGGCGCTCGTTCGATGAGCCGTTGTAAAACGTGCATGGCGTTGTACGCGAACGGGTTGGCTACTCGCAACTTTTCACACGACTCCTTTACACGTTCGGCATGTGTAGGAAGATTTGAAAATCGACCTACGAGTGCTGCATTAATGTCCTGTTGGTCTCTATGTGTAGTGTAAAAAGTCACTGCCAATTGTTCTTCAAGCGTCATACTCAGCCAAAAATATGCTTGGTAAGTAAATTCAGATCCGATATCGGCATCGATTTGTGACGAATAAGTTTCTATAAAGTCATGTTGGGCTTTTTTATCCATATCTTTCGTTCTCGATTCAAACGTCCCGTCTTTTTTCCATTGCTCGATGATGTTAGGGGGCCCGTGCACTTTCATATATTCCTTGAACAAGCCAATCTCACTCTGTAATGAATACTCGTCAAACAAATCCGGGAACTCCTCAATGATTGCCATGTCTAAAATCGCCGAGTTGTACTCATCCGAACCTCTCGCGTACATTATCGTACCTGTAGACGACAATTGCATCAGATTTGATCGATATGATGAATCAATAGCCATTCGATACATTTCTTGACCGTCCGCATGAATAGTACGGGGCAGCCTCGGCTCTACTCGATGGTAGTAACGCGCACGTCCAGTCGACACGTTTGAAGAAACTAAACGCGGTGACATCGTTTTAGATAAATAGCGTTGCTCAATCATCGGTCGATATTTCGTATGCACACGTTCGTGAGGCAGATTGAAACTCTCGTCCCACGTCGACAAGTCTGCGGGTGCATCGGGATACAACTCAAATCCGTCTTTTATTTGTGACATTTTGTTTTTGGTTTACGGATTCAATAATTTTTTTTTAAACAACACCCGCAAGGATCGCCGCATGGTATGCAATCATTGCACATGCAATCAATTGTAAAATTTCGCGTGCTTGTACAGGATAGATACCTAATGAAAAAATCGTTGGTGCGACGAACAAAACATGGAACAAGTAAATCCACCGCTTTGTATTTTTGAGATATTTTGACACGTGATATGCTCCAATCATCAAACCAAGTACAACGAACAACCACCATTTACTCTGTACAAACTCGTTCGAAAAAAACTTTTTCAATACGACAAGAAGAACGATTCCTCCAAGAATATGTGCGACATTCACAGATTTCATTGTTTTTTTTATTCCCGCGTGCATAGAAATAAAAAACACACACATGTGAAGAAACCCAAAAATGTCTCCGTCTTCACTTGTCGCCAATCTCTCTGTTCTAGTAAGTGAAGCATTCCTTGCACTGTTCCCGCAAGTGATCAAACAAAATGAACTTGCAACCATTCAACTTCAAACGTTGATTCGTGTACTCACGATTACAGCGGCCGCGTGGGTGTACGTACGTTACATTGAAAAACGAAACACGTGGAACATATCTTTCAAGTCTGGCTTTGTCAACTCGTTGCATATTGTATCATCTTACACTGCGTTTCAAAATTTGGACTCGTCCGATGCGCTTACAATTTTTTATTCGTATCCGCTCTGGAACATTATTCTCACACGATTGCTGTTGAACGAGCCAATCGATCCACAACGCGTTCCTATCATTCTATTGAGCGTGATCGGCGTCGCTCTCATTCTACAACCAAACATGCGCGCGACCCCGCGACAGAAATTTGGAATCGTTGCAGCTCTTGTCGCGGCTCTCACAGAATCGTATTTGTACATAACATTTCACGACAAGACCGATACGGACACACCTGCCGAACGGCTACTCGGTCAATACACTGGAACGGTTCCATTCGTTTTGTTATGGGCGATCATTGCACACAAGTTCTTCAAGAAGGAGCTCTCGCACACACAAGAAGAAACACTTGTTTTTCAAATTTTCATTTTCAATTTATTGATTGGCTTTGGAATGCATTTGATGCGTGCGTACGGTGCCTTGAATGCCCGTCCTGAGTCGTTCGCAGTGCTGAGCACGGCAGGTGTACTGTTCGGGTTCTTGTTTCAGGTTTTATTTGAAAAGAAAATGCCATCAACTCCGAAAATCATTGGTGGCTTACTTATCGTGGCCGCCGGAGTCACTGCAGGTTACATGGACGCACACGAACCATTGTCAAATGTCGTTGATGAGATTCCACAACTCGAATGAAACCGCCTCGCCCGAATAATAAAGAGTATCGGGCCAGTAGAACGCCGCACGGTCACGAATCGACAGCGAGTACCCGAACGGGTCCGTGCGGAGGTCGATTTGTGCATTCGGGTGGAACGAAGGGGCGTACGCGTTCCAAATCAAAACGGAAAACGGGTTGGTTTCGTACGGAGGAACAAACTTGTATGCGGGGACCATCTCTGTCTGTCTTCTTCTTTTATTTGATTTATATGTGTACGAATACAACAAAACAAAAAAACAAAACGAGCATGATCTTTCTTGTCGATCTCTCGCAGCCTGATCTATTCCATGGCGACCTATTCCCTGTCCTTACCGGAACATTCTATATCCTTGTTGAAGGTCGTCCGTCGTCCGCAAAAGTTGAACAAATCAAAAGTGCATTTCCTGACCTCTCGCTCGGAACTGTCAAGGTTGTGTTCGTGAAATCGTTCGCCGAACATACACTTGATAAATTTGCGTATGACAAAGGGGAACATCCTAGGAGCATTGTCGATCTCCGTCCGACCGAGTGGATGCTACACACACATCTATTCCCACCGTCCGTCAGCCGTGCAGTCATCCGTTCGATTCCGTACAGTCTTGTGTATAAGGATCTCATCCTCAAAATGATTCTTGACACCATGTGCGCGATCATCAACGGTGTACGTATTTCTGCAGACGAGTTCCCCGTGCTCGCACATATCCAAGACAAGTTTGGAGAATATCTCGAAATCGGAGATGAGTTCGATGAAAATTTCGACCCCTACAAACATTCCGTCTATTGTAAGCCGCGCGAACACATTTGGGCACGCATGGACTCGAGTGGCAAGTTCAGATGGCCCATCGAAACAAGCCAAGTTAAGATCATCAAAAAGGTCATTGATCACATTTCGTTCGAGGACCTTCTTCATCTCGCTGACCACGAAGAACTTGTGTCGACAACGTACACAACTTCGCCCACTCCGATTTTTCCGAAGGATGACGTGCTCCCGGAAGAGATACGCGCATTCGTTTGCTCGTACGCACAGACGAACGAGGCGTTCTTCTGTATGACGAACGACGAAGATTCCCTTGAGTTCGCTTGGGTAAAAACATGCGTGACGCCCGGGTTTGTTATATCCAGTGCAATCCCTTTACTGATTGAAACACGATCGGACCCGCGCGCACAAGTCAGTATACTGTCCGAATACTTCGAGCAAATTGCTCCGGGTGGGTTTGTGTACTTTAAGCACCCGGATGTGGGGCTGACGGTCATGCTGTCAACGTGGAGCACGACCGTTCCAGTTGGAAGTTTGTACGGGAATCTTTCCCATGTATTTGAAAACTTTGCACAGTTCCAAGTATGTCAAGACGGAAGTCTTTGGATTCAAAAGCGACTGGAAGATTTTTAAATACAAACAAATAATTATTGACGGATGAATAAATAAATGCATGGATTAATTAGTGCGGCGAACATGGTGGACATGCGGGGGGACGGAACACGGATGGAACATCTTGATCGGGACACCATGTTTTCTTTTGGATGAGCAATGTGGACAAGAAATTATACACAACGGTCATTACATTGTAAAGAGGCCTCGACTCGTCACATCGTGGACCTTCGAATACAATCATATTCCCTTCTGCAAAATGAATAATGACTAGCCACCAATAACAAAACACGTTTTCTTTCTTTACACATTCGATCTGTGTTACGATAGAGTTCGGTAGTGATCGAAATGTCCACTGCTTTTCGTAGTCTACAGATATTTCACCCGTGAATGTTGCAGTGTCCACATCAACCGTGATTAACGCTTCAAAACACGGGAAGGTTTCGCCATCGTACGTAACAACGTGCAAGACATTCGGACTGTTTTTATCCATCTCCTTTCTTTTCTTTAATCGATTCGTCAAGTGTCATAATCTACACCTCGTCTGAGTACGACGTAAACTTTAGCGTACTTCTTTTGTAGACACGACGGCAATTATGCAAAGCAACAACATATAAACCTCCTACCACAACCAATGGAAGAACGAACGTACGAAGAAGGTTAGAGTTTAGTAGGATCATGTTTTGAATAAATAACATTCTAGAATTTTTTAACACGCTTGTTTTTGTGGACATGTCACTTTCCCCCGACTATTACGTTGACTACTCCAAGGTTCAACACTTATTCGGCACAACCATCCCACACGTAAGTCATTTCTTTGGAGTACAAGATGCCTCGTTCAAAGTTGATGAAAAGTACGCACGAATGATGAACGACGTTTGTTGTCCGAGGAAGGCGAACGGCCGTACATGTGAGAGAGATGAATGGGACGAGGCGTACTTTTTCTTGTCGAATATACCTTGGGGTACGGGATGTCACACGGAACTCCGTTTTCATCAAAGAACCGGTGAGCTCGTGACTATCAATTTTACAGGGTAAAACTGTGCGTGTTCGTTCTTGTTACACTATAAACAATGCAGTTATGTAAAAAGAAAAGGATACGAATGTCCCTCGAACTTATTCTTGGACCCATGTTCGCTGGCAAGTCCACCGAATTGATTCGAAGGGTTCGTCGTCTACGGTCCGTACATAAAAAGGTATTTGTAATCAACCATTCGTTGAATGTCAGGTACTCATCCTCCGAACAAGCAGTAGATGTAACAACACACGACTCTGTTGGAATCCGTGCGGACCTTAACACCTCACAACTCATAGACGCGGAGACTCACGAAGCGTTCATGGACGCTGATATTGTCGTGATCGAAGAACTGCAATTCTTCGAAGACGCCGGAGACATCGTTCCGACATGGGTTGACCATCTCGGCAAGCACATTATCGCATCCGGACTGTCCGGAACAGCCGAACGCACCCCAATGGGCGATGTTCAGATTCTTATTCCTCACGCGGACGAGATTTCATTTCTAACCGCTCTGTGCCCGTACTGCGCCGACGGTACAAGCGCCCCGTTTTCGAAACGCCTCATCGCGTCCGGGTCGACTGTGGACGTTGGAGGAGGTGACAAGTACGTCGCGACGTGCCGACGACATTTCCACCAGTAGTCTTTTTTGTTGCACCTTTTTATTTTGTAAGGGATGATGTGGAGTACGACGATTAATGAATGAATGAATGATATTTTGTTTGTCCCCTCCTCTCTGTTCGCACTCGATTGGTGTGCCTCTTGCTCACACACACATTACAGACGTGTCCGGATACTTTCTTTTTTCGGGCAAGCAAGTCTCTCTCTAAAAGTAATACAACGTCAGACGATCGAAATCTGGATACACAGTGACAGAGTCGCTTGCGACATCATCAAACGAGTCGAACGACGTCGTTAACCTATTATTCCTCGAAATCTGGTCGGTCACAAGCTTGTTGAATTTGCGTTTCACATCATTTATAGTGGTTTTTGGTCCGACTGGGACTTGGACTTCGCGTATCTGGTCCGGATTCGTCGGTCCTTGGAAAGGCTCGTATGCACACGTGAGGTATCGCACGACAACGTGGGCGTTCGACGGGAGAACGTGGAGCTTGACTATCTCGAATCGTTGTTCTGTGTTCAACGTGCTTACGCGCGTGTTCACGTCTCGAATGTACTCGCGACGAGGTCTGCCTTCGTACGTCAACTGGATATTACACGTTTCGTGTATGTCCGACCTTATTTGATCTATGATATGGTGCACTCGAGTGTTATTGTCAATACGGATCGACCACGTTTTTCCACCTGGACCCATAACTTGAATCATTCGGGGCTTTTCAATCAAACGAATTTCCGGACGACTCCCGGGTGTTGACGGGTCGAAATATGGCACGATCCTCGAATCTCCCGTCAACAGCTTCTTACCAACTTGCATCACCACCAACATTTGGTCCGGGTTGAACGGCGGCGTGAGAAAAACGGACATGTCTCTCACGAACTTGGTGTGAGCAAAGGAACTTGTCATGATCACCTCTTGCATATGTTCGATCGGAGAATGAGCTCGCTTCACAAATATGGAGACGTTGTAAGTGTTCACAGGGAGTGGCTCAATCTCCACAGCACATTCGTCGTCATCTCCTTCTTCTTCCGCATCCACGCACGTCATATCGACCTTGGCGTCAATCGGGACATAGCGCACTCCATCGACGACGCCGACGACACCGAGTGCTCCGTGTGGATAGACAAGCTTTATACGGTACTTGTACGGATTCATCGACACACTTCTCGTCATCGCAACGCGAGAGAGTGCCATGCGAACAACCTTGAGCGCCGGTACCATCGTCTTGCGAGTAGGAAGTCGGTACACCCAGACGCTGTCTTGAATTCCTACGACCCGCACGAAAATCCCTTGCCCGTATCCCAGGTCGAGCATGTCCTCGTTGAAATTGTCGTCGTCCACACTCAAGGATTGTGCAAGCATCGATATGAATACGGCGAAGTGGCACGGGATGTCGTCGCGCACAAACCGAATCGGATTATCCAACGGGCGGAGGTGCATCTGTTGAGCAATGTATCCCGTGCGCATCAAAGACACAAGCGCACACGTGCCCTCGGTCGGCTGGTCGCCCTCATACCCAGCCTCGTCCGTCGCACGATCGACGCCCGTGAAACCATGCACGGACTCGGTCGGTAACTTGTGTGTGTACCACTTGCCAACCTCAATTGCGTCCGCGGAAATGACTTCTCCGGACAAACCGAACAGCGTGGAGACGTGGACGTTCTTGATCGTTTCAAGAAAGCCGTGGAGTTCTGGGTAGCCATAGAATTTTACGTCTGTGCGATTGGCGTCGACAGACTTGACGACTTTGACACGGATGCCTTCTGTGATCGAACGGAACACGCGGTTCAGTGTAGAAAAATCAGGGTCGTACTTATCCTTGACACCAAAGTGTCCGTGCGGGTCAAACAAAACAATCCGGCGTCGTGCGCGATCTTTGACTGCAAAACGTGCATGAAGCCCGTGCTCGCCGGATGCATCCGCTTTCGTCTTGATGCTATACTGTGCCACGTCTACGTTGTCGTTTGTGAAAAAGTCTCGTGCGGACACTTCAAACAGGTTGCCCGCGCGCGACGACATGATGCGGTACGGAAACAGCCGCTGGAATCCAGGCACGCGATTCAAGTAGATCAAGAGCGGCTCCGTTTGGATGCCTCTTGCACCAAAGTGGTAGTAGACTCGCGGCACACACACACGTAATTCTCGGATCGATTTCGAAGAACAGTGGTCGCGCAAGTACACAGGGAACGACATGTCCGGCCTGGTGATAAAGTCGAGGACGGTGCTTGGCTGTGAAAAGAAAAAACTCAAATTGATTCCGGACACTTGTCGAAACAACGCAATGAGGTGTAGAATATCATTGTCGGCTTCGAATTCGAAAGGAGGATGATGAGGAGGAGAATATACGTTGGATAACGCGTGACGTTCCTCCATACGTTCCTCGCGTGCTTCTACCATCGGGATGACGCTATCTTGGGTGCGCTTGTAGAGAGTTTTTATCAACCCTGCAAGTTCAACAGACGGCAAGTAGCGAGCCATCTCGGGCGGCACGTCGCACGTATGAAGGTCGAGCGACTTGACGAAACCGAAGTCGTCGACTTGACTCGGGTCGAATAGTGCTGGTGGGTGCACAGTTGTACGCTTCGCGTCCCCCCCTTCGAGCTCGTCGCCTGGCCGTTTTGTTCCGTTCCCGAACGAGGTCACGCCACCGTACTTCCCGAAACGAAAAAGGGCGGACACGTACTTGCTTCGCGCTCGGGAACGATGCGGGTACACACGCTCAAACTCTTTCAGTGTGAGCATAATATTCGTATTTTAATAAAAGGTAAAGTGCGATTTTTTTTAGAATCACACATTGCTGCAATGTATTTTTTACGCGCATCGTTCTTGCGGTCAACTCTCTCGAATTAGTGCAAGGTCAACATTTTCATTTGTTTTATAAATTAAAAAAGAAAAATGTTCTATTTCCTTCCTACACATCATCGGCGCGGAGTCCAAACAGGCCGCCGACGAAGTCGGACGACACTTGCCCGACTTTGCACAAACAAACATCCAATCTACATGCATCGCGCGCGAACAGCCAGGTTCGAACTGCAAAGATCGCTCCAAATAGGCACGAACGTTATCAACAACGGTGGACGTGCGAATTGTGACGAAATTACGGATTTCATGAGGTCCGTACGCGCACTTTCGAACACGTATTTTGTTTTCAACAGGCCCAACTGACTGTGTTCAATTATGATGTGTTCGAAGATGTCAAAGATTTATTACTGATGTTTAAATAAAAAACAAACATGGGGGAAGAAGCCGTAAAGTACACTGTGGATTACATGCGTGACATATCAGCACTGTCCGTTCAAGAAATCGCTTCCTTGAACATTGCGATATTGGGACAATCAAAAGGTGGCGAGGGAAGAGATTGTCTCGTTGGATTGCCCGGCCATTCCTTTCAGTTTTCTCTGCACAAGACAACCGGATTCGTCCGTCAGATTCCGAACGATCTCGGATGGATCTTTACGGACTCGGACGACGTCATCTGCAAAGTCGCGTACGCAGCTGACATGCACAAGCCGATCATCATTTGTGACGAGTCTCCAGTGAACACACGTGTACTCGAAGTGATTTGCGCCATGGAGGACATTATCCAACCAACAACTTTAAGATGATGATGTGTTCATGTGAATCGGACATACACGCGCGAACGCGTTATAGATCTCTTATTTCTGTACAAGTAAAAAATAAAAATGGAACACGTACGGCACAGGACCGCAAGAATTGCACACATGAATGTGGACATTCTCCGAGGTTATATCGGTCTCAGAGACGGACAATCGCTTTTCAACCATCCCATGCAGTTTTCCGTCCACAGAACGACCGGGTTCGTTCGACGGATTCCGAACAACGAAGGATGGACTTTTACGGACTCGGACGATGTCAAATGTAAAATCGTGATCGCTTCTGACACGCGCACCGCGATCGTTGTGTGCGACGAGAGCTCTACTGACCCGCGTGTGATGGACGTAATTTACGCGATGGACGACATTATCCATCAACTTTAAGATGATGATGATCTTATTAACAACTTCTCGAAATGTTCCAATACTTCATCGGAAACATACTCGATTGGGTTTCCCTTCATATTCAGACAGAATGGTACCATATTAAGAAGGACGTCGGGAATCGTACGGATCTCATTTCCGCTGCACGACAACGAAGAAATCGAACGCCACTCACCAATCGTCTCAGGTAGTGCCTTGATCTTGTTTTTATCGCAATCAACTCGCGTCAGCAAACGAAGACCACAAAGAGCCTCTGGCAAGCGCGTAAGTCTGTTGCCAATACAGTTGAAAGACTTGAGTCTTGTAAGACCCGACACGTGTGCGTCTGTGATTTCCGAAATTTCGTTGTGTAAAATACCGAGGTGTTGTAGTCTCGTCAAACTTCCAATGACCTCCGGAAATTCCGTAAAACAATTGTCTGAGAGAATCAGACATTTCAAATGCGTCAACTTCGAAAAGCTTGCAGGTAAACTTGTCAATTTGTTATCCGTGCACTCCAAGTACTCCAACGATGTTAAGTCCCCGATAGAGTCCGGAAGAACCTCCAGACTGTTACCTTCCAAATCCAATGTTTTTAGACGGTGCAATTGAAAGAGTTCGTCTGGAAGAGTCACGAGGCCCATCATATTACAATCAAGTTCGATGACCACGTCTGCATACTCCGCAACGTCTCTCCATGAACTAAAAATCGCGCTTTCTATCTTCCCTTCGGTCGTCTCGATCTTGCACTTAATCTGAAGAACCATTTGTTTTTTGAATCATGCGCGCACGTATTTTGTAATACGAGATCGAACCGCACTTGCATAGAGAAGAAGAAGGAAGAGCTGCCAGATATTAAATGCAAACAAGCGTTCAAATTTGAAACAAAAACGTGTTGCTGGACACTTGGAAATAAAGAATGAATTTACTTGACGTTTTCGGTCAAAGTATGTACTTACGTCGTGCAGGTCGTGCCTTCATGTACAGAGAATACACATCCATCGTGCCGCTTCGTTTGAACTTTGCGGACGGCATGAGTAATGCAATACTTCGAAAACGGCTAGTAAATGAAAACGCACCTCACTTTATCGATTTAAAACCAGGACTACGTTTTCGTTTCGAGAGTTTTACCGGTATGAGTGTCTTCGGTGGCAAAAGCACGTACGACGCACAGATTCGAATTCTTGGCGGCGTAAACGTCGAAAACTTTAGTTCCGAAGATGTCCTTCGTGCGGTGTTTGATTGCAACGATATCGAGGTTTCAAGCAAATTATTCATCGGCCGTACGCATTGGTTCGATGACTGGAACGAAGACTCGTATAACAAACCACTCGAAGCCGTTGATCACCTACATTTCACCAGCCAAGATGCACCAACCTCGCACAAACTCGCACTCATTGTACGAGGCACGATCTTCAACTGGTATCTCATTGTCCTTCTAATCTATTTGGTGTACTTGTATTCAAAAGACTAGCAAGCATGAGAATCGACGTGTCCGGCTACTACCTACATGCATCTGAGTTGACCGCTCCGGTCTGGAAACGTTTGCGCGACCTTTCTAAAGTCGCACCTGTCTTGAACGACAAGTCGCCCGTCGCCAAACGTGCCCGGTCAGCCGGACGTGGCGGTGGAGGACCTCAATTCGGGAAATCGTTCAGTGTTCTCAATGAAACCGCAGATGGTTTTACTTGGATTCCTCGTGCCTGGTTCGAAACCATGCCCGAACTCATTCGGTTTCGTCCGGAAATCCTCGCCCACCGAACGGCACAGATTGAACGCACTCATTTAGCAACCCAGAGGGTTTGTGGATATACGCTCAAGCCGCAGCAGAACGAAGTTCTTGGAGAAGTTTTTTCTTATCCCGGGATCACATCGGGGTGTCTCGCGCTGCACACGGGTTTTGGAAAAACCGTTGTGGCCATGGAACTCATCGCGCGGTTGAACGTGCGGGTGCTGTGGTTGTCACACACGTCCCAACTGCTCAAACAGTCGGCCGACCGTGCGCAAACGATCCTGAACGCCACGACCGGAAGTCTTACGGACACCGATATGGGTGTTGGAAAAGACTTTGTGACGTGCACGATTCAGTCTTTGCTCAAACGCGACTTCCCTTCTGAAGTGTTGAATTCGTTTGGGTTGTTGGTTGTGGACGAAGTTCATCACATGTCCGCGCCGAGTTTCTCACAAGCCCTGCACAAGGTCGGAGGCATTCCTCATACGATTGGTCTTTCGGCCACGCTCGAGCGCAAGGACGGCCTCGAAAAAGTTTTCCAGTGGTCGATCGGACAAGTGTTGAGTGTGCGACACCTCGAAGTGAAAATCATACCGGAGGTTTGGGTCGTGCAAAAAGGTTGGGAGGTCGAAATCAAACTCGGCCGAGGAGGAGACCCGATCTTCGCCCAAGCGATCACGGACATGGCACGTTTGGAGGATTACAACCAAACGATTGTCAACACACTCGTTCGGATTTTTACGCAGAACCGTGAGCGCAAGATTCTTGTCCTTACAGATCGTAAGGAACACGTTCTGCTTCTGCACGCGATGCTAACGGCAAACCCGTTCTTCGCCGAACTTCGAGTCGGCACACTACACGGAGACATGTCCGAGCGTGCGATCGAAGAAACATTGTACCCAGAAGAACCCATCCATGTTCTTCTCGGCACGTACGGCATCTGCGGCGAAGGATTCGATTGTCCCGGTTTGAATGCGGTAATGATGGCAACGCCGCGAAATGACATTCGACAAGCGGTCGGACGTGTGTTAGGAGAGCGTGTAGGTCTGATAAGACCGCTCATTGTGGATATTCGAAACACGCTCGGGTTGTTTTACAACCAGGGACGAGAGCGCGTCAAATTCTATCAAACGTCAGGATTTGATGTGCAGACCATACGGACCCGTTCGCCCGCGGACTTACTCACAAGCACTGTGGTAGAGGAAGAAGTTGAAGAAGTCGTCACGGCGTCGGCGGGTGCCGGAAATTGTTTTTTCGTGGACGATGATTAGTTTCGACGATCCGAATGGAGTGTGTGAGCGTGCAAAAAAATTATGCTTTATTTATAATTAAAAAAAATCGAATCCGGTATGAGCGGCACAATTTTGTCTACAACTCGTAATGATGACGGTCTGTACACCTTGACAGTGGAACAAAATAACAACAGTACATTAGTGTTGAATCAAAAATATATACGCATCGACACATCTGGCTCGTCCCTACCAAGCGAAGCTGAGGAGAAAGAACAGAGCCAAATGGAACTGGATAAGATGAATGGGAAGAAACAAAAGCCCGAAGAAATTATTCATTTGTATGCAAAAAGGTTGCGCTCACAAGTATATCTAATCGGGATGATCGGTGCATTTTTGGAAAAGGACGAGAAAAACGTTCGCTCCGTAAAGGCAGTGTATATTCCGATCAATCATATCGATAACGATGTAATCGCGAAGCGCATGCTTGCGTTTCTACACTCCATGTTCATGACAGAGGAAGATGTGCACAAACGTCTCGTACAAGTCACACACAATGATCCTTCAAAGTTCGTCAACAACAACGATATTATCGATGCAGTGTTTGTGTCCGCTCTTTATACTCCTCAGTTCCGCTTGCCTTACGATATCCCTTCTACCGCAAAAGACGGCATTACAGGCGATAACCGCGATTTTATTCGTACATTGTATAAACCTCAGACCATTCCATCCAGCCCTGTCGTTCCACGTCTAAAGTCAAACAATCCTTATTTCATTGTGCTTGCCATGCTTGTCATCGCTGCAATTATCTACTACGCGATGCGAAAGTAAAGAAAAGTCGGTCAAACAAAAAAAGGTGTGATAACATTACGGTCGGTCGACGAATGGACCCGGACGGGCTCCGCACGGGTTCCGAATGATTTGTTTTTCTTTTCGTACACAAAGTCAATCCAAGAAAACAGAAAATAAGATGAGCATTGCTGCCAAGCGTCGTCTGCGTGAACCTTCGACCGAGTGTGAGTACGTTTATGTATTCGACGACGAGTCCTTCCCGACTCAACCGTGCTTCAAGGTGGGCATCAGCACCCGTCCGCCTGAGATGAGGTTGACAGAGCTGAATCGCGGCCGTCCGACCAAGCTCGGGTTCGTGTACGCCGCGTCGTGCCACCACGCACACCCTGCCGAACAAATTGTACACAAGTTGCTCGAAGACTTTCGTGTGCCGAATACTGAATTTTTCGCAGGCGTGCCCGAGCATGTTGTTGTGAATCTCGTACGGGCCGTGTGCGATCTAAACAAGGTTGCTGCGGTTCCTGTTCCTGTTCCTACGGCTGTTGTGGACGAACCTGTTCTTTCTGTAGGCGCTGGAGCGGCGCTGCCAGCGGCGATGGATTCGCAGGATTCCGACGATGAGGTGTCAGCGCTTACGGGAACGACATTCGACGACGTGCAAGTACAAAAGTCGGCGGATCTCGAAGCGGTGCGCAACGCCACGTTCTTTCAAGCAAACATGCGCGCAGGAACGTCGTACGAGGACGTTCGAGGTGTGTTTGTGTCGACGAAGAAGTTGCAGAAGCGCAATGCACAGTGTGCGCTCTTTTTTGAGAAGGATTCCCAGATTGTTTGCTTCTTTTGTGAAGGATCGGATGCAGGTGGGAAGCAAAAGGCTCTGCGTGCAATGAATGCGGTAGTCACACCGATCAACACGTACAACGTGCTCGTTCGTACGGTCAATGCGATTGTCAAACCGCCCGTGGGAGCTGGTGCGACCCTGCTCGGCCACTTCCGCTGTCCGGATGCGCTCGTAGAGAAGTGCACGACATCATCCAAGTAAAACTTCAAAACTTAAAAGTTTTTTTAAGCGCCCAAACAAAGTTTGGGCTTTGGAAGTTTTAGATTGTGAAAAAAAATGGCTGTTGAAAATTTTTCGGACGGAGTTCGTTCGGAAGAAAAACGCCAAAAGTGTGTAAATTTTTATGGATTTTTTTTTGAATGAAAAAGTGCGTTCAAAGTTGAGTTAGAAAAAGGTGACTCCCTTGTCATTAAAAAAGGAATCAACTCCCCACAACAAAAAAAAAATGTCTGCCATTGAGTCATCCACTGTTCAGAACAACACTGAGGTCGCTGCCGCAAAGAAGCCTGCGTTCACATCGGCACTGTCTCCCATTGCCGATCAGATCGCGACGATGATTGCGGATAAGCGCAAGGCCGATTTGAAGTTCGAGCAAGACGTGCTCAAGCTGGTGAAGCAGATGGTGAGCGAGTCAACCAAGAGGGAGAAGGCTCTGGATCGCTACACCAAGCGCGAGGCGGCTCGTAAGAACCGCCCTAAGAAGCCCGCACATTCAGTTGTGGGTGTGAACCAGCCCAAGACCCTGAATCCTGAGCTGGTGACCTTCCTGCGCGCCAACGCCGAGAAGATGTCAGAGAAGGCTCGTGGTATGGTGAACGACATTATGTCGCTGAACCACGTGAAGCAGTGCATGCAGTCGCTGGCTCAGGCTGCGAATGTGATCACCAAGGATAGCAAGTACGACTTCCGCGCAGAGGGTGCCGATGCTGCATTCGTGTCATCCATGCGTCGTCTGCTGATTGACCTGGTGCCTGCGGGTTACTACAAGGACGCCGAGGGCAATGCTACCGGCCTGAACTTCGACGACAAGGTGAAGACCAACGAGATCACCAAGTTCTTCGGCCACCTGCTCACTACCACTGATGCATCAAAGGCATTCACTGCTCAGAAGATTGCCGAGCTGACCGAGAAGGCCGCCGCTGCAGCTGCTGCTGCTCCCGTCGAGAATACTGTCGAGCCCGTTGTCGTAGAGCCCGCACCCGTCGCTGCTGCTGCACCCGTCGCCGCTGAGCCCGAGGTGAAGAAGCGCAAGATCGTCGCCAAGAAGGCTACCACCGCATAATCGTCATACACGACAACGACGCAACACCGATTCCAAAAATGTCGATTGATAATGATAATTGTTTGTCAGTGACTTAATTCGAGAAGTTCATCGATTCGCACAACTTGTCAAATGTGTCCTTTTGTGTTTCCGTCTTCACATACGTATTCCGCACATACTCGATCGTCTTAGACGCACCCTTTACAACCTCTTCAATACGTTCGCGGTTCGGAAGGAACCCTTTCGGACCCGCTGCTTCGAGCCGACGGGAGGTCTCGATCAAATACTCGGGAATGTACCGCACCATCAAGTCTTGGAACAACGCAAACTGTTCCAAGAGCTCCGGACGCTGACCATGGAACTTGAACAGTTTCTGGAAACGCTCCTCACCCCTCGTGTACGCATAGTTCTTGCGCCCGTACGGCTGCAGACACTTTAAAATGATCTGGATGTCGTTCCTGGCTGTTGCGAGACCACGATCAAAGTAAAAGTCCTCGAAACGTGACATCCACGGCCCTGGGACGGGATCCATGGAACGACGAATCGTTGAGACGAGTTCGTCGTACTCCTTCCACAGAGCATCAAGCTCCGGTTGCAAATGCGCATTTCCCGGATGCACAAAGACGCGGTACTTGTCGTCGATGATGCACAAAAACCTCCACGCGTTCTCAAACACCACCGCATTCGACCGTTCCTCTGCCGTAAATCGAATCTCGAGCATCCCCTCCAAATACTCAAACACCTGACGATACTGCTCGCCGTCCATCATATACGCCTCGCGATCCAATCGACCCGACAGATCGCCCATCGTCACCATCAGCCAAATCAAACGATCCATTGTCACATCGCCCGACGGACCGTTCGGGTTCGCATGAATTGCTGCAAGCACTCGTTGTGCATTACGAATCAACGTGCGGATCAAACAAAACTTGTCATCCACGCCAATGTTTGTAAAACGAATGTAATCGTCATTCCCCTCTGACAAAAACGAGTCGTGCACGTAGTTCATTTTTTTCGTTATCTTATTTTCTTTCGTGCACACACAAAAACTAAATACAAAAGTGAAACGCACACCACACCACCACACACAAAATGAAAAATCACGAACCGTTCGCTCGACTTGAAATCGTTTCGCGACACCTCACAACAACCGTTCCTCCCATGTACGCCGTCCGCAAAGAACTCGTACTACCAGAATCAGACACGTTCGAGTCACTCATCGATGCCGGGCGGATAAAGTATCGCGTCGCATTCACGGACGACTTGCACGACGAACAGAGAATCTATCACATCTCGCTCGATTTACTAAAATGGCCGACCACCATCTTCTTGAGAACGCCGGGTACGCGCGTGTACAAGTCGAAATATCGCGCAGGTCTCGATATTTTAATTTCGAGCGCGCGTGTTCCACATAAAATTTTCTTACAACTTGAATACGACTTCCGGTACTGGATGCGAGAACGACTCCCCAAAATTATGAATGTCGATCTCAATGGCAAGGAAACGATGGAAATAGATCTCGACCCGGACTGGGACGAATAATTACGGTCGATCCTCACTCGAACGGATTGTATAATAAAAACTTTCCGAAACGAAATACGTGAATGAACGATATCACCCATACCACTGTAATAAAAAAGAATGAGTACCGCGCAGGCGCTCCTTCAAGTACAAATCGCAATCCATCTCTACTCGACCATGCCCTCGGTCGAAAACCTTGCAAACCTACACCGGGCACTCTTCGTTGCCAAGTCCATACTTCCAACCATCGTATCGATCCCTGTAGGGATGGTCGAGATCCCGCGCGAACGCATCGCGATCCCACCCAGAATCTTAGGAGACGCGTGGCGAAGCGTCCAACTCGACCGATTCTACCGAAGACTCATTCAGACGTGCACGGAACAACCCGCCGCTCAGAGCGTGGCCGTTCGTATCGAGACCACACAGCACGTTTTCACAGAGGTGCTCATTGGACGCATCCTTCTCCCCATCCAAACTCACTTTGAGAAATATACAACGTTCGAACACGCGTACACCCACGTGGTCGAACCCGTCTTCTTGTACTTTGTCGCAACCGAAGGTAAGCCGTACAAGGCCGAAGACGCGTTCCGAGCCGCGACCTCACATTTGCGTCACGAGCTCTCGCAAGAGTCCAAGGTTATGTTAATTTCCGTCCTGGAGACATACGACACGTCCCGCTTCCGCACGTCGCATCGCAAGGGCACCGTGCACATCATGTTCAACCCGAACTCTACCCGCTCGGAACGCGACCTCTCGCGTGACTATTACATCGAGCGCTTCAACGCCGTGCGGGCCGAACGAAACATGCTGCGCTTTCAACCCACCCGTCCCAACACACCCGAAGACGAACAGTTCCCAGACGTAGTGTCGGACGTGTTCGCGAGCGTTTTCGGAAGCGAATAATTTCCTTTCGTCTTTTTTTGCGTTGTTGTGTAGATCTGCGTTTTGCGTTTTCCCTTTGGTAAAAAAAATAAAGAATATGTCCGAACCTGAAGTTGAATTGAATATTCGTAAATTCGAACCGGTCCTTTTAGAACATTATCGACTGCACGGACGACCCCCAAAAATTTTAGTACTGGGTAAGTCCGGGTCCGGAAAAACCTCGCTCGTCCAAGATCTACTCTTTTACATTCGAAAAATTCACGCAGGGATCGTCGTTTGCCCGACAGAAGCGTCTCTCATCGACTACAGAGTCATGTTCCCGGAAGTGTTCATTCACGACCGATGGGACTCGGCCGCCATCGCAAACATGCTTCGGATGCAAAAACGGATCCGAAAAACCAATCCCAGGTTCCACCAACTACTCATGTTGGATGACATCATGTACGACAACAAGGTGATTTTGAAGGACGAGTCCACGCGATTCATTTTCATGAACGGACGAAATAACAATATTTCCGTGATCGTCACCATGCAGTACTGCATGGATCTCACGCCCGACATTCGCAACCAAATCGATTTCGTGTTCGCACTCCGAGACAATGTGCACACAAACCGCGAAAAACTCTGGAAACAATTTTTCGGGATCATACCCTCCTCGGACGCCTTCCACCAAATCATGCAGCGGTGCACGTCTGGGTTTAACGCAATCGTGCTCGACAACAACGCACGCTCCGGCAAAATCGAAGACTGCATTTTTTATTACTGCGCTGACTCCAAGTACGAACCCGCACAGGTCACGCGCGTGTACCCCAACATGAAATGCGATTTGCTCTTCGAGGACGGGTTCCAAGCAGAAGCAGTCGACGCCGCGTTCGTAAAACGTCCGGGCGACGAAGATCCCACGATCGATGAAGTGCCGATCCGAAACGGTGAAGTACTGTGTGCCAAGTACAAACGCACATGGCTAACACTCGTGCCTGACAAACGCAGGTGTTTCCATCGAAGCATGTGGGCATTCCATCGACAACGATTCAATCCGTTTTATGATGAAGACGTTCAATCAGAAGCTCGTACGGCTTCCGCGAGTGCAGGAGGTGCGAGTGCAGGTGCAGGAAATCCTCCAAATTCGTCCGATTTTCAATCGCAGTTCAGACGGGGCAAACGTGGCGAACGAACGCAGGTCAAGGTAAAAATGTTGTAAAAAAAATGTTTGTGTTGATTATAAAAAAAAATATGTCAGGGCCCACGTTAACAAAAAAAATAGTAAGTATCTACGGGTACCAACATTACGTATATATTGTCAATCCTCAAGGAGAGAAACAATTTGAACGGTTACATACAGTAAGGCTGAGTGAGGAGACTATTAGCGTCCCAGACAACTGCTACAGTAACTACACAGAACTCAAGGAATTATTGAAAAAACAAGACAAATATATCGTACTTGGTGGTACTGTCAGCGATAACCCCCAACAACCATCATTCAATGATAAAACCCAACTTGGTCACACTGCACTGTTCGTTAATGAAAATGATATGTATAGTAGATCCTTTCTTACGAAATACAATAATATGAAAAGAAAAATGTTCGAAAACAACGGTGATATGGTCGACGCGTATTTGATGTACGATCACGTTACAGCGCTCCTTAGAAAATACAAACATGATGAAATGACCATGGAACACATCGTCAATCCTCTCGTAGAAGTAGCTGTGGCATGTTCTTCTGTATATGGAGAATGGGATCATTTGCCAGAAAATATATTTTCCACCGCACCTGCACAGGAATCCACACCTACATCCGCATCCGCACCTACTACACCTGCACAGGAATCCACACCTACATTCGGAATTCATGGTGGTGTATCAGTGGATATATCTATATCGGAATTTGTACATGCACAGGAGGGATCCGCACCTGCACAGGGATCCGCACCTGCACAGGGATCCGCACCTGCACCCGCACCTGCACCCGCACCTGCACCCGCACCTGCACCCGCACCTGCACCCGCACCCACACAGGGAGTCGTGCAGAAAACGATCAATCTAAAGAAGGTTGTTTCGCTAATTGTGTATTTTGCTTTGATTGTGACTGGTTTGTTGTCGTTCAACTTCATGGGTGTCCGCGAATATGCACAAACACAAGTCACTCGTAATGTTTACGGTGTCCCTCCACCGGGACCATGGGTTGGTATTATAGAGAAACTGGTAGAGGTTCGTCAAACGTATAACGGTACGACACTTCATGATGCATCCGCATTGTATATTGGAAACCAGACGGTCAGCAGTTTGAAAATCCTTTGTTCAGCCATTCAGTACAATTTCGCATCGATGGTCGTGAATAATTACGGTATGGACGCGAGCGGATGGGATTTCACACGCAACATTCCCGTTCACGAACAGCGTATGACATTTTTAAACGACATTAGTGCTGCCTGGATGGTGTACAAGCTTTGTAATAATCCAGAAGAACTGGACAAATCCATGTACGAAAACGCGTTTATGCGATCTGCTCTCTCGGTGTACGCTAAAGTTTTGAAAAACGAAACGGATCTGTTTGCTTTCCACGAAACGCTTGAAAAACTTGATCTTATTAAACCGGACGTCGTAAGCAACGACGTATCAAGGAATCCACAATTCGTGACCGAAATCCCTGAGGCGTTGTATCAAGGTTATGAAAAATTGAAAGAAGCCATTCGGACGGTTTCAAGTTTCGAGTTCGGGTCGTACGAGGGACTCGAATCGCAGATGAAAGAGTTTTATAACGAAGTGAAAAAGGTTCCACAAATCCAAGAGATCCGAAAGATCAAAATATGGAAGACTCCTGAAACTGAAAATGAAGAGAAAGCAATGTCCGATTGGCGCCAAGAGACATTCCAAGTGATTGAAAAACAAGTCGCACATCTGAACGGGCTGCTTGACCGAATGGTGGAGTTCAACACAGCAAGCACAACTGCCCACGGGATATTAGAGCAGCTAATAACTCAAACGGATTCGGATGACCTGAAGGAGTTGTTCCGCGATGCTCTCGAGCGAGTTGTCCAAGACAAGCGTGAGCAAATCGTCCATTTGCTTAACAATTTGAACAAGGTGCCACAGAACGACCTAAACAAATTCCGATTGTTATCTCAGCCATATTACCCGTACGGGTTGTACGGCGCGGTGAAGGAAGCTTACAGAGGCACGTACTTGGAGATTAGGAACAATCGTGTCTTGGACGCTGAAATATTACCCAAGATCCTTTCGCTCCGTGACAGGATTCGACAATTGAAAAACGACTTTGACATAAACGATCATAATTCGTCAAGTTTCGGCAAGCGCCACCTAGAGATGTACCCGTTTATCCTCCTCGTCATGGTTCTAGCTGGAACGGCAAGTGCCGCGAACTTTTGTAAACTTAAGACGTACGATTCGGGCACCACGAGGAATTCGTGCGTCATGCCAGACAGCAGAATGTCTGAAGGATATTCTTCTATAGAAGAAGTCCGGGCGTGGTTGCATAGCGCAGACCAAGCCATGATGAGCGTGCCCGAGTTGTTGTACCCTTCGTTTATCGTTTTTTCGATCCTTCAAGTATTTACATCCAAACTCGTTATGCATACTGCTACAATGAGAGACCAAGTCAGATGGGAGAGAGACGATTATTTGTGGGCCGTGGGATGTTTTGCTTTCAACTCCCTAGCTTTTGAGAGTATCCTCGACTTTGGAGTTCCGAGTGTCTCAAGCCTCGCGAAGGCAGGCGTGACTATCGCAACGGGCTACACATTATTGAAAAATCAACATATTGGAGTTGCAGTCGGAGGGATTAGTTTACTCACGGGATTTGTATCGAAAATGACGGGCATCGGGAAAGGTGTTGTGGACATCCCGATCCACGAAATTTCCAAATTTGTCCTAACCACACTCAAGGACGGTATTAAACCCAAATACACTTTCGGTGACGTAGCTTTGCACATCGGTATACCACGCTTCACACTTAGTCCATTAATTGCGCTCTGGCTGTGCTCGACTGCCGGTCGAATATTTTTTGAAGGGTTGTTACGCGGCCGAATGGTTCAACAAACGAGCTCGACGCAGGAGTCATCTACCCACTCACAAACAACGAACGATGATGTAACGGTGACTTTCAATGACGGAACGATAATAAGAGGGTCTGTTAACAATGTTATTAAGTTGACGGGGAGTGATTTTGCTTTGTTGCGCAACGCGACGGCAATGCCTACTACACCAATGGTGCAGCATCAGACTACACAACTCGTTGAAGCGCCCGCAGTACCTGCTACTAGAGACTCACTTAAAAAATTTTACCCGGATTCGGTAAAAGGTTATCTTAAAGATGACTGGATCGCACTTTGCAATGCTAACAATTTGGAATGCGTCGGGCTATCAATCGACAAGATGAAATTAAAACTGTGTACATTGGGTATTGCGTACGATAAAAAAGGAAACAAGCTGGAGATGTAAAATTGGAAAGTATGAAAAAAAATGTCTCAATATGAATAACTAAAAAACAATGAACGGATCAAATACAGAGTTGGGAAATCTAAAAAAACAATTAGAAGAACTGGTTGTTAAAGAGTGGATGGAGGATGACAAAAATCTGATTAAAGAATACATACAAGCTCTTATAGATAGTAATGAGACAGCTGCAAACATTAAATATAAATTGTTGGAAAATACTTTACCGTTTGGACCGGCTTTTCAAGATCGTGAGTCAGAAAGATTCAAACTGTGGCAATTCGTTCTTCAAGCGCAAGCAATTGGTATAATGCCGCCCGACGTCAATCCTCAAAGCTTGGTGGAACCAGCAGTAGTTGTCGGTGGTGGTGGTGGTGGTTTTTTACGTTTATTGAAAGGAGTGATTGAAGGTCAAGTTCCGGTTCCGAATAAGATAAATACCCGAGCAAGACAGCTTGCACAAAACTCATGTGATCAAGGAGGTGGTGGTGGTGGTCCTACGGGTGATCAACCAGAAAACTCAAATCTTCTAAAGAAATTGAAGGAGTTAGCGCGTGCGGTCACTGGGCTCGAATGGTTTGGTCAACGACCTACAGGGGTGCCACTCTCACGTAAAGGAATGCAGAATCTCTCCGATCTTCTATCCGTGACTGGAACAATTCTCGATGAGTACACCAGGAGTTACCAACTAAGACATCTGGACGAGGCGGGAACTATGCAGCAACACACAACCGCTTCGGTGCTTGTGGCAATCGGTTCCTTTGTGATCTACTTGATATATCCTTCAATTACGTACGAGGACCAAGTCAAGCTTCAAGCAGCAGTCTGTTTCATGACGCCCGGTGATAAAATTATCATAATCGAAATGCTCATGGCAAATGGTGGTGTTCTGTTCAACGATGCATTAAAACTGCTTGGTAGTGCTTGTAACAAGGATGATGTATCGGAATTGATGGATAAAATCAAAACGTTTGTCGATAAAGTACCTCGTGCGGAACAGCTTGACGCTTTCATGAAACAACTCATGAACTACAATCCTCGTGGACGCTTGTACGACCCGGACGACAAGACCGAAGCTCAAAAGGCCATGATCGAAAAATGGCTGCAAACGGCTAATCTGCCTATCGACACAAGCGGACGTGATGCGATCAATCCAACTGGCATCATGAGCGCACTCGCTAGTGCGTATTCGGGGGACCGTACGGGCGTTGAAAGAGTCACAAAGCAAATTCAATCTACACAGGCAAGTCTCAAAGCGATATTTGCAAATTCTTCTGCCAATCGTTCAACCAACTGGATGGGTTCTATTACGCTTGTTCTTGCATTGGGTATGATTTTGTACGTCTTGTGTGTGTGGGTACACAAGTATCGTCGTCGCAAGAAGCAATCGTTCGGCCGAAGCCGAACGCGCGGAACTTCTTCGCATCATCGTAAGAAGACGACGACGAAGAAGAATTCCCGAAAGTAAATAAAACAAATTTAACGGAGCAGTGCGGGCGTGTCCGACGAGTCCGATGGAAGTCGGATGCGTATGGGCGTCGTCTGCAAGAATTCGTGCGCCACCTCGTCTAGCAACAGATTGATTTGACGAATGACGCTTTCGGTGTGGTCGGGGTTCCAGACCGAATTTTGATGACAGTGCTGGATGTGTTCGACATACATACCGAATATGCTCGCGACCGCTTGAGAACACTCGAAGGATTTGTGTGCAGCAAAGACACTCGACCGGAACCGTTCGGGTGTGATTTCGTTCATTAAAAACTGAACACGAAGATTCATGAGCGTGTTGTCGCGCCTCGTGCCGATGACGTTCGCGCCGTAATACTTTTCCATCGTGTACCGCACGACGGAATAGTCGTCCCACAACGTTCGCCGAGCGAGAGTGTCCGGCATCCGAACGAAGTGCTTTCGGATGTCTTCCGGGTCTTGTGCCGGTCCACAAACGTGTCCTCCCGCACCGGCCGAAACGGACGTTCGGGTTGTTACGTCACTTGCTCGGACGTTCACGAGGTCTCGGTAGTGTCCGTTTGTGCTGATTGCAAATACTTCACCCGAGTCCCAATCGAAGTGTGTGTTGCAATGCGTACAGTGCATGTGGCTGCATCCGGAGATCCGGAAGATGAGCGCGGCACATTTCGGGCACGGGCGCGAGTCGCGCTGTAGGAGCGAAATCGTCTGGAGCACGTCCGGGTTGCATACGTGCCCATCCGGTTTCAATTCGCGACACAGCCGACACACTCGTTCGTGACAGGACCCGCACGTGTCTGAATGCTCGTCCACGAATCCGCGACAATCCTTCTTTGGACATGCGAAAAACGTCTGGACCGATTCCTGTAACTGCGGTCGTTCACGGATGGACATGCGTTCTCCGAATCGAAGTCGAGCGTGCTGACGGCGGTATTCCCGTTCCCATTCGACAAGCGGTTGTGTGTCGGGCAGCATCTTCGTTTGTTCATCCAGTAGCCGTTCTTCTTCGACCGATTTCCATTCGGGGTACATTTTGATCGAAAGGGCTTCCGCACGGGTGAATGCGCGATTGCACTGGAGACAGTTTAATTTTTTCGTGTGACCGTGCTGTGTTCGTTGGCATGTTTTGCAGCACACGAATCCGCAACTCCGACATTCAACGCGTGCGTTTGCACGTGCACGTTCACAGCAGATTGCGCAATCCATTGAAATACGTTTTTTTGTTTGGGAGTCGAACGAAAGCCCGTAAAATAAAAATGACAAAATTCGGTCGGTTTTTTTGTTGGTCTACAGTGTATTTCGTACGTGTTTTAAAAATGCAGTATGTTTGGAAACGAATGAACAACTCGCTTGTGTTTGAACTGCTTTTCCAACAAAAACTTTTGGAACCACAACGGTGCCCGAACGTTGCACTTGTGTGCAAGTCGTTCCACGAGCTGACCGAAAAGTTTCGAAAGGCTCACCCCTACGAAACGTTTCAAAACCTCGTGCAGAAGCACGGGTATTTCCTGTCGTCGGTGGATGAACTGAGGTACGCGATCTGTCACGGGTACACGGTGTACGATCTGTCCATTTTCTACATCGTGCGGCACCGCGCACCGCGTGACGTGCTCGAGTTCGCCATCCGAACGAATCAGAACCGCGTGCCCGCGTGCGCAGTCGTCGAGGCGTGGACACAAGACCGTACGGATTTGTTTGATTCCTTGTATGCACGTGTGTCGGATGAACACCGTGCGGAAGTTGTTGCATGGATTGAGGATCTCAAACGAAAAAACAAAAAAACGATTCGTATTTAAATCTATATCTATTTATGCATTGGACGACGACTCTTGTGCTGCGACGACGACAGAAACATGTTGATACAACACAATCGGGAAGTGGTTTTGAAGCACAAACCAGGGCCACTCAGTCTGAGGGATCGCAATCGTCGTCAAAAAATGGGGCAGGTGTGCCAGGGCCATCTCCGTCATCGTGGATGCGACCATCATGGCCGCAAGCGTCAACACGTCTGTGTCACGCTTCTTTCCCTCACTTGTCCAAAACGTCCCGAATAGAACACGCATGGCGTACTCTAAATTCCCGCGATTCATTGAGGGGATCACATCCGAGTCGCGCACGGATAAGTGCACGTTCCTGCACGCCATCACAAACGCATACAGACAAATCGCAATCATCAACTTGAAATCCATCGTGGAGATGTTCTTGCGACGCACAAACTCCATGTCCAGGATGCCTTCAGTCCGAGCAACACCGATCATCCAACTCTTAAACTCGAACGGGCCGCGCATTCCCTCCGCACCCACCACGGCCACAACAACCATGTTCTTCACCAAATCAAGCCAGTCTGCGTCTTGACACACAAACCCACGCTTCAACCTTGAATCCACCAAAGTATGCAGTCGTGCAATGATCTCAGCGCGGCGCATACGCATCTCATTCAAACTCACCCGTTCTGCGTCGGTCATTTCTTTCTTGCGCGGAAGCAGTAACGGCGCCATCACCAGGTGATCGCACGACGACAAGGTGTCGCGCACACCCATCGTCACGACTTCGCTCATGGGCAGACGGCCAATCTCGTCTTTCCATCCCGGATTCTCATGCAAAATTCGCAGCACGTCATCCTCGAAACTTAGCTCGGGCTGAACCAGCAGCGGCTGCGGCTGTGGTGCAATAAATTCTTGCACCTTCAACTTGCTCGCACGAGGCTTGGCGGGTTGAACTTTGGGAAGCGCCGCCTTCTTTGTCAAGTTCTTGGAAGCAACGGTTGTCTTGGTCTTCATGTTGTTGTTTTTTGGAATGGACGCGTTCGGAAACTTGAGACAATTGAATGAATTGTTTGTTTGTGCTCGACGATTACGAGGCATTATTGGAAAAACCCAAAAGGGGGGAGGGGGGAATCGGAAACGTATCAGCGAGTGTCCGCTTGAGTCCGTCCAGGTCCTCGTTGAACAAGACATAATCAAAAAGTTCGTGACGCAAAAACAAGGCAGAATTGGCGCTCTTACGAAGTTGAACGGCCTTCTCTTCCATCATCTGCATAAACCGCTCCGACTTGTGTGGACACGTACGGGGCATCAACGAAGGTCGCGCGACGAAAATGGAGCAACAAGAATTGCCGCCCATCCCGTCCTCCCCACCGGAAGAACCGAATAAGTCCTTGCACAACTTAATTTCGTTCGTAAACCGAGCGTCTGTCACAACGACCACGTCCACTTCCGTGATTAGTCGTTGGAGTCGATGCCTGGCAACACGGACCCATACGTCTTCATTCACCTGGAGGCGAAATAAGTCCGTCCCAACAAACTGTAAGGCACGACGCGGCGTCCATTCGTCACCCATTATGGGAGATCCGACCGTTTCTTTACGGGTTCCGTCTGAAAAGTCAGAGTCCGTAAACCCAAACACAATCGCACACACTTCGCGCAGCGCGTCTGCAAACGCGAACTGTGCAACCCGGTAACCCTGTGCCTCCCAACTTTCTTTTAGAATCTTGAAGCAGGTGTCCTTACCCGACCGCTTGCATCCGGACAAGACATAAATCATTTTTGTTTATTTACATGTCTGTGCACCCTTCTTCACTAAGTTAACCCAGAGTGTTCGTGACATTATTAAAAAAAAACAAACAAATAAATGATGGTGACACGTGAAGATATCGAACGGACCGTCTTGGAAATGCACAATGCTCACTACACCCAAGAGAACCCACACGGTCTCTTGCAGCCCGATGAAGCCCCGAACACAAACACCATTTACAAGGTATGGAACGACGGAGAAATTACGTACGAAAAGGGCGGTTATGCATTTGGTGATCGTTCGCTAAAGCAACTTCGTACGAGCATTACGCACACGGGATCCCTCCCGCTCCCGAATTTCCCCCAAGCATGTAGTAAGAACGGGTACTCGTACGCCATGCTCACGATGGATGAATGCTACCGCGTGCATGCACTTTTGAAAGAATACTTCGACCCGTTCTTGCCCAAACGATTCGAAGTACGTTTAATTGCTGCTGCTAATAATGCTTCGACGATCGACATGGCAATTTACAAACTAAAAATGTGCGACATTCGTCTTGTATACCGTTCGCCGGCGAACGACATGTTTGTTGTACAGTGTTGTTGTCTCTTGGGTACGACGGCCGAAGAGGTCGAGGCGTTGATCCGTTCGACTCTACCGGACGAGACGTTCATGTTTACGCGTGTGGATTATTAAATGATGCAACTAAAATTTGAACTTCGTCCGATGCGCGCCGACAGTACATGCACGTTTCGGGACATTTCGAACAACACGCATGTACAAGCCAGACGTATCCCCGTTCGTAGCGGAACGTGTGCGGACACATACGAACGATGCGTTCCACCCACTCGGCGGATAAGTTTTTTCGGAAGCCTGTCGCGATTCGTACGAGTTCGGACACATGTATAAGTTTGTGATGCGCCACAATGTCGTGAATGTTTCCAAACGCAATTAAGACCGTGACTGGATCATGCGGAAAGTGTACATACATTTTTATTTTCTCGGAAAACGTTACACTTACAATCGACACGCGTATTTGTACTTTTGCTCCATCACTTTTCGTGATGCACCCGGATGGCTCTTCAAGTAACTCTTCATAAACGTCTTAAGGTTGCAACGGACACGGCCGGGGCCGAAACTGGACTTCACAAATTTCTTACGGAACGCGTCCGCTTGATCGGCAAGCGGCACGCCAGGGAACTCTTCTGCCAACGCTCTGCGCGTCGCACTCTTTACCCGGACATTGTTTATGCGCGACGTAAGCACGTCCAAGTCCAGGGACTGCCGTTGATACATTGTCTTCAGATTGTCGAGTTTAGTCGACATGACACGTTTACCTGCATCATACGCCCGGAATTTATCTCCCGTCCTTAACTCCTCCTCGGCGAACTCGATGTCTTGGGCAATACGTTGCTTTGTAAAATTACTGGGATCTGATTCAGCATCGCGTTTCGCACCAGTAGTTCGCTCACGTGCAACTCCTAGATCCTGTTGGTATCTATGCTCGGCACTGGAAATCGAGGCACGAAGGCGGTCCATCTCCTCGTTCATCCTATGAATATTGTTTTCCATTGCGTCCTGGTTACGAACCAACCTCGCGAGATATGCGAGGGCGCTCTCGTCTTGACCCTGGTCAAGGTCGACCGTTGAAACCAAATTTAAGTCGGATCCAGCGTCATCGTCGTCGTCATCTTCCGCTCCACGTCCGGCCGACAAGTCTTCTTCATCCGAATCGTCGTCGATCTCAAACACTTCGGGACTCCTTGGGCGTTTAACGTTGCTATATTCTTCTTCGTCGTCATCATCCACTTCAATCGGACCCGCTCCTGCACCCGCACCCGCACCCGCACCTGCACCCGCCGAACGAGATTGCAATTCACCTCGCAAGTTCGTCAAACGTGTACGTAGTGATGCACGTTCGGATCCTGCTACTGTCGGAATGGCTCGTTCGATGTCTGCGATTTCTTGACGAATCTCGTCATTTGTCATCTTCTTTACATTCGCACGGCGTTTCTTTCCTCCCTCGCCGTCCTCCTGCTTCTTCTTTGCACGATTATTTCCTTTCGGGCCCGATTCGCTCTCGATCGAACGGATCAATTCGTCACGACGCCGTTTGAGGTTTTCTAAGTCAGACGGATCATCACCAAGGATTTCTGCTTCACGGATTGCCGCATTCGTGTCTTCGAGTTCTTGTATGAGCGCATCACGCTCCCGAATCGTTATTTTCTTAGGCGGCATTCTTTTCAAACTTTTTTTTATAATTGTCAGTTCATATTTTTTATACGGTTTGTCGTAATTTCATGTTCAAAAAAAATCGAACGTTCAATCACGGACCATCCGTGCACTTCATAAAAAAAATGTTTCTTCTCTGTCAGCAGGATCAAGCAAGTCGACCGTACGATCCCGAGCAAGCTCGAGACTTTCAACGTCTGATCCATTCAAGTCTCGACCGGGCTCATTCGACGGATACTACTACCTGCACGCATACTGGTTGTTCGGAATCGGTCGACGGTGGAACGGCGTTTTGTGCAAAACATTACCCGTGCAAGTATCGCAAGTCTTGCAAGACTGGTGACAAGGTCTGTACTAATTTCGGAGTATTCGGGACCTGTTATTGTGAGGAACACTACCCGGACGTTCGAAAGGACATTGTACGGTCGTTCTTCAAACGAGGTGGTGTTTTCATTCCACATACGACCGAACTACATCCCGACTTTACGAGCCTTACGGATCGTTCGTGGGATACGTTTAACCAGATTCTTACAAGGGCGGACGGGTCGTCGTCATTAAATACACTTAGTCTAATCGTGTGGATCAGTCATCCGGAAGAGAAGCTGAATCTGGAACGGATTACCTCCGCGTTTAAAGATGCAGGCGACTATCTGGGCGCGGACGATGCGGCTTCGTTTGTCAATGTGATCGAGTTCATTGTCGTCTTTCAAGGCGAAAATGACCCTTCGGCTCTCTTTAACGCTTCCGTTAAGCTCTGGAGCAACAATCAGATTCAAGTGAGTGGGTGCAAGAGTGTGAATTCCGCACTCAAAGTCACATCGGCCGTACTGCGAACGTTAACCCGTGCGAGCCTCGTCCATGCTGACACGCGGGTCACTACAGTCAAGCCCGTTTTCGCGAACGCAAGCTTCGACTTTTTCGACCGACATGTGACGATCGGCCGTATGCAGACCCGTTCGTTCCTCGAGCAACTTGAGCGCGAACTCGTCGGGTCGGACGTGCGAGTCGAGCTCGGAGCGCAGCGCGATCTGTTTGTACAGTTTCAATTTTCACGCGGTCCGGCGAAAACCACGGTCAAGATTTATCCAAAAGGAAATGTGATTATCACGTTCAACAACTTTGATGGGCTCTTGCTGCAGCAGGGATTGCAAAGCATCAGCAAGTGCGCCGAGCGCGGACGTATTTTCGTGGACGACCGCGTGACGATTCGGATCGACCCGCCTGAAGTGTTCAAGGCGGCGTCGCCTGCACAAACCTTCCTGTTTAGTCCCGTCGTGAAACGACGCAAGATGTAAAAAATTTTGTTTGTGTACGAATGAATAAATATAAAATGAATTGTGACGATTTTTATGGTGGCGTCGTGCGCAACCGTGGCTCCACTGCACTGACAACAATCCGCTCCGCCACGGGTGCTGGGAACGAATGTCCTCATTCACATCCATACAGAATCCCCGGCTCGAACTGCTGCGCAGAGGGCAGGGACCTTTTCTACTACAAAGAACGACAACCCGCACTGAAACGTGTGAGTGCGACGTCTGTGACACAATTACAAGACAGCACGCTCAAGCGTAGCAGAGAGGAAATCAACGACGAGGACGAAGAGATGAACTTTGGAAAGCCGCACAAGTTCAAGCAATTCCGCGCGGCATACAAACGTGCCCATCCCAAGGCGTCCGAGCATCGCATTTTGATCAAATACACAGCGGGTCTCCTTCGGATGCGGAATTAATAAAAAACGCCGAACGAAGCTTTAAAAGCTTTTTGAAGCGCCCAAACAAAGTTTGGGCTTTGGGCGTTTTACACACTGAATTAACACTTGATAATGTAGGAACTGGACGTGCCAAGTTCGGGATCGCCGTTCGAGTTAAGGGAAATTGCGCCACCTCTGACCTTGCCCGACAATAACCGGAGGTCCGCATTCACAAACGTGATCACGTCATTCTTCTTCGCGAAGTAGACAGTCACACCGTGCGTGAACGCACGGGTGTAGTAAAACAAATTGTCACCATCGACGTTTTCGATGTAATGTTTGTTGTATGCACCCATCTCCGACGGCTCGAACGGTACGAAATATGCATAGAATTTTTCAATGTCGTCGCCTTCTTCTACGTTGCGATTGTATGAGAAAGAGTAGTCCGTGCCACCTACAGTCAACGTCGCATCAATATTCGTGTTAATCGTGCCACTGTCCGACCCCATGTTGCCGTACGCACCGAACTGGAACGGGTTGGCGTCGGATGTACAGGTGACTTCCATACGGTAAATACCGCGCGCGCAATACCCGTGCACGATTGAGAACGTACGACCCAGTGCGGCCACGATTTGTGTTGCCATCACACCGTCTGCCAAGTTAATGTCATTCAGAACCAAGAAATGATATCCGTTCGTGGTTGGGTCGTAAATATAGAAGTATCCCCAGCTATCAAAAATATCATTGTCCCAGTCGTCCCAGAACGAAGCATTCGTTGTTCCAGATGATACACCCACGCCGTTCGGGGAATACCCACCGGGTAACTCGGGAATGCTCTCGTCGGACATATCCTTATCGACCGCGTACCCAACCTCGACCGACAACAAACCACCTGTCGAAGGTCCGGAGAGTGCAGGCACATTAAACGTTGTGGTGCCGTTTCCTTCACCATACCTCGTGCCGATCGCGGCGAACAGGTCGGGGAATGCATCTCTGTATACTTCCACACCATTGCAAAGCAAGTATCCACCTGGAGCCGTAGTGCCACCGTACGGAAGCATCACACCAGGAGGGAGAAGGATGTGTGATTCTTCACCGCGCTTTTCGTAGTATCGACCGGCGTCCGTACGGGACGTGATCACGCGGTTAAACACTTTCGTGCCACCGCCTGCAGCAACAGGGATTGTAGCATACACCCAAGAGTTTGTCGTGCTCATTGTTTTTTTTGTATTTACGATAATAGACTTAAACATTTTTTTTCGAATTTACACAATCGGACCGGTTACTGCATGGCAACGTTTGTATTTTTTCCCAGACCCGCATGGACACATATCGTTTGCCGACAGTTTATGCGTGGGGATCGGGTAGTCATCGAGACGCAGACCAAGGTCCTTAAGAACGCCCTTGTAGACATCGACACATTTCTTGTGTGTCAGCAGCCAATACGCATCGCTCGAGTGCATTCGGTCGAAAAAAAAGTCGCGCGCCTCTTCCTCTTGAGTTTGATCGTGCAAGGGCTCAGGCGTGTTGGAGAGTTCATTTGCGATCATTTGTTCTGTAAAAAATGTCGGATCTAAGATCTCCTCCCCGTCCGAGAGTTGTACATAAAAGTGCCGAACGGATACGGACTGTTCCGCAGTCTTCACATTCAAGTAACCCCGTACGGGTATAACAGAGTCCTTGCAAAGTTTTTCAAAAATGAATACGTTCATCAACCCGTTTCCATACACAAAATGTTTTCGCGCGTTTGCAAGAATCGCACGCGCGACCGTACGAGGATCGTTCATTCTATATTTATTCTTTTTTTTAAACGTACACACGCGGAAACGTCATAAACGGCACAGACGCATATTCGTGCGGAAGCACTCCTCCGAACAAGCGGGCGGGAACGGCCACCGTTTGTGTGAGTTGCGGAAGTTGTACGGGTTGACTTACTTGCGACGCAGCGTACGACGCAAGAATCAACGGATCGACTTGAATCGAGCTCGTCGAGAACAACGTCTGGTTCAAGACATGTGAACTGATATCGGCTTGTTGCTTTCGGGCACGAGCACCACGTCTCCGTTCACGTTTGCATTGTTGCGGTTGTGTCTGTGTCTGATTCGTCTCCACTGCCGCTCGGTCGTCATGCTTGGGAACAGGCGACGTATTAGGCTCAGACTCTCGAACGGGCTCTGGCTCAGACTCTCGAACGGGTTCGGGCTCGGGCTCTCGAACGGGTTCGGGCTCGGGCTCTCGAACGGGTTCGGGTTCGGGCTCTCGAACGGGTTCGGGTTCGGGTTCGGGCTCTCGAACGGGTTCGGGTTCAATCTGGGACTGCGCAACCCGTCTGGGATTTGGAGAACAAGCACGATTTCGATTTCTTCCTCCTCCTGTTGATGTGCGATGGGGATGTGACGGAGGGGGGTGGGAATGGGATGAGCAGGTTGACGCTGGCGATTTCGTCGATTGACTCTTCTTCGTCTGCGTGTGCGACTTACCTCCCGGGCGTTCATTCTTATGTGCTTTTAATGTTTCAGGTGCATACTTTTTCTTTGATCGAACTTCTTGCCAGGCTGAATCATCATCGTTGTCGACCAGTTCTTGAACAGGTGTCGTCAGTGCAACAGCAGCAGCAGCAGCGGGTGGATTCGGCATTGCATTCAATTCCATCTTTTTTTGCTTCGCGGGTTTGTTTTTCTTTGCGACACTCCGGACGCACTTCTTTTCATTCTTTTCGTTCTTTTCGAGTGCATCGGAATCTGCTTTGACAATTTCGCGGATATATTCCTCCCGCAGGTGCTCGTTGAAACTATCCAGCAACATCTGGATGTGTGTCTCCAAAATAAAGTTTTTCAAAAAGAGTTGAACGTGAAAGTCCGTGCCGCACACACGCTCTTGAATCGCCGGATGGTAATCGTGCAGGAACGATGCAAGCCCGGATAGATGACGGAGCCCGAACGAGAACTCGCACATCATCCGAAGGTTCGCCATACGCAAGATGCACCGCAGACGCAATCCTTCCAACGCGTCCGTTCGCAAAGCTCGTTCGATCATGGGTGTCGACACTTTTACTTTCCCTGTGAATTCCTGGACAGCCATTGTGCAAATGCGCACGGCATCATCAGACGCCGTTTGAATGTCCGTACGAATCGCATCTGTCAGTGCGAATTGATCCGGAACGATCTGTTCGAGCACCCGATCTCTCGTTCTTGTCCAAATCTCCAAATGACCTTGTTGTAGTTTTGCACATCGCATCTCGAGCATGCTTAATTCTTGCAAGACCGTTGGGTACGGCCCCTTCGTGTACTCTGCCGAACGGCAAAACAGCGGGCCGAGACCGAGTTCGAGCTGGGCAATGAGCAGTGTTTTTAACGGACAATCCCTCCAGGGTAACAAGAAATCTTCCTGGTCCACGTACTTCCACAGACGATTGCACTCGCGTGCAAATACCGCATCGAACATGACGATCTGGTCACACGCCTCGGTGTAAAAGACTCGAAACGCCTCGACGCGTTGCAAGTTGAGAATGTGCAATGCGAGTTGTGCGCTCTTGTAAGCCGCCGCATCTACATTCTGCTTGTACGCGTCCATGTAGCCCCGCATGTTCACGTTCACAATGCTCGGAATGTCCGCTCGGTGCAAACGCTCTCGTACCTTGTGGCACGTGTTGAACAGCGTCGTGCACAACTTTTCAAACACCCCCACAAGCGCTTGCACAAACACGCACGCGTTCGTTCTAAACGGACGCGTCGTTTCAAACTTGAATACCTCCGTCACGAATTCCGACACACAGTCGGCCATCATGGAAATGTATTGATTCTGCTCGTCCGTGACCGTCTCAAGCACTTCGACGTCGCCTTTCTTCGCATCCCACCGTAAATCAACTGTTTGGTCCAGTATCACCTTTAAATTACGAATGAATGTACCGATGCCGTACTGCGGCCCGACTGGCACACACCGCTCGGCGAACATGTCGATCGCGTCATGTAGTGTAGGAAGGAACCGGGACGTGTCGGACGAACCTTCGCCTACGAACCGTGCAATTGCTTCGAGCGGATTCGGGCCGAGAAAATCGATCGGGACCGCATCCGACTCGCCGAACGAATGTGCAATTGCATTGTGTACTCTTCGAAAACAGTGCGGGCACTCGATCGAAACGCAAAAGTCGCGCAGTTGTTTCACGCTGCACAGATCCGTGTTTTCTGGATCCGCCTCGTTTCGGAATTGCAAGTACTTGTAAAACTGCTCCACGTCCGCATCCGTACGTAGTATGCTCTGCACACGCTCCTTCACTTTCGACACATACTTGCCACAATGGATACTCGTTTGGACTTTCGAGAGGTTCATTCGTTTTTATTACTTACAGCAAAAATATACATATTCAAGGTTCAGGGTTCTCACATATGAAAAACAAAAACACGACAAACAGTAATTCACTTTGCCACACCTCGGCGCTTGCGCACCGGTGCGGTCACAACTTCTTCTTCCTCCTCGCCTGCTGCTAATGATGACGACGATGCAGTATTAGATTCGTCAACCTCCATGGAGGATGAGGAAGAATTTGTAGCGCCACCAACAAACTCGTTTGCCACGAATGGTACTCCACGGATTTTGCACTCGAGCTCAAGGAGCTCGTTCAGCCACGTGTGCTCCACCGGAGTTGCACGGACGCGTCCGATGTTGCGCTCGAGGTCAATGACGTCCGCACGGAGTGCATCGACCTTCGCACGGGTCAGACTCCTGAGCTTCATGTCAAGAAGGTAGTCATACCCGGACGAACTCTTCAGACCGAGTTCGTGCGCAAGCGGAAGACCCAGAGCAGCCAAGTCCGACTGAACGTCAGAGTCCGCACGGTTCTCCAACACCAATCGGCCCGAAAGCTTCGCCTCGATGAACGTAATTTTCGCACGGGCCACACGGTGGTCGTGCTCCATACCAGCCAATATAAATTGTTTGCGCTTCTCGTACCCGGCCATACGGGCTGTGTAAAAGTCTACATAGATGTCACGAATGGTGTACTTGCGGATGTGCGATGTCTTGCCGGACGTGTATAAATGCACGTTCGAGGTGCTTGCCTTGCCCACCAGCTTGAAGAGCTTTTCAATCTCGTCCGTGCTCGAAGGGGCTGCGGGCGCCTTGCGTTTCGCCGCCTTTGCTGCCGCAGCAGGGTTTGCCTCGAACTCCAGCGCCTGCTCGACCGCGTCAATGCCGGTAAGTTCCTGCACGGCCTGCACGAGCTCCACACGAATGTCCACCCGTTCGTCGTCCACGGGCCACTCAAAACCGGCAATCTTGTTCTCAGAGACCAGTTCTTCCAGATACGTCTTGTAGGGAGACGACCAAACACCCACAGGCAGTTCGGTGATGTGCACGGACCCGCCCGACGCCGTGTACACACCACGCACGGAGTACTTCTCAGCCGACTCCTGCACCACCGAGCCCGTAAACTTGCTCCACCAGGGCATATAGGAGACATGGTCCGGAACGACCCCGCCCGCCTGGATAATCGCACGGACGTTCGCAATCACCTCCAGTGGGTTCGAAGGGGGCACCTTGGTCGAATAGCCTGTGCCGATACCGTCCGCTCCGTTCACCAGCACCATCGGGATCACGGGCAGGTACTCCACCGGCTCGATCGAGTTTCCCTCATCCTCCAAATACTCCAGGATGGGGTTGTCCTCTTTACGGAAGACCAACTTGGCCAGGGACGAGATGCGTGTGAAGATGTAACGGGGACTGGCAGCGTCGTCTCCACCCTCCAGACGCGTGCCGAACTGTCCGAGCGGCTCGAGCAAGTTGATGTTGTTCGAGCCGACGAATGTCTGCGCCATCTTCGTGATCGACGACATCAAACTCACCTCACCGTGATGGTACGACGTGATCTCGGCCACGGCCGCACCCAGTTGGGCTACCTTCATTTCCGCACTGCCCACATCCAGACCCTTGCGGAAGCAGCCAAATAGGATTTTGCGCTGCGAAGGCTTCAGGCCGTCCACCACGGACGGGGTCGTGCGGCGCAAATTGTCGTCCGCATGCTGACGGTACTCCGTGTGCAGGAACTCGGCCAGTGTAATTTCGCGGCGCGAGTTGTCGATCGTAGCCTCCGGGTTGAACGCCTGCACCCATGTCTTGCGGTAGTCCGTACGGTCCTTGGAGAACAAGTTGAGGAACAGATCCGTGGTCTCCTCTACAAGGGGAGGCACCGAAGGTGCCCCCGCACCAGCCGAATTGGACGCGCCAAAGAATGAATGAAGCGTGGCACGGGGACGTTCGACGTACTCGGTCACTTGAAAGCCCTTGAAGTACTCGAGCGCGTCCTCTTTTGTGGACGTACCCAGACCCTTGTAGTACTTGATCTTCCAGCCGTTCGTGTCAGCCGAAAGCGCCCACGTGCGGAACGCCGGCATCGAGTAGAACGGCAAACACTGCTTCCCTTTGGTTGCCTTGATGAGCGGGGTCGGGAGGGACTGCACGAAACCCGTACGGAGCAGTACGGGCCAGAAGCGAGCGAAAATGTTCATCACCAGCGCCTTGATGTGGAACCCGTCGGTATCTTGATCAGTAAACACCACCAGCTTGCCGTACCTTAACGTTTTGAGGTCTGCTTCGGTCTCGTACGTCTTGCCCTGCTGCAGTCCGAGAATCTTCTTCAGGTAGTAGAATTCGCCCTCGGTCTTCGATAGGTCCGCAGCGGGTGCATCCGTCACATTCCGGATCTTACCACGAAGTGCAAACACGCCAAAACGGTCACGATCGCGACGTGCAGCCAAACCAGCTATCGCAGTGGCCTTGGCGGAGTCTCCCTCCGTCACAATCAGCACGCATTCGTTCGAACGGCGCGTACCAGCCAGAGGCGCATCGTCCAGCTTGGGAATGCCCGAGATGTTGCTCACCTTGCGTCCGTCCGTGTTCTTCATCGACGCCTGCGACTTGCCGCGCAACTGGTCCAAAATCTGATCGGCCACGTCCAGACCCCCAATCTTCCGAATGAACGCAGGCGGCAATTCGCACGTCGACCCAAACTCACGCACGGGGCTCTTGAGGCACTCCTTGGTCTGCGACGCGAACTCGGGGTTCTCAATGCAGGCGTCCACAAACACCCAGAGGTAATTTTTGATGATCCGGTTTAGCGACAAGCACTTATCCACCAACGCCTTGTCCGCACCCTTGGCACGCGAACGGATCGCATTTGCAATCGCCTCCACCACCTGGTTCAACACGAGGGATTCGTGCGTGCCACCCTGGGACGTCCACATGCCGTTCACGAATGACACACACCTTCCACCCACATCCGGGTGCACCGTGGCCACAGCCACCTTCCAGCGGTCGTTCACGTTTACGTGCAACTTCGGGGAACCCGAAAGAGGCGGGAAGAGGTCCGTGTACTTGGCGAGGGTGTCGCACGTAATCTCCCGGCCCTGGAAAAACACCGTCACCTTGGTGCCGACCGTCGCAGCAATGTCGACTACGGCCTTGTGCATGACCGAAATGAAGTCCGCATCGAGCACGTTCGTCTTGCCGAAACGAGGATGGTCGAACGTCCACGTGATCTTGGTGTACGGGCGCGACTTCACACCTTCGGTTACCACCGCAGTTCCGACCGATGACATATTATTCGTCCATGTCTGGACGTACTTGCGCTTCGTGCGGGCGTCCACCGTCTCGATCGTGAAGCGCGACGAATAAATGTTCGTCAGCTTCGCACCGAATCCGTTACGGCCTCCGACGATGCGGCGCTCCGAATCGTCGTAGTTGGTCGAGGTCAACAGGTGACCGAAAATCAGCTCGGGGTTGTACACACCATACGTAGGATGCATTTCGATGGACACACCGTCACCATTGTTCTGCACCCAAATGGAGCCGGACGCAGCGTCATACCCCACTTCGATCCTGTTACAACGAACCTCCACGTCCGTCACCACCGTACGGTCACGTGCATTGTTCAGAATCTCCATGAAGAGCTGCGTGAGACCCGGACAGAACTGGATGCGCTTCTCGACAATGCGCGTGCGGGTTTCCTTTCGGGTCACGGCGTCCTCCTCGACTTCTGCAACGCCGTCGCCTTCGGCTGGAGCGGACGTGATGACCACGTCCGCATCATAGTCTTCCGCCACTAAACGCTCGACCTCTGCGTAGCGGACCGTACCGATGTATGTATCCGGACGGTCGAGCACGTGCTCGCGCTGGGTTTTCTTGACGATCTTGTTTGTCGCCATCTTGTTTTGTTTATGGATGTGTGTTGTGAAAAAAACTAGTTGGACACCCACAATTTTTCGTAAACCCAAAAAAATACGGTCCGTCATTATTCATCCGAATCGTCCGAACCCGAATCGTCTGAATCGTCCGAACCCGAACCCGAATCGTCTGAATCGGAGTCTGAAAAGTACGCCTCTGGAACGACCACGAACGAGTCTGCCTTGCGTTTCGCCCATACGTCCTCAATCGCGTTCTCGAGCGTAATCCGTTCGCGCGGCATCACTTTCAAAAATTTGCTCACAAACACACACGCATCGTCGTCCACCCATGATGGAAACGAATACTTCCCCTCGTTGATTCGCTTGCGCGTCTTGCGCTTCGAATGCGATGCGAACGGAGCCGTGCCCACTAAAAACTCATACGCGAGCACACCCGTCGACCAAATGTCTACGCGGTGATCATAAATGACTTCGCGCACCATCTCCGGAGGCAAGTAGTCGTTCGTGCCACAAATGGTGTCCGCGCGGAGTGGGTGGGACACGCATCGTTTCGAAAGACCAAAGTCCGCAATCTTAATCACACCGTTCGGGTCGAGCAAAAGGTTTTCCGGTTTGATGTCGCGATGAATGATCCGGTTTTCGTGCAAGTACTTTAAGCCCTTGCACACATCCACCACGTACCGACACGTGCGTTCCACGCCGAACCGTCTACGGTCGTCCAACAAGTTGAAAATTTCAACCGGGGCAAACTCGAATACAATGTGTCGCACCTTCCCCGCGCGGAACCATTCGATCAGCTTCACAACGTTCGGATGATTCAGACCCGTCTGGACCGCGAGTTCCGTCATGAACGTCTCGCGAGACGTCTCATTCCTTAGCTTGATCGACTTGATCGCCAAGGATGCGTCCGGATTTCCTTTTACGGTCGCTCGGTATACAGTGCCAAACTTTCCAGAACCGAGTTCTTCGTGCAAGTCGTACTTGTCCATTCCTTTTTATTCATCAACCCACACCAAAAAATATATATTATTTTCGAACGCATCCGCGCCTTCGACAAGACGATTTTTAACATGACTACAAGAAAAAAGAATGGACGAAGTTTGTAGAATCGTCCGTGAGATTGACGATGGTGCGGTAGTTAGACCTTTTGGAAGTTACGCACTCGGAGCACGAATCGCCGGACAAAGCGACATTGACGTGCTCGTGTTGACAACTGTTCCGCGTGACGAATTCTTTCTGCACTTTGAACAAGCGTACACGGCCAAACTGAATGACCTCGTCGTCGTGCGTGATGCTTTCGTACCAGTCATCAAATTTTTGATTGGAGACGAACACATCGACATGGTCGTGGCACAAGTGTATGATCATTGCGACGGGGAAATCATTTGCTGGCGCGAAGTCGACGTTAGGTCCGCAAGCGGCTACTTCGTCACCCAAATGATTCAAAGCATCACCCGCCCGTTCGAAGAAAAATTCCGCGCGTCACTCGTACGAGTCAAGACGTGGGCCGTTGAAAACCTCGTGTACTCAAACACACTTGGACTCCTCAATGGTGTCGGACTGGCTGTCATCACCGCATGGATTCTCCTACAAACGTCCACCGAACTATCACCGGATGAAGTCCTTCAAGACTTTTTTGAGGTGATGCTCACCTTTGACTTCGATCGTTACGGGATAAACATCTTGCATGACCGCTTCGCGCCCGCTGCTCCTGGAAAGCCCATCACCGTGTACGTGCCACTCGGCGGACCTCCTCCGCAGTGGATTAACGCGTTCCATAACGTCGGACCGGCACAACTTGCTTGCATCCGAGCCGCCGTAAAACGGCATCCGAACACGACGAACCCATCCGAGTCCTTCGTTCAGACGCACACACACTTTCTACATGTTCACATGTTCTCAGAGAAGGACAGTCACGCCGCGTTTGTTGCAGAGTTCGAAGCAAAACTGAAATTACTACTTAAAGCATTCGATTACGCTCATCCGTTCCCACACACATTCGCGTTTGAGTCCAAAAGCGTAAGACGATCGAGCATCTTGATCGGCTTGAAAGAAATGCCTTCCTTGCAAGCCGTGTCCGAATTCGTCGTACCGTTCTGCTCAGGCGACCGACAAATATGCACCGATGTCTTGTCTGCACGACATCTTCCTGCATTCTTTTTTACGGACGCTGGTTAAATTCATTTAATAAAGTTTGTTCATACGTACCACGTTGTGCTTCTTTAACATAAAATACAATAAAGAATCAAACATGGAGGGTGCTGCTGTACAAACCGCTCCCAAACGCCGCGGACGCCCACCCTCGAAAAAAAACACGCAAGCTCTTCCGGTTGTCATCTCAGAAGAGTTCGAAGAACTCATCGCATCGACCACCGCAGCGGCCGCACCCGCACCCAAACTAAAACGAAAGAGCCCGTCCGAGTGCATGCGGGATCTCGCCGCACAGCTCGGGTACAAGGGCGTGTCGCCTGAACTGCAAGCAGAAGCAACCGCACGTCTCGGAGAAGCCGTCGTGCAAGAAGTCCTGTCCGTGTGCCACCAAGACGAAGCTGCGTTTTACGCACACATCGTCACGCTTGTCTCCAACGGGGCGAGCGAAGAAAACCCGCCTCCAGTCGGATTCTCAAAAGATCCGTACTGGCACCTGTCCACCGACGAACGGGTGAGGATGATGGACGAAGCGTTCGCTGTGCAAGACGACGACGCCGTACTGCGCGACGTGAAACCCGGACCCTTCGTTTGCAAAAAGTGCGGGTCCAATCGGGTCTTGCAAACCGAACGTCAGCTTCGTTCGGGTGACGAAGCGGCCACGCAATTCTTCAAGTGCGCTGGATGCAAACACAAATGGGTCGTGCATTGACATAACATAATATATTATTGTCTCAAAACGGCGCCGTATCTGTCTTTTAAAAAGTGTTATTCATGTACAAGGCGCATAGCCTTAAGAAACTTGAGGGCAACCTTATACGGATCCGCATTTGGATGTTTAACTGTGTATATCTTTACAAATTTACCGAATGACATTCGCGGCCTACCGTAGGACGACGATTCGGATGCTTCTTCTGTGTTATCCGTCGCCGCATTCAATGAAAGAGTATTTGCTATAGAAAAAATAGTCGGTGCTGAAGCCGAATCTGTTGTTATTTCTCGTAGTGCGATTCGTCCTGATTTTCTACGAGGCTCGATGGGTGTAGTAGATTCAGTCGATTCGGCATCATTGAGTCTGTAGACCCAGTATTTCACACGAATGTTGCCTCGGATAATTAAAGGGTTTGTAGAAGGATCGGGATTGACTTCTACGTATGATCCCATATTTGGAGGAATCAACACCTCGCTTTCATCGTGTTCAGTTATTTTATTCATGCCGTTTGGAAAGTAAAAAACACGTGCTCCACGGGGGATGCGAATCACATGTAGACAACACACGTATTGTAAAGATAACGGGTTGGTTTGTTCTTGTCTCTTCGATCTTGATTGTGCCTTGTCGGTTGAAATAAAGCCTACTGCGACATCAGGGTCAAGTGAAGTACTTGTAAACATACGGCTGTCCAGGTCGTTCGTAAAACCGCGAAACACTGTTATATCTTCCCGAAGTGGAGGGATACTCTTACAAAGATTGAATAATATCCTACTAAACTTGGCTTCAAGTTCGTTGAGAGGACTCACGTTAGGCTTCTGCAAAAGTACCTGATTAATACGATATACGAAACCGGTTGTATAAAAAAATAAGCTCAATTTCTCGCTTACCGAAAGGGTTAGAATCCAATTTACAACTTCTCGTAGTTGTGCAGGAACACGCGGGTCATTTGCTGTATATTCAACACCTTCGTGCATTTGTTGTTTCGACTTTAACTCATGGAATGAGTCATTTGTTAAACTGGGTAGACTAGATCCTTCCGATGTTGCCTCGGCTCGAAACACTGGCTTCATCGTCAATGTCAAGAGTGTATGATGCTCGCTACTGTCGTCCATTAAACTTTTCATTTCTTGATTTAAGCGTTTTCTTGGACGCGGTTTTGTACATGGGAGGTACACTACACCACCACCCGTTGCATTCATCCTCACATCTTCGTTAAACGCGTGAAACCATACTGGTTTCTCATCGTTGTATATACACAGCGAACTTAAATTAACCGTACGGGCGTTATGAGGACTTGTCCAAGATTCTAAATTTGTGAGTGTCGGTGAAAGTGAAACCATGATACAATCATCGGTTTTGTTTGTTACACTGATTGAATGAGCGGCTGTTCTACCGAAATCCCGGATTGTGATTTCTTGAATGGGGTTCGTCTGTAAAACAAGTTCGACATTGTTTGTAGCATGTACAAACAAATGTTCAAGTAGTGCAGTAATATTTACATGTGGATCTTTAATTATAATTTTAATTTGTCGAAGACCTGCAATAATGTCTGTAGTCAAATGCTTCGTAAAGAATACAGGTGTGATTCCTCTGTTTGTAAGTGACAAATCTATATCTTTGAGTTCTAAACTTACAAGTTGTTCAAAGACAAGTTTGCGTATTTCCATCTGCACAGGTGGTAAGTCTCCCGAAGTATGAAAAGTCAATCGCGTTAAATGTCGCCGTCGCTCCGTCGTCGGCCTTCCTCTTCTTACTGGTATACCTTCAAGAAATATGACATTGTCTCCAATCGACAACGTGGAAAGCTCTGTATCTAAAACTACATTTGGATCAATGGCATTTGAATTTCGGCTCCATCCAAGGTGAAGAGAATATAAGCTGGGCCATAGTTCTGAGAATCTACTAAACGAAACGAACGAGTCTCCCTTAAATTCAAGCATATTGCAAATGTTTTGCCCGGGTGCGAAATACCCTGGGGAACGCGGTTCAGCCCTTGCTTCAACCTCTTGTGGAATCGTACATCCATCGAAAATGACATCTTCTCGGAACAGCTTCGGTTGATAGCTGTTGTCACGAAACACACAATTTCTAAAAGTAGAACGCCTAACATACGGTGGAACCGAAAATGGGCTTGTAAACGCCAAATTTTCAAAAGTGAAAAACGGTTTGATATAATTCGTAAAGGTTTCCGGTTCCGGAAAAATGCTCGTGAAGGTTAGATTACTCTCAACCTCTACAAGCCTATCCTCCGAACCTGACCATATCACCAATTCGCCATTCAAGAAGTTTGTCAGAAATTGTTTTAGCCTTACACTCACACCCTCGGCGTCAACAACCAGTTCGAGAAGCGAAGCATACGCAAATTTTATGTTGCGGTAATCGCCTCTGCCACTTTCGAGAAGTTCAGTAACATTTTTAAACGTCACATCTTCAATTCGATAGGTAGAAGAATTTAATCTACGCGCTGTGACATCCATTCGTCGATCTTTTTGAATTTTATATTTATACACTATATATATGTTTTTTGAAGATCTTTCGTGAGGCATACACACATACATTAAAAAACATACATTCGGTACAAGCACCGGGGGTCGTTCGTATTAAAAAAAATGCACCTGTTATGTGTGTAAAAAGAAAAATGTTAGACAGATACTTTGTTCAGAACGTGTTTCGCAAGACGTATTCAAACGGAGCCGTGCGACACACGTACTTCAAGTCACACAAATGCTACGTTGATCTTTTTGAATACGAGGATCAAAACGGAGATCGTACACGTCGCGCACGCATCGAAGAGCTCCAAAACCAAATCATTGACGAACTTTTGAAACAATACCCACCCGTTGTCATCTTCGAAAATGGCACGTGGCTGCACGAGTCCCCGGTCGAAGAAATAGTATATAGCTACCTTGAAAAGTTCGAAGATGTTGGTGTAGCACCCGAAGACGAAGAACCCGTACGCATCGAACGAATTCAGGTACGGAAAGAACTTTAAAATTCATTTGATTGACAACAGTTTTGGAAATGCACACACGTACTCAATCAAAATTACGCACGATTGCAAGTGTGACCGTACTAGCGAACATACCCCACACGGAATCACCGATCGCTAGCCACCAAGGATAACGTTTTCCAAATATCACGCGGTTCGTCATGTCGAAACAAAAATACACACAAAAACCAATTAGTATTCCTGGAATGAGTACCGGATGATCGTGATAGTATTCACCCAAAGGAATACCAATGTACACAATCGCGGCTGCAAGGGCTATGTACGCAAGCAACGCGGCCGGGAACGGTTCCGGATCGGTTCCTCCTGCGACTTCTTTCCAATACTTCCCACTGTACGCCAACCATGGCGAATCAATAATGATGAAGGTAAAGTACGCAAGCAAAAATTTGAGAAGACCGTTCATTCTTTTTCTTTTCTAAGGACCACGAAAATTTACACAGACCTCTGTGCCGATTCCGTAATTGTGTTTTCGTCTGCATCATTGTTGTTCTTCTTCTCTTGCTGCTGCTTCTTCTTATTCTCGACTCGTTGCTTTTTGGACGAGTTCCTCTTCTTTTTCAATTCGCGAAACAATGTCTTGGTCGGTTTTTGTTCGCTCTCCTTTGGAACGTCACACGATTTCTTCCGAATCGACTTTTTACACAAACGATACAATTCCACAATGCACTTGTTCTCTGACTTCGTCTTGAACTCTTCAAACAATCCGGACCGGCTGTGATTCCACTTGGGCAATATTTTGAACTTGCGCACAAGTAAGTTGGCTACGTCAGTCAACACATCAACTGAGGAAGCAGTTTGTTCACTGATCGACGACGACTTTACTGTTGTTCTAGGCAATGCACTCGAATTCAAGCTTGGAATCTTGATTTTTCGAATCGATGCAGTTGTACTCATTTTTTTTGTTCACTCCCCGAGAGAAAAACTTTTACAACCATCCGACTCATTCGGAAACGCCTACGGAATCCGTCCGGCTTGTACGTATGTGTACGGTCGGAATGACGTTCACGTTCAGATACGTTCAAAGTTCGTTTTCCTTTTTTATTTTGGCGTTTCTTCAAAAAACAACACTCGCATAAATGCCGCTTGGATACGTTCGTGCCTCGAGCGCGCCTCAGGAGTGTATTTGCTTCGCTGATTGGGATATAAAGGATGGTTCGATCGTGTGGCTGTTTAACAACAGCGGCAATGAGTTTTCGCGCACTCCCATCCCCGAACATGTCACGCTCGAGACCGTCGGTGAATTATACAAGGACCCGAATCCCGATTTCGAATCTGCTCTTCACTATTTTTGCTTCGGAGACGAGTTTGCAATCGTAGCCGAAAAGAACAACCGTGCGGAACTCGATCGGTTTGAGAAAGAGGTTCGAAGAACCATTTTCAAGCGCGACATGAAAAAGTTGTGTGCAGAACGTGCAAATATTTGGGCCGAGCTCAAGCGCGTCGAAACCGAAATCGGAAATTTGTGGAGCCAAATGTGTTAAAAAAAACAGAATGAACCCGTCCGAGTTCCGTACGGCTTATGCCGGTCAACGAATCGGCGTCACTGCATCCTGCTTCGATCTCATGCACGCCGGACATGTTCTTTTGTTGAAAGAAGCGAAGAACATGGTAGATTTACTCGTCGTGTTCCTCCAAACGGATCCGACCGTAGACCGTCCCTCCAAGAACAAGCCGATTTTGTCCATGGAGGAACGTAGGATTTTGGTCGAGGGGTGCAAATACGTCGATCACATTTTTGAGTACACAACCGAAGCCGAACTTCTCCAGGGGTTGATTGACCTCCAACCCGACATGCGTTTTCTCGGCGACGACTACGTCGGCAAACAATTTACGGGTTGTGAACTGAACATTCCGGTCCATTTCCACAACCGTTCGGTGCACGGGTGGAGCACGTCCGCGCTTCGTAAGAAGATTTGCGAGGAAGGCAAACGGGTGGAAGAAGCTCGCATCGAAAAGATCGAGATGACGTTAGGCAACCAATTTACAAACGACATCCGAGCGTCATTTATTGACAAGTTTGGTACAGAAGGCCGCCTTGAGTTCCAGACGTACTTTGACGAAAACCGCGCGGACATCGAACGGGCCATACGAATGTGTGCCGAAAAATGCACGACCTCCGAACCGAATATTTACGACTGGTATGATGACATTTTCAAGATCGTCCGGCCTCCGTTTGCTTTATGAATTTACTATGCAATAAATACAAAAAGAAGCAAAAATAAGTATGTACAAGTGCATCGAGAACATTGAGAATGAATTTATTCTCCAACTAAAATGGTGCAAGGACCCAGACACATTCGTACGGATTTTTAACGGCGGTGATATTCCTGAAAACTCCGACGACGACCCGGACGTTTTGCAGATGGTTGCATCGTACGCATACCTAAAACAAAACGACTTTCAAAAGGCGATTGAACTTCTCAAACGTTCAATCGCGAAGGGAAACGTGAATGCACACAGCACACTTGGCAACGTTCATGTCCGTACGCGTAATTACGACCTGGCGCTCCAAACACTGCAGCGTGGACATGAACTCGGATGTAAGGATTGCACGTTTAGTCTGGGACAATTCTACCAAGTCGCAGTGCCGGACGAAGAACGGATGAACACGTACTACTCCCAAGTGCCTGAACGGAGCCAGTACAATTTGGGTGTATACCATTTTTGCCGGAACGACTTCAAACGAGCGCTCGAACATCTCGAACAAGCCGAGGCGAATCGCGACACGATGTCGTACTTTCTGCTGTGGCTGTGCTATACAGATATGGCGTTGTGTCGCAAGTACAAGTTCTTGGCGGCCGTGTGTACGCCCAAACGTTTGTACGACCTCGGCAAATTCGACGCAATCGAAAAATTTGTACACGCCCCGATCGATTTGGTCGGACGGTTTGACGAAATCATGTCCGCAGCAGAACTCATCGAGGCGAATGAGTTCTTGGACCTAAACTTGTTGCAGGATGACTTGCAAGAACTTGTCCGTATCGTATTTTAATTTTTAATTCATATCTCACATTGTGAACGATCGATTGCTGAATAACTCTTTTTTATAAAATAGGGGGGGGGGATTTCGGAAACCACTTTGAGTCTGTCTGAAGAGCGACAGTAATAACACACGTTCAATTTCTTAAAAACCCTCGCGATACACATTCATCTTCAAACGGAGCGTCTCGGGACTCACAATGTCCTTGTACGACGCCAACACTTCTTTCGTGAATTCTTCATTCATCACGTCTGCCAACGCATTCGACTCGGCCGAATTGTACGCTCTTCGTTCCTCCTCGGACGCTTTCGAAAGGACCGACTCGCGGATTTTGTGTGCCATGTTCGCAAGTTCTTGGTCGAGCGCCCACTCGGGAATAATCTTTTGGGCCGAGTCGTCGATTCCGTCGTACACCGAAAGGATGCGTACGATGCGTCCGGTGCTGCACACGACACCGCCGTTCTCAATACCGGACTCGAGCTGGTGACACAAGACTTCGAGCAAATTGTCCCGTTTGGTTTGGTTCGACTCTGCTTCGATCTTGGACATCATCGCCAGGAAAATGTCACGATCGCTCTTGCCGAACCGAGAGTGTTTCTCGTTATTGAAATTAGAAATCACACGCTGAATCTTTGTAATGTCACATTGTGTACGGGCGGCCGCTTCGATGATTTTTCCCCGTGCTTCCTCGAACGAAACCTTTTTGCACTTGGATGCGCTTTCTAAAATTTTCGTTGCACAATTCAGTACGGTCGTCGAATGAACGTTTTGCGAGTCGTTGTTCACTTGCACTTGCAGCCGAGCGATTTCCCGAATGTCTTGCGGTTGGACCCCGACCGGGCGCGCTTGGGGAAACACAAACTCCACCAAGAACGGATCGCGTTGCGCAGCTTCTTCGAGCGGTTCGCCAGCTTGCACATTTTGCAACGCAACTACTGCGTCCTCGAACAACGCCGCACCGTGAAGATTGTTCACGGCATGTTGTTGAACGTTTAAGACCGGAAGGGCTTCGTTCCGCTCCCAGCGGAGAGGTACGGACACGTCCGCGAACCGAGATAACGTCCGCGCGAGGTCGAACGGGAAGTCGCGTGAAAGGTTCGTCGCTCCTTCGTACGCATCGGCGTCACGTTCGTTGCGCATGAGCATGTCCAGAGTTTCCGCGTGGCGCTGACGGGCCGTTTGGATGATGTGTCGGGGAAACTTGGATGCGTAGTCGATCATCGTTTGGTAGATGCGAACTGCTGTGACCTTGTCGGGGTTGACGGACCTATGAATGCCCACGCGGTACAGCTCGGCGATCATCAACACCGCTTCCGGGTTGTGTTCCTTCTCGATCGATTCCTGGAGGTACGCAAACGCGGCGCGACCGTCCGCACGTTCACCACGCATGTACGTCACGCCTTGCTCGTACTTGGATTGAAATTCCCGTACGGGACGGATCGGGTCCACCGTCGTCGTTGTTTCCGTCTGGGCTTGTCGTTCCACGTTCAGCTCGTGCACGATAAACGCAGGCGGTGTCACATCGACAACAGGTTTTTTCAAAACGAAATAGTAATAGACGAGATACAGACACACGACACAAAAGAAGAACCAAATTAATTTTTTCATTTTTGTTTAGACACGCACAAACAAAAATAAAAATGGATTCGGCCGACATTGAACGAATATGCGGACCGTGCCAAGACCTTCGAGCATGTTGGGCCATTCTCGGAGTCTTTCAATTACTGATGCTATGCGTCCACAGATACGTACCGTATCCATTTGAACCTGTGCGTTGGATTAAAGAATTATTCTTTTGCACGAATGTCGTCGCGGTACCCCAAAATGTCGTCGTTGATTCGGACGAGGACGTTGTTCGAGTGATAATGCCCGTCTTGACGCGTCAACAATTGCAACGCCATCGGAGTGCACGACGTCGTCGTTGGATTGTTAGACGGAGGCAGAGATTATGATGATGACTTTAAAAAATTTCGGAATGAAGTCTTGCATCCCGTTTGGAGAAACGCTGTAGCTTCTTCGTGTAAGCTCGGGCACAAATACAGTGCACAACTTTTTGCATCATGTCTCGCAATCGGGTCAGATGTCGAATGAGAGCCATGCGTAACCAGTACGGGCGAATTGGTTTTGCATTCGGGTATGAACGTCATCCATAATGCAAGCGCGTCCAAAGACTCGCAGTATTGCAAGGCGCAATCTTTTGTGGTGAGACCGAGTTGATTGTCTGCGATTGGTTCGTTCGCACCATTACTGATACCACGTATGACGAAAGCTATAGTTCCAATGATAAACGCTCGTATGAATTTCGTTTGCATTTATTTGTTTTATATTACGTGACACCATTAAAACATACTACTAAAAAAGAATAAAAAATGCCAATGATCTTGATTGAATACGCTCGTCAAATCACATGTGCTCAACAGCGTTTCGCTCATCCAGACGAAACCACTCGCGCTTTTCTACAGTCATTAGGTGCTACGTGGTACTTATCATCTAAGCTATTGTCATCTAAGGCTCAGGACATGTACTACCTAGATGATACACTTGAGAGTGTTCGTCAAAGTATAGCAAATGGTTTTTCCGACATCCGAGCTTTCGGTGATGCCGGAGATATCACGAATGTAGAAGTTATCCAACCATTTCCCCGTTCCCAAATTGATGGCTCGAATGATGACATTCGTTATTGCTACAACTATTCCGAGTGCTAGTCACAATGGTGCATCTTCGTGTCGAACGAACATAACGCAGCAGGTTCAGAAGGCTCTCAGGCCTGGTTGGGTCTATTATTGTTTTCGTGTTTCGATGCAAATTTGAATGAAAATAAAGATAAAATCGAACAAAAATTGTGAACAGCAATATATACATTTCGACCATTTATTTCATCATACACCGTTTGTTGTACCTCCCCCGTTTGCGTGGAAACGTTTAAAACCGAATTACACACCGGTAACATTAAAAAAATTACTCACCAACGGGGGGGATCGAACCCTCGACCACCAGATTAAAAGTCTGGCGCTCTAAACCACTGAGCTACGCCGGTTGTATGTACGTACACACGTACATGCACGTACATGCACATATATATACCCGTCTGTATCACTTTTTATTTTTTATACACGCGCAGCATACAAAACAAGGAATGGTGAGACGCTTCGTTCTACCTCTTGCAGTTCTGCCATCTTACTGGCTCGACAATAAAATGAAGAAAGGAGGACACAATCATCATCAAACAAAAAAGAAATGAATGTGTGAATTATTTTGATGCCGTCCAAACATTTTACGCACGACTCGTCTTGCCCTTCTTGCCTTTCTTGCCCTTACGTTTCTTGCCAAATGAATTATTAATATCGACGGGTCCCATCATGTCACGCAAAGGAACAGGATTGCCGAACATAATCGTTTTCTTTGTACGACCAAATGTTGAGTAATTACCGAGCACGCTTCTTGCATACGCAAGGATCTCTGTTTTCATGTACGCGGCTATCGCTCCATAATCGACATCAAAGTTCTTAAATTTAGCTTGTGCACTCTCTACGATTTTCTTTCGATCTGAGTCTGCAAACGTGGTCATATATCTAAATTGAGAATACTTGGATATAAATTCATTTGAGCGTGCGAGATTCTCAACGATTTCGTCGTACATACGATAGTACTTCGTACTGGAGTTTCCCATCTTGTTTTAAAAATTGTTGTTTACAAAGACGGAAGAAATAAAAAAAATAAAAAAAAAGTGAACTTAACAGCGGCTCGGTATTATTATTATTATTTATACGGACGTATGTATGTATTGTGTGAATCACAAAAACTATTGCTAGTACGCATGGCCGAGACGGTCTAAGGCGTTCGACTCAAGTTCGAATCCGAAAGGGCGTGGGTTCGAATCCCACTGCGTGCACTTATTTTTTCATCCTTACTCGAACGAACACACACTATTTTATACACACATTCGTTACATCCGTTACAACCTATTTATTTCATTCAATTCGTTTCAAAACAATGTACTTACATCGGTTGAGACACGCGCGAACCCGTACGGTACATCGAAAGTGCTTTGATCCATGGCCAGCGGCGCGCTTCAAGGATCGCATCGAGAAAATCCTGTGGAGTCGACTTCGAAGCGAAATTGATTGTCTTTGAAACCGAATTGCACATGCCCGATTGCCACGCATGTAACATCTGCAGGTGCTGCGACACGGTTAAATCTCCCGCGTCCTCAAACGCCGGTTCGATCGCAAAGCCCTTGTTGCCCGTAATCAAATTAATTCCACCTGTTGGAGCGATGCACGTAACCGAAATGTTGCGCATACCGTGGCGCTGTCGCACACGCATAACTTCCGCAGCCTCGAATGGGTACCCGTGCTGTATAAGAGTAAGAACGTCGCGTTGCTCTACGTCGAAGTTGATGTTAATTCGCTCGCGCAACCACGCAGGGAACGGACCCTTCTCCAACGCCAAACGACCACTCTCGTGACGCGCAATCGCTCCCATGAACTTCGAAAGGGTTGCCGCATAGTCGGCCGAAAGAGGCGAGCCGTAATCCATGCCCAACGATTCTTCCAAGTGGTCCGCCCATCCCATCACTCCCAGCCCGATGCGCCGATATTGATTCGAAGTGTGTGCGTCCGTCTCTACTACATCGACCGCATTGTCAAGAAATCGCACCGCCGTACGAATCGCAACTTCAAACTTTGTCAAACTAAAGTTCCCGTCCGGGTTCAAAAGCGCTTTCGAGTGGAGATTGATGCTTCCGAGCGTGCACGACTCCCCCTCGAACATCCCTTGCTCGCCACACGGCACCAGTGTCTTGACCTGATCGCCGTAGTGCTTGAGCGGGACGTTCTGGTTCACGCGGTCCAGGAACACCACGCCCGGATCGCCCGTGCGCCACGCGGCATCCGCAATCGCCGGGAGAATGTCCCGATTTCGAACATTGTCCAGTTCGAAATCGTTGAATCCCACGGACACATTAAATGCGGGGAATTTATCGGCCACGCTCGGGTCCGACTTCAGCCGAATGAAATCCATAATATATTTTCCACTCGCAGGATACACGTACATGTTCCCGCGCTTCGGACGGTGCTCGGGATCTTTGAACAAGTTCCACGCGTCTTGGAGACGAGTGATGTGCTCGACCGGATTTTCATCGAGCAAGCTTGTCGTTCCAAAACCCGTACCCTGTGACCAGAGCCGCACAGCGGCTTCTGTAGAAATGCCGAGTTTGATCGCGCAGTTCGGACGGAGCTTTTGTGTGAGACTATTATTCCGCACGGGTGCGTTAAAGGTGAGTGTGTTTCCAGCAGGGATAAACACCTGGTTCGCAAGGGCCCAGTGTAGTTTTTCCGTGTCGTCTATTGAGATCGGACCAAACTTGTACATCTTCCAAATCGGACCAGAGATCAAACGATCTACAAGCTGCGGCCATGAGCCGGACAAGTACCGGTTGCGCACAATCGGTGAAAACATTTTTTTTTATTCGTACAGAATTACATGATATTTTAACTCGAGATCACTTTTGACACAAACTCTTTCCACACACGCATAAGCGAATACGACGAAAACGAATTCAACACCGTGAACATCTGTTTAAACCACAAAGGAGACGTGTACAAAAACTCCCTGTTCAAACCAATCAAGTCACGGTCGATATTGTGGCGCGTCGGTGTGTTCGTAGGGAAGCCTGCGTACAGCAACCGTACCTGACACATGACCCCCCACTCTCGAATCGTCTGAAACGGGTTCGGACCCCATCCGGGAGATTTAACGGCGTCCCACAGATCCTTGTCGGCCAGAAAAGAATCCGAAAACATCAGACTCCCTGGACATGCAATATGTTCAAGTGGGAGAGCAAGCGCAAGGTCGTGGATGCAGATTGCACCCGTTGACTCACGGATCAAAAAATTGGACGGCTTGGTGTCCAGGTGCACCAAACCGAGTGCATTCAGTCGCAAAACGATGTCGAACATATCGTCCGCCCTGTCAATGATCTCTTTGCACGAAGACCAAACGCGCGCCCGTTCGTACACGAAATAGAGGTGCGTTCGGCTCGCGTTCATGCACGCTGCGTGCATCGTCAGCACATGGTCGGGCATGAGCGACTGAGCAATGAGGTGGTTCACCAGTTCGGGAAACCACCGGAGCTTCGCGTTTTCCTGGTCGGACGATTGGTCCACGATTTCCTTGATTACGTACGGCGAGTCTCCGAACGTGTACACGTGACTCACAAACATCTCTGTCGCGTCCTCACGTATGAACAGTGTGGTTTCGTCAAAAAACTTGGTATCTGGAAAAAAATGATCCATGAGATGCTGCTCCGCTTCAGTGTGGGTGGAAAACACCCGTACAAACTGCAAGAGTTCGTCCGGACAATTGCCTTCAAATGTACTCGCAGATTTGAACGGTAAAAGTGTCGTCGGAGTTGCGCACGAGTTGGAAGGGACGACCACATCCAAAGATGAGGTCATCTCGGACAAGACGATCGCACTCATCCTTACACAAATGGGGATCTAACTGTTTGAACGACTCTTTATAGGTACCGTGGCGAAAAATCGCACAGTTAATCTCTTGGATTTTCACGGACACGTATGCCTCACAGTGCGGACACGAGAAATGAAGAAACTCGCCGTCGATTGTGGCCGCGTTCATTTCTTATTTGGCGAAATCAAACTTTTTTATTGGTAAAAGAAAATGTATGTCTGTATACAGGACGCAGCGCAAAACATCCGTACGGTCCATCGTGACATCCTTGATAAAATTGCATGCCCCACACTCAGCCAGCTCGAAGACGGTGAAATCTTGATCATTGACCAAGTGCACGAACGCGTCGTTGAAAACATGCTCATCTATTTGAATATGAAATCGTCCGGGGCATTCGAGTCATGCGCGCCGTCATATTTCGAACGGATCCGGACGGAATCACTCCTTTCAAATCTAAAGGCCTTGATGGCCAGCTTGGGATGCGCCGCGTTTGAAACGGACGCTAACCGATTCGTACGCACACAAACAGACCCAACGGAGAAATTGAGGATGACGTTCAAGTCCAAGCTAAAACTTTGAAATGTTGACACGAAGCTCCTCGTTGTCTACATGCAATTCAAACACAACCTTCACCTTTCCTCGATCGGCGATCGTTAGTTTCTTTTCCAGTATGCCGTCACGCCACCCATTGTTTGTATGATGCAAAATCGTCGAGCGCAAACACGACCATGCACGTTCGATTGATTCGGATGTATCGGATGTTGTCGAGTCTTGAATACACAAGTTTTGAATTGCGACACCATTGTTCAAGTTGATGTCACACGGAACTCGAAACATTCTTTTTTTTACATTCATGTTTCATTTAAACAAACAACACATCCAAGTGCTCGCGAAGATCGTCTACCGAAAACAAGCCGTCCAGACCCGAAAGATCCATGGACGCAGAAACAAGCTCCTCGAACGAAGGCTTCGCACCACCTCTCGACACGCGCTGGTGCTCTTCTAGATACAACATGCGCAGCAGGTCTGAATGACGCTCACCAATGTCCGTCACGCGCTTCATGTTACGAGGCACGTCCGCGTACGAGTAGTTCACCAGGATCTTCGCGAGCGCGGGGAGGTAACGCTCACGAAAGTCCTGTTGGTAATACTCCTCGAGACGCATACGCACAACATTGGTCAACGGCAAACGCTCCACCACCTTAATAATCCCACCCGCCTTGAGCATCGCTTTCTCTGGGGCACGATAGCCAACAGCCTGGATACAATGCATTAACATGCTCGAGATGCTCAACAACTGAGGCTTGGGAAATACCTTCTTCTTACCACTTGCACTCGTCGTCGTAGCACCTTCGGGCTCAAAGCCTAAAGGCTTCGGAAGGGCCTTGCGGTGACGCCTGCGCTTCCTCGAAGGCGGTGCTTCTCCAGCCTCCTCAGCCTCAGCATCGTCCTCCACGTCCGATTCTTCCACACTTTCACTCCCACCTGCACCCGCACCCGCACCCGCACCCGTACCCGTACGGACGTCTTCTGAAGAATTCCGCACGGCTCCGACAGGAACTTGCACGTGAGAAAAATCACGCCCACTCTTTTGTAACGAAGAAGGAGTCGGTGTGGGTGCGGCCACAAACGCCGATGCCGTCGTGCCGACAGTCGAATAACTGTCGAACACACTCGAGGCGAACGTCACTACACGCTCGATCTGCTCCATCAACATGGTATAAAACTTGAGCACGTACTCCACCGTGCCAATGATCTCGTCCACACGAATAGCACGCACAGCCTCCTCACCAAACTTATCAACCAATGCACGCGCCACAAACTCGGCCGTTCCAGCCTCCAACGTCGGAGGGACGGGGTACTTGCCTTGGAAGAAAAAACGTCCGTGGTCAAACACACCGTCCACATCCACCGTCTCCGCACGCTGAGCATCCGAAAAATCGAAGTCACCCGGAGTCAGCACGCGCCGCACCGCATCCAACAACCCACGTGTACGACGCACACGCATCTCATAATCTCCGGACGGAAGTTCCGGTAACTCCGCAAGGGCCACGCCCGACAAGAGCGAACGTAACTTGTGCAGCTCCGTCATGTTCCCCGTAAGCACACCCACGATCTTTTCCAACTCACCGCCAATGTCAACCAACTTCGACACGCGCGACACCATCCACTTCAAGTGGTTCACCGTATTCAGAACCGCACGGCCGTCCGAGGACGAAAAGATGAACGTGTGCATCTGGATGCTTACGTCCGGACCCATCGGGTTCACGCTCATGTACAACCCGAGCCGACGATTGATCTCCTCCAATGAGGCGTTTGCATCATGGCAGAGTGCGAAGAGAGTGTGCTCGATTGTCGACTTGATGAACATCTTTTGGAAACTTCACGAAAAAAGTTTTGGTTTGTTCGTGTGTTGATGAATGGTAATTACAAAATTACGGTCGCAGGGGGGGGGTCAATCGGAAACCCGCCCGGGCCCTGTCCAAAAATATAGAAGCTTCGAGAAGTTCCTTTTTGCTCGTTTTTTATTACATAATGTACTTATTTAAGCAGTCTGGTAAACCAGACGACCCTCGAAGGTGGTACGAGGGGAGCTGGTCAGTGATGACAGAGTGAAGGCCTCTGCGTTGTAGTCAGCCAGGCGCAGGCGTCCGTCGTCACAGTACAGGAACACCTCGTCGCCAGCCTCGAGGAAGGTCTCCAGACTGAACCCGTTGGCCTCACCGTAGGTAGGCACAATGCCAATGTACTGGAGAGTGATGTTCTCCTCACCACGCACACGACGAAGGGATGCGTGCATGTTGCTGTCAGCTGAGTAGCACACAGCTGCGAAGCGGTACAGGCCGCTCACAGGGGCGGTGTACTTCTTGGTGGCCAGACTGAATGCAGATGAGCTGGCAGGGTCTGCGACGGTGAAGTCAGCGATGTTGCCACCATCGGTCGAGTTACCACCATATGCCTTGAAGTAGTACAGGTTGGCAGGGACGGTGATCATGGGTGCGGAGGTCTGGTGCAGAGTACCCACGGTCGCATGTGCGATCGTCAGGGCCTGCACGGCCTTGCCGCCGTAGGTGTTTTGGGGGGTTGAAGTGTAGGCCCAGTTGGTAGAGGGGGTCGACATTTTTTTAAAGAGTGGTGCTTTTTGTTTCTTACGAACGAATAATTTTTTTTCGTTCCATTTATAAAAGATTTCCGTTTTTTTCTTTTTCATAAAACAATATATGGACGGATTTGACATTCACGTGCGCAACACGTACGACTTCGTTCAAGCGCGAGACGTTGTACACGTCTCATTCACGGCTTCGTTCACACACCCGAACGCACAACATATCATTTACAACACAAACTTTGTCGAACGTGTAAGTCCGCAAATTAAGCACGCAATTGATAATTTTTACGACGAGTATTGCATGCATGTCATATTGAACCGCGCCGTGTTCGAACAGCAGCAACATCCCTCAAACACCACCACGACCACCACTACACATAACGTCTTGGAGACGCTAGGAAGCTCTCGACGCGTCGTACACGAACACCATTACCAAGGTCAAACGTGTGCTGTGTGTCATTCTTCCTACAAACAAAACGAGTTCGTACGCACTCTGCCCATGTGTAAACACATCTTCCACAAAAGGTGCATCGATCCTTGGATTAAACGAAATCACACTCCGACATGTCCGATCTGTCGCACACTCATTTCGGTTCCTCCACATACAGATTCAAATCTACCGGAAACTCCTCGTCCATCGGCCGAATCAAGTCCTCCATTTCTAACGGGGCTGAACCCTCGCCACGAAGATATACAAGGTGTTCGAGTGGGAGACGCAGAAGCCGCACCACCGTCCCCACCCGTACAGAATTATTCGTCGCCAGGCACATTTGCTTCAACATCTTGATACTGTGATCACGGCCGCGCCTCCCCGGGCGGTAGAACACACGGACGTTAATTTGGTGCTTCATGTTTTATTTTCACTCGTGTGGTTGACCAAAAATAGCAAAAACCACAAAAGCCGTGTCGGAAACTATTTCGTTACGTGAGTGTCCCACGTGTAATTTCGGAAACGAATTCAATCATGCCCCAGCGTACATTCGGCTCCGGACGAACCGGAAAGGTTTCCGAATTCATCGCACGGACCGAATCGGCTGCCGCACGGTGCTCCACGTGCCAAATGTGCAAAATCTCACAGTTTAAATCCGTGTGCAAGTTCTTCCACACATACTCGCCCGGAAAACGTTCGGACACCCATTTACTCAACTCCACCTCCATATGTCCCCAGCCCGTCATCGCCTCGTTGTACCCGCCCAAACGGTGCCACGTCGACCGCGCCATGGCAAACATCCCGACCGCTCCCATACCGTCATCGTACGTGCGCATCGTCCACAACGGTAACTGTGCCGCATAGTCCCGTACAAACTCGTACGGGTTCTTGTGCATGTCAAACCAAGCATGCATGGCCGGCACGTCTTTATAAGTGGGTAAAATCATACCCATGTGCACCGGGTGCGACTCCCGACGGCTGCACCACCACAGTTCGCGTGGGTCCAAATTCGATGCCCGGCTCGCCAAGTACGTGAACACGCGCGGGCCGTACAGGAGGTCTTGGTCCATGCGGATGATCCAATCTTTCGATGCCGCACGAACGCCCAAGTTGAACCCGTGCACTTCCGACACGCCTTTTGTAATAAAAACACGTGCGGACGTCTCGGGTGGAACCATCACGAACGTGATCGGACATCCGAGTGGGCTCCTCAAGTATTCGTGCCTGTGCAAAGGCACGCACGAATTCCAATCCACAACTACAATTTCCGCATCTAGACCCGTAGAAAGTATTCCGTCGCACACACTTTTCAACGACGTCCGCAGGCGAAGCACGGCGTCGCCACAGTAATTGTCATTACGCGCCACGTAAACAAATGCGTACCCCATTTTTTTTTCTCTAGGGCTACGAAATAAAAATGCATCTTTACAACTCGGCTTCTTTCTTCGGACGACGCACACGCCGTGTAGGTCACGCACATGCACACCACCACCATATCCCGATTGCTGGACTCCACGCACACCCCGCTGCGAACATTGTCAATGCAGGGGCGGTAGCGGCTCCTCTCGCGGCACAACCTCTTGCCGTCAAAAACCTTTCCATCACAGACGCAACGCTCGGTGAGGACGCCGTGATGATGTCGAACGACTCTATCCGCGACCATATCGCAGAAAACCCGGACAACATTTCAATTGTGTACAGGACCGGACGCAACTTCCGCGTTGCAAACACGCGCCGTTCGGATTTCACACGGCACGGGAACGAGTTGTATAGGTACGAATGCGGCGTCGTGAACCCAAACCATCACAGACTCGCAAGCCTGCAGCGCGTAGGGCTCTCCATCGGAGGCGGATTCGTCGATATGAGCCGTGGCAAGATTACCAACACTCACCAAGTTTACTTCCTCGAACCTGTTCGTGTCCTCGCACGCACCGCGTCTGTCCCGAACGGGTACTGCCAGGCCGACACCGGTGGACAGCTCTTCGATATCTATCCCGCACACTTGACCCCCGACGCTGATGTGCATGACCTTACAGGCTTCGGACGGCGCCGTAAGTCTTCTTCTTCAAATCAACAGAAGAAGCGTAAATCTAACCGCCGTCGCCGCTAAACAGAACCGCGTCGTGTGAATGCGTACGCACCACCGCCCATCACTATGATGAACACGATGATGGCAACAAGAATCCAAACCCACACGGGCGTAGACCGATTGGTAGCGGCACCCGGATCACTCACCGTGCCCCCGTTCGGTTGCGAAATATCAGCGTTTTCCGGAGCGCCTGTGACCGTGTTTCCCGCGGATCCTCCTTCGGTTTTCGAAAGGCCCGCGCTGCAGTTTTGCTGAATCGACACGTCCATATTGTTTCCTAAAAACTGTGCACCGGACATGACCACACTGCAGTCCACAATGTTACATGTCGTTTTCGTCATGGGAAACGTCTTGAGACCCTTGTTGGTACACCGCTTGTCCATGCACTCGACCGGCCACTTCTGTCCGGCCTTGGCCGCTTCGTTCTTTGCAACCACGCAACCGCACTCGGGGATGTCGGCGTTCGTACCGAGCTTCGTACGGCTGCTATCGAGGTAGATGGGCAGCTTCTTGTTTGAACACACACTCTCGAGTGCGGCCGTGGCTGACTCGAGACGTGCACCCACCCAGTTCTTGCACACGGCCGACGTGAATAAATTTGGTTTGCGATACACAATATTCCCGGACGGGTCCTTTCGGTACACCGCCTCACCGTTTACGTAAAATACGTCGGCTTCTTGTGCGCGACAGTAAGCGTCTAGGGAGGTGTCGCATGCGGGTTTCTTAAGGTCTGAAAAATCGGCACCGCACGTCTTGCCCGTAGGGGGCTTCGCACCGAGAGACGGACAACAATCATCT